TGGAGAGCTTTCACTGTTCTTACGCCCATTATACCATCCTGTGATACTCCTAGCCACCTCTGGATAGCCTTGGCAGTACCTGAGCCTATGATACCGTCTGACTTGAGTCGTAGCTTCTTCTGCAGCGCAACTATAGCAAGGGAACCCTCAGCCTTGCCAGGAGGCTGGGTCTTTATAGTCGTCCAATTAGCTGCAGGGAAACACTTGTGCCAGCCTGCATCCTGACCAGAGATAACACCATCCTGAGTTGTTCCGACATACTTCTGAAGAGCCTTAATGGTAGCAACTCCAGCAACACCGTCAACAGTCAACTTCGTGACAACAGGTTTTGGCTTTGGTTTAGGTGCTGGCTTTGGAGGAGTAGGTAGAGGAACAGGCTTGGGAGTAGGAATTACTGGAGTAGCAAACCCACCGTTATCAATAAATGTCTCAAGCGCAACACCCGTTTTTGGTCCAAGGATACCATCTTGTTCACTCTTTGGCAAACCAAGCTTCTGCTGAAGAGCTACTACAACCCTAGAAGCAGGAGCAGAGATAACACCGTCAGCAGCAGTACCTATCTTCTTCTGCAAAGCTGTGATAGTGTCCTTGCCGACGATACCGTCTACGTCTACCTGTAGAGCAGCCTGAAGGGCTTTACGGTGAGTCTCGTCTAGCCACTTATTGAGGTCTTGATCTGCGCTTACAGGAAGAACTGGAGTGACAGGAGTAACGTTGTTTGAGTAGGCATGTTGTCTGTCAACACACCCTAGAATGTCTACTCGCCAGCGTCTACGAACAAAGATACCACGAGGACCATTGTTACTAGCATCGTTAGTATTACCCTCAATAGTATCAACATAGGGAAGTGAGGGGTCATTGCGAAGAATCATACCAATGTGGTCAGCTAGACCATCTCTACGTCCTGAGTACAACCAGTCAAAGATCACCCAGTCACCAGTATGAGATTTGTAAGAAGTAATCCACTTGTTAGCAGCCTTAGCATCTTCCACAACGTGGGGAACATACACAACACGTGCATCAGTAGTAGGAAGTAGAGTAAGACCAAGCTGATTACAACATACTTCTTGTGTCTTTCCACAGAAAGCTGACCCAGGCCAGTGAGGTTCCTTACCAAGCATCCATATCTTAGTACCGGAGTTGTCTCTGTACCCAATCCAGTCATCAAACCAAGCAATTGTCTGAGATACGCTTACCATCAGGCATCACCATTTTCTTCTCTACCCTGAGCTACAAGCTGTGCAAGGTATGCACGAGCATCAAAGTCATCTGCAGGATGCTGAGGAGCATCTGGAACATCTTCAAAAGTATCTACAGCAGCATCCAAGTCAGCTGAAGAGAAGGAGTTTTTACCTTCACCATTAGTCATAAATAACATCTCCAAGAAAGAAATAAGGTGGTCTACTCATATTATCGTTCTAGATGTGGTAGACTTAAGTAGTAAGGAAAAGATACGATAATATGTATGTAGAGGCTCCCGCGCCGTCCCTGTAACCACAGCTGCAGGTAGAATGGCGCGGGAGTTCTCTTGCATCTGGACCTGAAGTGTGCGATAATAAGGTATGAAGGTTCTTACACCTTCCTGCTGTGGATAGGTCTGTAAGGGTCCAACCGGGAACTGACGGGGACGACGTTTACAGAACGGGCGGTATAAACGCTAACCTGCGGAACATGGTTAACCCACTGGCAGAGCAGGACGCTTGCTGCGAACCAAGAGCGCCGTTTCCTTAGTAATGATGATAAGTCCTGCCATAACGCAGAGAGTTACATAGTTGCTTCAGTGTCTATGTTAATTTATTACTTACATCAGGTAGTCGGAACTCGCCACTCCACTCTTACAGGTCTACTACTAAGGAATCCTTATCCAAGGCACCGGAAGCGGTGAAAGGCAGACACACAAGAGACTGAAACGGTTACATCAGTAACCTTAGTAGAGTTATAGCAATATAACTCGTCCTCCCCTCCAGCTGGTTGTTCAGAGAGCCACGCTGGCACACACTGAAGTAGTAACTCAACTGACACGTTCAAGACATAGAGTATCTTCTAGACCACTAGTAACAGCTACAGACAGTAGTACCTAGTTATAGATCAATAGATACTCTTGAACAGAAGGACTAGGGGAGGGAGGGAGACACTTAAAAACTTTATAAGGAAACAGCATGAGCGAAGCGAATTCCTTGTAAGACAGTAGACACTCTCCAGAGGTCTGTGGTATAGTAGACCCCATGAATGAACTTAACCAATCACCAGAGCTGTCCCTAGAGGACTGGAAATCACTCTCAGAACTATACCTAAATCTGTGGAAGAGTGCAGAGGCAGAGGTTGTCCGTCTAGAGTCAGAACAACAAAACCTAAAAGACTCTCTTCAGTACATGTACTCAACGAGTAGGGCAGATGCATGACCACTAACCGGGCAGACGAGCAGGAGCAACCATGACCAAGATCGAAATCGAACTAGAAGATGTGCAACTCCTATGGGACACGGTCATCTCATCAATGGATTGGGGCAGCGGATTCCTAGATGAAGAGGAAATGTGGCGCATCCTCGTCATCGGCGCGCGCTTCGGATTCGATGTCAGCGCGCGCTCGTCCCACTTTCCGAAGATCGTCGGCCAGTGGGAGAAGGACAACCCGAAGCCGAGGCTGGATTACGCCAAGGCAGGCGGCGGTGGATATAGGCGGAACGCCGTCGATCACAGGACTTCTGAATGGCGCAGGTATGACGCGGCGCAGAAGGAATGGGACGCAGCTCGCACCGCATTCTTCAACGCACGCCTGCTGGAAGCCGTCGCCAAATACGACATGACCGACCCGTACAACCCGCCGAGTGCACAGGAGCAACCATGAAGGTTCACATCGCATACGACGTCGATACCCCCGACCTACTGGATAACCTGATGAGTTCAGTGCTGAAGCGACGGTTAGAGCGTGCCGAGGATGAGGTACAAAGACTTCGTACCGAACGCGATTTAATTAATGGCGAGCGGATGACACTCCTCATACAACGTGACCAGCTACGCGCTCAGATCGCAGATGCGTTGGAGGCTCAGTCCGATGATTCGTAAAACAGCTGTAGTCGTGATGCTTACAACTTGCTCCGCTGTGGGTGTCGTAGTAGGAGCAGGTAGTGCATACTTACTAACACTAAAATTAGATGCAAGGTCTGCTAGCCGTCGTAGAAGTCGTAGTTTAGTTATGAAGGGTGTAGTTCAATGACTGATTGTTGTTCTTCTGGTGGTTCCTGTACGTACTGTGAGGAATGGAAGATTCTGGGCTGGGCCTTCAGTCCCCCTCCACCACCTGCAGAGAAAGCAAAAGAAAAGACACTAAAGACATACTGTCGCTGTGCTGGAGTAGCTGTGCAAGATGCAAAGGGTGGCTGTGCCTGCAACACTGAGCTAGTATGATATACTTGATTCTATGATTACTTATTCTGCTAAGATTATTGCCGACTCTATATCACCAGATGAGTCACGGCTAACTACTATGGAAGTAACATTCCCCAGGTTTATTTTGGCAGAAGTCAATACCCATAGAAAGTTTAGTAGGAATAGTGCTTCGTCTCGTGCCAGGTCTCTGACTAAGACTATAGATGAGGTTAGTAATGACCCATTCATCCCAGACTATTGGGGTAAGCATCAGCCTGGAATGGCAGCACATCAAGAAATTAATGATACTGATGTTGACGGAGCACGAGAAGTATGGCTATCAGCCAAGGATAAGGCTGTAGACGCTGCTAGAACACTAGAAGCTATAGGGTTACATAAGCAACTAGTAAACCGTCTTCTAGAGCCTTTTATGTGGCATACAGCACTCATCTCTTCCACCGAATGGGATAACTTCTTTACCCTTAGGATTGACCCTGCTGCTCAGCCAGAGATTCAGCGTACAGCACAGGTGATGAAGGAAGCTTTACAGCATTCTTCTCCTGTCGAGTTACAATACGGTGAGTGGCATCTACCTTATGTAACTGAGAAAGAGAAGGATTACCTAGACTTCTCTAATTTGCGTAAGGTCTCTGTTGCTAGATGTGCTCGCGTTTCGTATCTAACACAAGGCTCTGACAGTGATGTTGCCAAGGATTGTAAGCTAGCAGATAGATTACTAAAGTCTCGTCATCTTAGCCCGTTCGAGCATGTCGCTACTCCTGAGGCATATAAGGGTATGACGGACTCTAATTTTGATGGTTGGGACCAGCTACGAAAGATTGTTGAGTAGTATGGACAAGTTGATCTTCCAGACGATGAGTGATAACCTACAGCCATGAACCTAGACCCCGCCACCAAGGAGCTTGCAGGAACAATCACTGCCCTCCAGGACTTTATCAATGATGTATTTGAGGATCTTAAGAGTAGTGACTATCCTATTTCACCCGAAGAGTTTACTTTAACTATGCAAACTCATTTCTGTGATTTTCTTGATTCAACACACTCAGTTGAAAAAGTTCTAGAACAAACTATTGAGAAGATTTCCACTAAGTACGAAAACTCTTACAACAAAGATTTTGGACTAGCAAAAGTATATAATATTGCAGACTACCGTAAAGTACCTATGGATCACATGACTGAGGAAGAAGTTACTGACTTCCTTCTAGGGTTTCAGAACCATCCATCAAATTACCGAAACGATATTAATGACTGACGACTGCAAACCTAAGCCTCTTCGCATCTCTTGGACACAGCTACTTCGTTTTGAAGACTGTGCTAGAAGTGCTCAACTCATGAGAGAAGGCAATAGAGAAAAAGGTATTGTAGATCAGCGTAACTTCCTTGGTGGTAACTGCACTGACAACGCGATGCGTCGGTGGCTTGAGTCTGATAATCCAGAAAAGACTTCACCAGTTCCTCTAGGTAAAACTTTACTAGCTGAATATATCGAGAAGCAAGGTGACCAGATTCGATGGAAGGGCTCTAAGGCACAAGATGTAAAAAAGGTTCTTGTAGATATTGAGGAAGCTTTGACTACTCTAGAGCCTTGGCTACGAGAGAACGTACTACCTTACCCATATGAGCCAGAAGCTCGTGGAACGGCTCGTATGCTCGTCGCAGACGTTGATGGTACTCTTAGGTGTGTTGACCTTTTCTATGCCGTAGATATCGCTGTGAAGCGTCCTGAGGGGTTCAAACTCTATGACCTCAAGACCACTCGCAACGATAAGTATGTTGAAGGTAAGACACTAGGACAACTTACATACTACAAGCTAGCTTGGATGGTAAAGTTCCGACTAGAGCCAGACGACTTTGCAGGTCTTGCCTTTATCACCCCACTGACTAAAAATTTCCTGACAGAAGTTTATCCTGAGAATCGTGAGATTCAAGTAATAGCTAATCGCATTATGAGGTACGCTCAAGCTGCCTGGAATGGTATAGCCCCTACAAAGACCCAAGTCGATTCTTCTTGCCAATACCGTTGTGAGGTTAGGAACTCTTGCCCTCTGTACAAACTTCCAGAGGTAATGAATAGTGGACGTATAGACTTTACTAAACTTATTGAAGCCCAGAAGTTACTCTCAGACACTACAGAACTAGACAAGTTAGGTATGGTAAACTTAGAACATGACAAATAATAAGAACAAGTTGCAGAAGGTGTACCACGCACTCTCTTCTGCCTATGCTGATAGTGGCCTAAGTCTTGATGTAGCTCTTGCAGAGAAGTTACTAGAAGATGCTCTAGTTAGTGGAATCAGCTTTCTAGAACTAGCTGCTGAATACCTACAAGAGAACAATGAATCCGTAGAAGAGTCTCCTGAAGAAGACTACCAACCCTCTCCTCGTGACGAGAAGTTGGATACCTACCACTCGACTTCAGAAGCTCCCTCTTTTATGGATAAGTTGGAAGAAGACCTCAATACCTTCTTTGGGACGATCAAGGACTTCAAGGGAAATGAGTGAAGGGTTCCATCTAGGGTACGGAATTGATACTACCTACCCTAAGATTGATGAAGACGGAATTATACACATTGACCCATACGTATCTATTGACTCAGACGAAGATTCTATTTATTTTCTAGGTAGAGAGTATCGCCCTCTCGTGGAGAGTGAGCTATGACAGAGGCAAAGGATCTACGAGAACTAGAGACCGAACTTTCTAATCTAAGAAACAAGAAAGCACAGCTAGACTCTGAGAAGATGCGCCATGAGATGGAAATGAACAATGCTAAGGAGTCTCTAGAGGCAAGTCTTGGAGAGTTGAAAGCTCTAGGATTCACTGACCTAGAATCAGCTCAGAAGTTCATTGACGACTCTGTGGTAGAATTAAAGGAACTTATCAATAAAGCGAAGAATAAAATCGAAGGCATTGCGACTGAGGCATGAAGTTTGACATTAACGCAGACGTGCTAGTGAGGTCACTCACAGCAGTTAGTCTAGGTCTGCCAAAGAAGGCTCTTACTCCTATCCTAAAAAGCGTACTATTTGAAGTACGTAATGGGAAGCTGCATATAATCTCTACTAAGGGGATTATGACAGTTGGTGTAGAGACAGAGATTGAGATGGACTATCTCACCTACCGGGTTATTTTCGATGCCTCTTCTTTGATAAAAATTGCTCGTAACTCTTCGGGTATAGTCTCTTTTGATTGCTCCCCACGCAAGGCTATAATTACCTCTGGACGGTCCTCTTGGACTCTCAATCTCCAGGATGCTACCGAGTACCCAGAGATTTCTGTACTGAATATTACAAATTGGGCAACAGTAGCTAGGCATCCATTCCTAGAATCCTTGGTAGCTGTCAGTTCTGCAGCTTCTAATGACCCTCAGCGTCCTTCTCTGTGTGCTGTGAACATTAAAAACAATGAATTTACTGCTGCTGATGGTATGAGACTACATAAAATCAGATCAGATTACGCATATCCTAATTGTAATGTTCCTTCTCATGCAGTTTCTGACATTGTAACACTATTAAAGTCTAATAATGATGAGTTCTTTGGCATCAGGTCTGCTAAGAACGGCATTGCACTGAAGTCAGGTAACGTAACAATGGTGGTAGGAGCACTATCTGAGGAGTATCCAGACGTTTCTAGCTCTATTTTGAAGCCTACCCTTCTCAATGAGGATATTGTTCAAGTAGAGAAGGATGAACTTCTTACTGCCATCCTCCGATGCTCTGTTACAGCTGATGAGGTTGGTCTACTAACACTTGAATTGGCTCCAGGTAAGATCAAGTTGTCAACCAAAGACTCTTTTGGGTCTCACTCTACAGAAGAAATTGATACCTTTTGGGACGAGGAGGGAAAGGTTAAGGTTAACGTAAGATCTTCTCAGATTTCTGAGGCTATTAAGTCGTGTCCTTACCAGAATATGGACCTCTATTTTGGTCGTGAAGAGACTACAAAACTCCCCTCAATTCTAGTTAAGTGTGACGCAGCACAGTACGCGGCTGTAGTTACTCAGGTAAGGACAGACTTGCTATGACACCTTGGAATTGTATAATTTGTGGTGGTGTAGGACTAACTTCTCCAGATCATGTATGTGTTGAGACAGTAGTTGACACCACACCTAACAAGTGATAGAGTATGACACATGAGCAGAGAGTACGTGTGGAACTACAGAGTAGTCATTCCACAAGAGACGGTAGATCGACTAGCTGAAGAATCTGGCTGGGGTTCCCTTGAGTACCAGTTTGACGAACTGGACGCTCTGACATACGCAGTAGAAGAGACTATGACTCCTCACTACTATGGTATTGGATTTGGCTGCAGTGGCAGATATCCTTGGGCAGAGTACTCTTTTACTGCCAATAAAACAAAGGCCAGGTATTTCAAACAGAAGCTGGACCAGTACCTAAATACAGAAGCTATTGAATTCAGCAAGGTAGATGATAAGTGGTTTAAGGACCACGAAGATGAGTGAACTGTACCTAGATTTCTGTGACAAGTGCTTTGAGTCTGTGGTAGACTATGGCACTCTCCAGTGTACTGGAATGGACGTAGAGTTCAAAGTCCCTACAGTGAACTTGTATCATCGAGAGTGTTATGCTACACTGACGGAACAAGAAACCGTACAGACCTGTACGGATTGTCTAAACAACCCATGCTTTATACGGAAAAGGATTTCGAGTGAAGAACTTTAAGAAGGTAGCGGTCGCTAGTATTATGGCTGCTGGTCTGACCCTTGGCCTAGGAGCTTGTCAGAGTGACTCTGATGTTGTCAGTCATAATCTGTCCAAGGACTCAGACAACTACAAGGTAGCTCGTCAGATCGTAGTTTATAATGCAATTACAAACCAGTATGTCCAGACAGTTACTGGGTTCTGCTCCCTTGGAAATGATGATAAGCCAGACCGTGTAACCTACACCTGCAAGGCTTCTGGTGAGGATACTGGCTACCTTAAGGATATTATTCTTAAGTCAGATAACACCTTTGTCTTTGTTCACCAGATTTCAGCACGAAACGTCAGTACTAAGCATGTTAAGGTCATCTTTAAGCCTTCTACTGTTATTCCTGGTGTTGAGGCTCGTTAAGCTGTTCTTCTGTAAGCATCTACGCACCAGGAACATATATGGTGATGAGATTATAGCAAGAATGTCAGCTATGGGAAAGATCCGTAGACAAGCCTGCTTAGATTGCGGTAAGGCTCTCGATAGAGGACTAAAGAAGAAATGACTGACGAGTACCTAGAGTTCCATCGACTTGAGAAGAAAGTCACTTTCGGAGGATGCTCTTTCTTTGATAAGGAAATACGAACTCTATTTGATATTCACATTGAGAAGAGTCTAGGCTTATTTGAAATTGAAAAGGGTATCTTTAAGTTTGTAACTTCCCAACCTCTTAATAACAATGGTGACAGGTTTTATACTACGTGGCAAGCCAACGTAACAGACCTTGACAATACAACGGTTGAGCAAGTAGGAACCTACAGATTTATGAATAAGGCAGACGCTATAGACCTAATGCAACGTCCCTTTCCACTACCCTAAAGAAAGACTCTACAAATGGGAATGTCAATCCACCCACAGTATGGTAAAGTAACAGAAATTCAAGAGTATGTATTTAAGCACCAGATGGATTATGGTACTATAAATCGTACTGATGATGAGCCTGAGCTAGAAGAGTTTATCAATAAGGTTCTTGCTCAGTTTGGAGCAGTTACTCCTGATGGAACGTGGTTCATCATTTCCTACAATGAGTACTACTCAGATAGTGGCTATAACGCAGGCTGGGAGATTCTAGACTTTCTAAATAGGTACTTCGGTATTGACGCAGATGAGAATTATTGTGATATCTTTGATCTACCTCTCACTAGTATGTGGGAGAGTGGCGCTAACGCTGGCGAGGTCGCAGAAGAGCTAGGTGTTGAGCTGGAAGAGTTCGACACAGATGAGGGCTACCTCTAAAGTGTAACTAATAACTTAATAAGGGTCTTCTGTAGCTCAGTCGGTAGAGCAGCCTGCCTAGGAAACTAGCCTCGGGCATGGGTCGGTGGTTCAAGTCCACCCAGGAGAGCATGGAAAAGATAGTATACTTGCAAGTTCGCCAGTACCTGTACACTGAGAATGTATACACAGATGAAAGTGGAAATATTCTCAGAGTAGAGAGAAATAACGATGATTATTGGTATGACAATGAATCAACGGAGCAGCTTAGTCCTGACGAAGTAGAAAATCTAGGACTTGGTTGACAGAAGTAAGTCAGTGTGGTAAACTAGTAACTACAAAAGAATAGAGTATTGGATCATTAGCTCAATTGGTCTAGAGCAACGCACTCTTAATGCGCAGGTTCTCGGTTCGAGTCCGAGATGATCCACGACGCTTTGCGACATGTGCGTTCCTGCGGGAGAAGTCGCATTTAAAGGCATATGGCAACTATTGGCAAGTGTTGCGCTTGGCTGTTAACCAAGTGGGTAAAAGTCCCCGTTATAGGTTCGATTCCTATTATGCCTGCTAGTCCAATGTAGGTCTTTGCTAAGAGTCACTTCTTGCGGCAAACAAGAAGAAAAGGCCATCTTCCTATGCTGGCTATAACTTAATAAACTTGAGGTCCGAAAGGATACGTGCCTGACGGCGGATGAAAAGACAAACGCTAGCTGCTACCATCCTGAAGGTTAAAGTAGAAGTAACCGAGAAGTTGCTGCGCCTCAAGATCGAACTTAATAGGAGATGCCATGTAAGGCTTTAGGCTCTAAGACAGTTAACTGGTAGAGTACAGCACACTCATGTAAGGGAAAACGGGAGCGTGGAGTCTAGAATCCTATCTCCAAGTCCCTTTCATACGCCCATCTATGGCCTTCTGGTGGGACCGGCTTCTACAAGATACTGAGTGCTCTTTATAGAGAGTCATAAAATCTTGTAGAAAATAAGAGGGTAGTCAGTTCTAAACTGGCTACTGGCAGGAAGCCACCATTAAATAACAGGGTGGGGGCCACTTCCTGTCACTCCTTGTGCATAAAGGAGCCATTTAGAAAGTGCCGCTCTGGTGCAAAGTCCAGTGCCTGCGGATATGGGAGACGTTCTGTATCACGGCAGGCTTAATCCTCATTAGTGTAACATGGTAGCACACCAGTCTCTGAATCTGGTAGTCCTGGATCGAAGCCAGGGTGAGGAGCATGAGTGATGAAATCCTGCTTGGTATAGATATTGACGACCCAGAGAACCGGCTCATTGTAGAATTGACAGATCATGTATATGATATGCTTGATATGTTGGTAGTTAGACGAATGGAGCTTGGTCTAACTAGATCACAAGTAGCTAAACAAATAGGGGTAAGAGAAGATTCTATAGAAAGACTAGAAAACTACGGAGACAGTAGTATATTCCTATTAAAATATTATGCCTTTACACTAGGTATGACAATAGATTTTAAGGCAGAAGTTTATGAAAATAACAATGCAAAAGAAGATTGAGAAGAACGGCGAGAGGGCAACTTTTTCTGTCAGTGAACTTAAGAAGCTAATTGAAGGAGCTTCCGACACAGACACAGTTAGTGTCCGCACGAGCAGAGGATACAATCAATTTGATGTTGGTAGTACTACCCTAACACTCAATATTATAGAAGAAGTATGAGTTATTCTACAATGACTAGGCCAACAGAGGCTGGAATCCTAATGGCTACAGCTGAGTTGTGGGCAACCAGGTCAACATGCAGTAGGTTGCATGTTGGTGCTGTTATTTCCAAGAGTGGTCGTATAGTATCTTCCGGCTATAATGGAAATGCTGCAAGTCTAGAACACTGTGTTCATACAGATGACTCTCCTTGCACTACAGCCGCCCATGCAGAAGAAAATGCTATAGTATTTGCAGCTAGAGACTTGACAGGATGCACGATGTGGTGTACACACGCACCTTGCTACACTTGCTCTAGGATGATTATAAATGCCGGTATATCTGATGTAGTGTATGAGCTTGACTACCGGAGCACTGGTGGTGTAGACTTGCTCAAACAAGCAAACATCAACGTTAGGAAATACAGTGACATCTCTTAACGAGTCCCTAGATGCTCGTATGAAAAGATATGAGAAGGTAGCATCATACCAGTTCCACCCACGTAATGCTATTATTGTACGTGTCGATGGAGTAGCTTTCCACACCTTCACTAAGGGAGCTAATAAGCCGTTTGATGGTTCTGTCAGTGCTGCAATGTTTAGTGCTACAGAGAGTGTAGCCAGTGCAGCACAGGGTTGTGTTCTAGCTTATACTCAATCTGACGAAGCAACTTTCCTTCTAACAGATCTTCAAGGACCAAATTCTCAAGGATGGTTTGGGTTTAAGAAGTCAAAGCTAGAATCGGTTGTTGCATCTATGTTTACTTATCACTTTAATGAATATCTGCATCGTTGGGGAGATACCAACCTACTGTATAAGCCTAATCGGAGTGATAACGAAGCATTCTTTGATGCTCGGTCCTTCTCTGTACCTCTAGAGGATGCTCCTAATGTCTTTGTATGGCGTCAAAAGGACTGTTACCGTAATTACATTCAGGCACTGGCTCAGCACGAATTTGGACATGCTGCAATTCAAGGTAAGCCTGTCAAGGAGCTTGAAGTAGAGCTTCAATATAAGGCTACTGCCTGGAGTCAGTATGCATATGGGTATACTCTATTTAATCACGGAAGCTTTACTGGTAAAGCTACTTACGAAGAATTCCGAAACCTCATTGAAAAAGGCACACTATAAGAGTAGAAGTAAATAGGAAGGGAGTACAGTCAGTACAAGAGCGACCCAGAAATACACAACTGAAGGACTGAATTCCCCTTTGCGAAACCTTAAGAAGACTTTACTAATTATTCCGACCTTACTACTAGCTGGCTGTGGAGCTGCAGAAGCAACGAATACAGCAGCTAGTACAGCACACATAACTACTAAGGAACCTCCAAGTATTACCAGAACATTGCCTACAGGTACACCAACACTGAAGGTAACAAAAGCAAAACCTTATACTGCAACACCTTTGTCTACAGCTAAACCAACACCTGTAATTACTACAAAGAAGCAGCCTAGTGTTCCAACTCCTACGTGGAGCCGTAAGCCAACAAATACAATCTCCAGAACCTCCACTAGACCTCCAGTACAGACACCTGACACAGTGTCTAGAGGAGGAATGTGGGACAGAATTGCCAAGTGTGAATCAGGAAATAATTGGCACATTAACACAGGCAATGGTTACTATGGTGGTTTGCAATTCGATATTGGTACATGGCTGTCTGCAGGAGGAGGACAGTTCGCACCTAGAGCTGATTTAGCAACGAGAGAACAACAAATTACTGTTGCTAATCGAGTGTACTCATCCAGAGGTTTGCAGCCTTGGCAGTGTGGATAAAAGGCTAACTAATTACAACTGTTGACATACCCCCTAGATTCTGGTATTCTAGGGGGTATGTTCACAGAAGATGATATAGAGCTTGACAAGTCAAAGCCTTACGACCTTAATGGAAGTCCTAAATAATGCCAGTGTTAGAAATTTCCCTATTTATCTCTCTGTGGTGGATTATTGGGTATCTAGGTGTCGGAGCAGTATCAGCGATCTATGCTATTCACTATGATTTATCTCTAGTAAGATCAACAAGTGTTTTAGACTATAAACTTCAACTTGCTTGGAGAGTACCATTAGCATTTATTATTATACTATTTATTTGGCCTTATATACTGCCAGTTACAGTTATTGATAAAAAGCGAACCAAAAAGGCACTAGAAGCGCATAGAAAGGCTATTAATCTTTATGACTGAAGAGCAGTGTGAGCCAGTTAGGTTAATTATCTATACTCGTTGCCGAGATGACAGAATGTGGATTGACAATAACAGCTGCTCTCATGCAAATGGTCATGTTTGCTCAACTTGTGATTTTGACAGATATTACGCCACTAAACACGCAGGACACTGCCCTTGGGAACATTATGACCAGTGATAACACTACCTTTCTTTTCGCTACTACGTGGACACTCTCACAAATGGATACTTTCTTGTATAACTTTCATGAGCGAGCTGAGAAAGATAACCTATCTGATTACCAGCGCCATGTAATACTTGAAAAGGCAGGAATTGATTCAGAGGCATACGATGACTGGCTTGAGAGTTGACACTCACTCCAAGAGATGATAGTATTCCTTTCATGAAGACAAAGAACCTACAGTCATCTCCTAAGAAAGACTACATCGAGAGCGTAGCAGTAGGGGTGGTACTGACAGCAGTTTCCTACCTTATCGGCGCTGAATTTGGCTGGATCAGCCTCACAGACCTTAATTGGCTAGAAGTATTTGCAGTTCTGACCTCATACACATGTACCTACCTGTGTGTGAAGGAGCGCCGAATTAACTACCCTCTAGGTGCTATCTCATCAGCAGCCTATGCTGTGCTTTTCTGGCAGAGCGGACTATTTGCTAGTGTTATTCTAAATGCCTACCTTGTCCCAACCCTTATCTATGGCTGGATTCGTTGGGGTAAGGACACAAATGCACGAGTTGTGACCCATGTATCACTAAAAATGGTTCCTGTTTACCTACTTGTAGCTGGTGTAGGGTACCTTGGAGCCTCTGTTCTGAGTAACGCCATTGGTGGTAACATGGCTTGGACTGATGGACTCATTCTAGCTGGGACAATTCTTGCTCAGTTCCTTCTCGATAACAAGAAGCTTGAGAACTGGGGAGTGTGGGCACTGGTAAATGTGTTCGCAATCTACACGTATTACACTACTGGTCTATTCCTAGTAGCTGCCCAGTATGTACTTTTCCTTGGAAACACACTTTACGGATACCTAGTATGGAAGAAGAGTCTTAATGAAGGCGTTTGTCTTGATGACAGCGATGCCCCCTACGACCGGACACTTGCAATTAATACAGTTCGCTGAGTCACTAGCTGACGAAGGTGTTGAACTAATCGTCAACACACAACCAGATGAACCATTTATAGAAGAAAGAGTAAGTGCAGTAACAAAGGCAGTTTCTTCCCACAATGTACGGGTGCATACCTACTCTGAGTTTATTGAACAAGATCCTGAAGCTCCAGGATTTTGGGATATGTGGAAGAATATGCTACTTGACTGGGGAATTCGAGCAGGAATTGATGTTATTGTAGCTAGTGAGTTGTACGGAAAGAAACTAGCTGAGCTAACAGGCACTAAGTTCTACCCTTACGATATTGAGCGCCAGATTAACCCATCTAAGGCTACAAAGGTACGTAATTATCCTTTCCAGTACTTTAAGAATATACTTCCAGAGTTCCAAGAGTACATCAAGACTCGCGTAACCTTCTTCGGTGCAGAGTCTACTGGAAAGACAACTACATCTCACGTAGTAGCAGACCGTCTTGGGGCACCTTGGCTATTCGAGTATGCTCGTCCATACCTAGAAAATACCATAAATGAGATTACACCAGACTCTATGGGTGATATTTACCGTGGACAGCTAGCTCTCCAGAAGCAAGGGTCTAAGCTCAGTACAACATCTCCATATATTATCCAAGATACTGACCTCTTTTCGACAGTAGGGTATTGGAGTTTACCACATTGGCAGAAGACTCTAGGTGAGTGTCCTGAGACACTAATTGAGGATGCTCTAGCTAACAAGTCTGACCTATACATCATCACCAAGAGCAATATACCGTTTGAGGAAGACCCTCTCCGGTATGGTGGGAACGTTCGTGAAGGCTCTGACGAGTATTGGCTTGGGATTTGTGAGAAATACGACCTAAATTATGTTGTGCTAGAGAGTCCTGACCTAGAAGTTCGGATGAATGAATCTGTACAGTATATTTGGGACGTTGCAATGGTGAAACTGTCATACCTTTGGTATGACAGACACGGCCTGTGATGTGTGATAGGATAGACCTATGATTAAGAGAAACGTACTAATTGTTGTTGACGCACAGAATGGATTCTGCGAGGGTGGTGAGCTAGCATCGACCGGAGCAGCACAGACCTGCCAAAAGATCGCTGAGTACCTGTCTGAGCACTCTAGAGAGTACGTCACGGTAATCTTGTCCAAGGACTGGCACATTGCACCAGGTGAGCACTTCAAGACTTGGCCTATTCACTGTGTAGCTGGTACCCGTAGTGCCGACTTCTTCTGGCCCATCCAAGATTGGATTGATGGGCAAGGTACCGACGAAACGACCCGTCACTTGATTTCAGAGGTCCGCAAGGGTCAGTACAGTGATGGGTATAGTGCTTGGGGAGCTACGAGCAGTATTAATGGATTTTCTACTGACCAACTTATCCGAACAGCTGTGTCGTACAGCTGTATTGGAATAGACGGAGTTGACCTAACTATTGACGTATGTGGTTTAGTGACGGAGCACTGTGTCAAAGCAACTGTGTTAGATGCTCTCAAGATGAAGTGGGCCAGTGCAAGCAACAAGCTCACAGTTCGGCTGCTGGAAGACCTTACGACCGCTCACAGTAAGAGGGATGAAGTAGATGCTCTCTTTGATATGGAGTCTGCTGGAGCTATTGTTAGTAGTTCCTCATGACTTCTCTTAAGTGACTAGTGAGATAAAAATGATTACTGCTATTATCCCAGCCGTTGATGAGCCTGATATAGATGCTACTATTAGGTCACTTCTAGCTCAAAATCCCTCACCTTCTCGCATTATTGTAGCTTGGAACAATGCTTCTAGTAGTGTTACTGCAGACGCTGTAGCTCGTGTCCAGGATTCAAGGGTAGAATTGCATGATTTAGGCAGTGTTTCTGGTCGTAAAGCAGGCGCTATCAACAAAGTATTACCTGAAGTTGACACAGAACTAGTCCTTGTAATGGATGCAGACACTGTTATGGGACCAGATTTCCTGCAAACAGCGGTAAAAACACTAGAAAATAAGGAAATAGCTGCTGTAGGAGGAGTTTTTCATGGTGTAAAGCCTCAAGGATTCCTACAGTGGTGCCAGTATCTAGAGTATGAGAGATTTTCGCGTGAAGTTGAGCGTACTCGCAGGGTAATGGTATTGACAGGTACTGGGTCTGTGCTTCGTATGAGTGCTTTACGTGCTGTACGACAAGGAAGAGCAGAAGGTCTACTCTCAGGAGAAGATTTTTACGATGCTACCGCAATTACTGAAGATAATGAAATGTCTCTAGCTCTGAAATCGTGTAAGTACCTTCTAGCTTCTCCCAAAGAGTGTTCTACGACAACTGAGCTAATGGGTACCTGGAAAGACCTACAGAAGCAACGCATCCGCTGGTACAGAGGTGCTCTGGACAACTTACGCACGTATGGGTATACAAATACTACTAGACGTTACTGGTTTCAGCAGGTTATGCTACTTCTCTCAGTACTAACCTTCTCTTCTTATGTGTTTATCAGTGCTGTAAGCCTATCTATGGGCTGGTTCTCCATCTCTCCTATATGGTTACTAGTGGGTGCTGTGTTCCTCTTGGAGAGAGTCATTACGGTATGGCATACAGGCTGGAGAGGTAGACTGTTGGCAGCTTTACTCATACCAGAGCTAATCTACTCAGGAACTTTACAAGTAGCGTTCCTGCGTGGTATCCTAGCGCATGTAAAAGGCAGTGTACCCGAATGGCACCAGGCTATCGGAGTTCGTTAGACGAAAGAGGATTTAGTGAGTGGAGTAAGTGGACCACCAATTATTACTGATGGGACAGTAGGTACTGTTACATTAGGTAGTTTTGGGACAGCTGTAGTTACTTCTGCTTACTGGCTGGTAGTTGTAGGAGTCATCATTGGACTTATTGGTGTATTGTGGATGCTTTACGGTGTTACTTTACGTCGTAAGCGTGTAGAGTGGAGATATTGATGAATAAGTGGATTGATGAAGACGATGAAGTTTGGTCTGAGTATTCAGATGGGTTCTTGTACCTCTTACCATCTGGACCAGGCATGGACAAGGATTATGTGGAAAAACACTGGGGTCCACTAATACTTGTAAGGGAAGACCAGGAAAAGAGTGGCGGTACCCCAACACTAGAAAATCTACGGAAGCTCTCACAGGATGCAGAGGATCAGTACGCAATTTCTTATAGTATAGATACTAGAGAGCTGATTGAGGCTCACTGCAACTACATTAGTGCCCTAGAGAAGCAAGTAGAAGAGTTGAAAACGAAGCTCGGTGAGTTGGACAGGGTACTTTACTCTATTAAGAAAGCTCTAGAGGAGTATAAGTAATAAACAACCTTGTGCTAGTAGTGTTTTTGTGGTAGAGTCTAAGGTATGATATTCTGTGGAGCAAGAGCAGTAGGTGGGTTACTAACACTGTTCTTTTTAGCGTTTTACTTTGCCTTAATGGCTATTGTGTGGGCTATAGGTACAGTTGTAGTGCTAACTGGTATGATAGTCCTAGCTACTATTGAGTATTTTACCCAAGATGGACGAGATATAAGAGCATCTAGAGGTAAGAAGGTTCCATTCTCCTTCAAACACCCACTAAAGAAGTCTGTTTTAGAGTATGATATGGGTGAGTACACTTATACCTTTAAGGGTAATGACATTATCTCAACACGAAAGAAATGAATTAGACTTATGACTGATGACCAGATCAAGCGCGCGTCGGACGTGATGTACGAGCACGCCAACGGTGGACTCTACGATCCACTCGGACTAGCCCGTGCCCTGTCCGATGCTGGCCTGCTGGCCACGCCCGCTGACCAGACAGACGAACAGGTCGAATCTATAGTTAAGGTGCTCTTGGAGCATCACCTGCAATACGACAACACAGGAGGCTTCCGTGGTGTTCTAGGAGGCTGGAACCGTACCTGTACTTGCGGATGGCATGGCGTGGACGAAGATGCCACCGACCACTCATTCGAGCACCATGTGGCTGGCCTGCTGTCCACGCCCGCTGACCAGGACGACTGGCTCATCAAGTTTCGTGAGGCACAAGCAGAGGTCCGCCAGGTCCGCCAGGTCTGCCGTGAAGTGGACGAGCTACGGGAGCGCGCCGAAGCCAAGGTGGAACGTGCTGATCGGGAAGCCGCCAAGGCGCGAGCAGTTACCGACTACCAGCGGACGTTGATCGCGGAGGCGCAGGCCGAACGTGACCAGTTGCGCGCCCAGGTCGCAGCCGTGCGGGTCAAGATCAACGTGCTGGCCGAGGCGGTCGAGGCGCAGTGCTTTCTCGACTCGATGGTCTGCGAAGAGCACGGAGTGGATATCTACGACGGAGAGTGCAGCCTCGTGCACGGCATCCGCGCGCTCGACACGGAGGGCAATGAGTAGTAATGGATGAAGAACTAGTAGATATTTCCTGGGACGTAGATGAGATGTACCCTTGTTTAGAGATTTATGACGAAGAAAAAATGGCAGACTATTATGGCATGATACGAGCTAAAGTCCCAAAAAATTTATTGGAGAGATTTAAGAAGGCAGAATCAGAGTACGTTAGTGTCCATGCAGAGCTGCTAGCGTTAGTTGAAAGCCAGGTAGAGGAGTAACTTCTTGCCTGTACTGTTGTACTTGTGGTAGACTCTGTAGCTATGACAGACCACCAGCTAGATTCTATACTACATAAGGTAAGGTAAGCATGACTCATAGGTGTAACCATCCTACTAAGTCAGGAAAACCTTGTAGGAACTTAGTGTATGGTGCTCAGGACTGGTTTACTCAACCTCTAAAAATTCTAGGTAAGGATTTCAATTTACCTTGTCCTATTCATACTACACCAACGCACCAAAAATTTTCTGATGCTTTCTACAGAGCTTACGAGATTGGTAAAGCAGACCAGTACCTGAGTAGTCTGGACAGTATTAATATTCTAAAGAGTCAAGTACAGCAACTACAGGAGAAACTAGACTCTCTCCAAGAAGCAACTAGAACGACTCTTCCTGGATTTCAGACACATACCCACGACGGTAAACAGATAATTGAGACCTCTAAGGGCTACGTATATGTATGGGATAAAAAACCAGAGTTACAGGTTGGAGACCTTGTAGAACTTCCTTCTGGTGGTTTACGGAAAGAATACGGCTGGGGAAGTAAGACATACAAGGATAGAGTACATCGTCTTGGTAGTACTAAGACCAGAGAACTCTCTTCAGTAATAGGTCTAGCTAAGCCATAGTTATTAATATGTTTATATTACTCCCTAGCACTAAAATTTAGAGTTGTCCCACAACGGACACCCGGCCCCAAATAAAATCAATTCATTTACTGGTTCACCCCGGGGGCATTTTTATAGACAATTGCATGGGAATTACTCGCAAATTGGGGCAGGGATAAACTCATAATTTCTAGCACTTGACAAAGCCAGGAGATTGTGCTCTCTAGATATATTGCCGGCCTATGTTTTAAATAACACCATAGCCGGCCTATGTTATATTATTTTCAAACATAGCTCACATCATGAAAAGAAATTAACTCACGCCAACCTATTGACATACATTTTATTGTGTGCTAGCGGCTTGACAGTAAATCTTTCATATGCTATTCGAGAATATTTTCAGAATTTCCTGCTAAAACACTTGACAACAGGAAATTTTACTGTTATGGGAATCTCCTGGACTTTTCCCTTGACAGATACCTACCTAGCTGCTATTCGCGTACGCGTGCGTTAGAGATAGGTGTAATCACTCTGTCTCGCGTGTCTGCTGCAGTGTTGAGAGTCTCTAAAGCCTTGAAAGTATCTTAGAAACTCATGAGAGCCAATCTAAGAGAGTTGTAGAGCGTTTAGGCATCATGAGTCATTGCGTCAGAGTTAGCGCGTTAGACAGGCTTACATGAGATTGACTCAATCAGTGCAGAGACTTAGCTAGCTGCATTGACAAACATTAGACTATGTGCTTAGAGATATGAGACTTGACTTTAGATTGATTGTGTGCATGCACTTGACAACACATACATGCATATGTTAGCTCTAATGAGATTGATACTCATTAAGAAATATCATTGACACATAGCAGTGTCTCATGCTAAGTGCATTGATAATGATTATCATTATGATTAGTTGCTTGTGTGCTGCAGTGTCTCAGCTCATGTGCTCATGTGTGTGTGTGCTCATGTATGCGCTTGTGAGGATCTATTAGCTTAGGCAGGCTACTAGGTGGGCCTGTATAGGCAGAGGTGCTCTCACGCGCGCATATAGGCACATATGAGAGCACTAGGGAACGTGTGAGGGCAGGGATACAGGGCAGGGATACAGAGGGCACTAGGGAAGGATCTAGGGACGTGCTCTGCAGGGAATGCCTATATATGGGCATACGAAAAGGCACTAGGTAAGTGTTAGTTACCTAGTGCCTTATCTAGTAAAAACTACTTGACTAGCTTTGCCCTAGTGAGGACTGTCTGCTTAGTGCCATTGTATTCGTCATGTGCCTTGACTGTTCCAGTGAGAGTAACTGTCTTATCTACGTCGGCAGAATCACTCTCCGACCATCCTGCAGTAGTGAACATTTTAGCGACGAAATTGTCACCTTCCACAATGACGAGATGACTAAAGCCATACATAGTTTCGATTACCATATTCTTAGAAACGATTCCGGTAATAGTAATCTTTTCTCCGATTGTCCCTACGTAGTCGATAGATGCTGCCTTAGCCTCGCGTGCTGCCTTTTCATCTGCCCAGACTGCAGCTTGCCTGTTACCTTCCACTAGTTTGTCATAAGCAATGACGGCAGAGACTGCAATGCCCATATGTTTGGAAGTCACCACGTCACCTGACAGAACGGCGTAAAGGTTACCTTGATATCCTCCCCTGTCTGAGAATGCACTTGTGAGCGTTTCGATGATTGTCTCCGCTTTGTCAGTATCAACTAGCGGAGACAGCTCAGCGTGCAACGCAAGATCATCCTTTTGTGCTTGACCTTGCGAAGCAGGGTATAGAAAACGTTCTACAGTTGTGCGCGTGCTCTCACGTTCCCACACCTGCGATGAAACATAACCAAACTTCTTAACTGCAGCACATGCGACAGAGACAATTGTTTCCGGAGTGTACTCACGCGCCATGCCGCTAAAGCCTCCGACAATTTCGTCTACGTCAGACTCTAGAATCATTCCAGGGAAGATATTCAAGCCAAGGAAATCACGAATGCACGTAGAGCCAACCTGCTTAAATTCTCCCGATTCATTGCGAACTAGGTAGGTGTGAATTCGGTTAGACTTTTCGATGTTACAGTGCTGGCACTGTCCAGCCTTAAGCATTGACCGATCAATGTTGTCTATGTCTGTCCCTGCAGCGCCACGGATAACGAAATTGTCTCCCACTGTGTCTACTGCTGCCAGAAACTCCCATCCATTGTATTTCGGGGCGTCTCCGATAATCTCAGTGACGACAACGGCGTAAGTATAGCCAAAGTCATCTTTGCGCGTCTCAGTCCGACCACTAACAGAGACTCTGCCGGTGAATCCCTTACGCTCTGCCCGCTCATTGACCTTGGCGAGTTTTTCAACAGTGAGTGCAAACTCTGCCGGTGAAAGTGTGTAGGTTGCCATGAGACTGCCCTCCGCTTGTGTCGGTGTGTTGTGTCTCAGTGTACACCTTCCCAGCTGCAGCGCAACCCTACCGACGAAACTAGCCAAGGCTGGCAGGATTCCAACGTCCTAGCCTGCCAGCTCTGTCCCTGCCTGCCTGCCTGCCTGCGCTAGCTACCAAACTAGTTCGCATCGACAGTTACTGCAGTAGTGCGGACCATCTAGCATGTAAGCAAATATGACTTTAGGGAATTCGCTAGAGTCAAACGAATATTCGTCGTTCCGATCAATGCCGAACGCGTAGGCAAGCTCTGTCAGATTCTTCTCGGTAGACATACGAATGCCGCTAGTTAGTTTCCATCCATCGAATTCCTCACCCTCCCCAGTAGGCAATGCGTCGATAATGCAACCAGTGCAGTAATTGTCTGCCTTGTAGGTATATCCGACAATATCTGTAGAGTGTGACATTTCGTTAATCCTTTTCGATCATTGCGAGCATTGCGCGCGCGTTGCTTAGTGGATAAATGGCAATAGTGAGAATTTCGTTATCATGCTTATCTGCCCAATCTTGAGCTGCAAACTGATTAGCAAAGGGAATCGCGTAAATTTCTCCGTTAGTGGGAGATTCTACAATTGCCATTACTTTTGTTCCCATTACCTAATCCTTTCGATGTTTTCTAAATATCCAACACTTACCCGATACTAGATCGGATAAATGCAAGGCATTTAGATTACGTTATAACGCTGCACTTCAGACAGACAGCCAACGAAATTGTCGGCATTCTGTCTAGCACATTCCGACCTCGCGTCGGACTCATTGCGGAATACTCCGACGATAGCTCCGTCAATCCCATCTTTGACCAGACGAACGATATAGATATTTTCCATTACCTAATCCTTTCGATGTTCCCTATGTCTCCCGACAATGGGAAAGGCTACTAGTTGTCAGTAGTTAACGAAAATTCGAGTAGGTTGAATTTCATCAACCGCGTAATCTTGCAATGTCTCGTAATAGAATGGCTCCACCATTCCAAACTCATGTGAGGACATTAGCAACGTTTCATTGACATGCACCTGATACTTAGGTGTGTCTGTGAACGTGTGAGACAACGTGAGGACTGCTCCGCCTACCCGATAGATTGCGAGAATGTTGTTCATTGTCTTAGCCCTCCGCTTGTTTTTGTTCCGATATGAGTATCTAAGCATGACAGACAGTAGGTTGTCTAGTTCCTGTCTGGAGCTGTCTCACATCGTGGACAGTCGCACACTTGTTTGTACTAGTACATAATTAGTTGCATAGGACAACTATGTATCTAGGCCGGCGCTCCAGGGCATGGTACAAAGGATGGTACAGTCCTGGTAAAGTGAGGTTAGCCTAACCTATGTCTCCCGACAATGGCTCACCTGCCTAGGCTAACCAAATTCGACCTTTCCCATCGTGATTATCTGGAGTGCAGCATCGGCACAAATTGAATCGAAACGACTAGCTGCAGCAGAATCAGGATCATTCAAGAATGCCTTGCACGATTCCACAATGTCATCAGTTAGGTTAGCAGGGTTGCCAGCCGACGCTATGTAACGGAGTGCCTTAGTAATGTCACGCGGCGTAACCTTTCGCCATTCTGTCATAGGGATTAGTTCGTCAGAATCTTCTAACACCCTAATCTCGTATGACTTAGGCAGAGCAGAATCCTTTTCATCGTCTACCCAATTGCGCGTGTCGAACCAATCGCCGAACATTAGTCCGTCAATCATTGCACATTGTGCACGTTCCCTAAGCGTTAAACTCATTTCGTTATATCCTTTCGATTCATACAGAGCGGACAGAATCAGCTAATTCGATATCATGGGCGCAGTATCCGCACTCTGGCACTGTCACCAATTGATCTAGTGCATTAAATTTGCGCGTTGTGCGTAGTGTAGTGTACCCACACCCCCAAAAACATTGTTTCGGTGTGGAGTCACTAGGTAACTCGCCAGAGTCAATAACGCGCGTTGTCGATCCTTTAGACGTTCCCATTACAGATCCTTGCAATCGCCATGCGAGCCTGCAGGCTTACGTGTGAGCGGAACTCTCCCAATGCCTGCCGTTCGTTTACGTCGTTGTACTCTGCCTCATATGAGTTTCCGGTAAAGTTAGCTCCACATGTGCAGTTAATGACGACACTAGAAAAGTTGTGAGTAGTGCTCTTGATTCGGTGTTCCATTACATATCCTTTTCTCAGTTGGAAAGGTTACGTGCGTTGAACTCTTCTTGGATTAGTCCCATCATGTAAAGTGAGAGACCTTCTCCCTCCCAATCGCACGACATGAGAGCAATGAGGGATTCATTGGTCAAGTCAGTAGCTTTCCATGCCATGCCGATTGAAGCAATTTCCATTAGTGCCAATTCCAGGGAAGTACGCATATTTTTAATCCTTTTCAATCGTTTGGGTAGAATAGCTCTGGTCTTGTGTTTTGTTCCGATATGACCAAACCTAAGTGCAGAGTCTGGCAAAGTCAAGTCTCTACAGTGTGACCTACGTCACACCTTGGACGCACTCTCTAACGCGCTAACTACGTCCTCGCGTGTCTCTTGCCCTACCCGTTTACGTTAGTAGTCTCTCCAGACGCTAGACGCTCTGCTAGGTACCATGACACCTCTGCACCTCCGCTAGTGAATCCCTTAACATGCACGCGAGGGTATGGCAGGTTATAGCCTGCCAAGACTGCAGGATGTCCACTAAAAGTGAATCCGCGAGAGTTTGCACGTTCCACAATGTCGGCACGTTCTGCTAGTGTAGGCAGCTCATAGTCTTTCATTTCGTTTCATCCTTCCATCCCATATGATAGTTGTCGGTTCCATCGTCATTGTTAATCGCGTAGACACTAATCCTCTCATTGTTTTCTGTAGCGTGGAATGTGTTAGCTATGTCTAGCGCAATCAATGCGGCATGTTTAGCATTTACAATCCCTTGCACTTTAGAATCAAGGTAAAACGTAGGCGTCTGCCTACTTGACGAATATCCGTCCTTAGTCAGTCGTACCGAACTAATAACAATCGCATACATGGTCATTTCGTTTCATCCTTTTCGACCTTATAGGTTACAGTTGTCCCGTTATTGGTAATAAATCTAAATGCGTCGCTACTGAAGCCTACTTGCCAATAGCTAACGTCAATTCGTTCCGCGTGCTCACTCGCATGTAACTCTGCCAACTCCCTAGCATCATTAAGACTGAGGCTAGTCTCTACGTCACTAGTTGTCGTGCTATTGTCTCTCACTACCCTAAACATTACTTAACCTCCGTTTGGTGAGCTGAAACGATGTTAGCGCGTGAGATATCGGCATTGTCTAGAAATGCACCTCCGCGCGTTGCAACACTGTGAGCATTGCGCGCTAGCTTTGCGTCGAGTGTTGAACTACTGACGTAGGAGACTGAAGTGTGGTCGAAATGTGCAGCTATCGCGCTGGGCGCAAAATACAGACCTAGCGCGATAGCTGCGAGGGTGGCGAGGACTCCGAATGTCTTTAGCATAGTTGAGATTTTACAGTGTTTTTTGAGTCTGTCTAGTAGCGTCTCACATCGTGAGACTACCCTAGATAGCTAGATCGTCCACACCTTGATAATCCCACGCGTAATATTCTGCCGTTAGCTCTGCTAGGTGTGAGCTGGCGTCGTGCGCGTTGTCATGCTCTGTTACCCACGTTTGGCCGTTAGAGTCCCATTGGATGATGTAGTGAACCTCTCCAGTAGTGGACTGTAGCCAATCGTTAGCGTCGATATCCTCGCATGGATCGCTACGCGTCTCGTCATTAATGGTAATGAGCGCAAAACTTCCGGTCGGTGAGTCGTTCTCCCCTTCCCATGCCATACCTACCGACGCAATTTCCATTAGTGCCAATTCCAGGGCTGTACGCATATTTTTATTCCTTTTCAATCGTTTGTGTAGAAAAGTTCTGTCTTGTATTTCTCCACCATTAGAGCATGGTGAGTTATCTCGGATTGTTTCTGTTCGTAGGTTAGCGCGTCATTTAGTGCAGCTCGCGTCATTTCGTTGTAATGGTGCTGCACTATCTTAATACGGCGCTTTATGGTCAATTTGGGATTACGTCGATTAAACATGTCGTTAGTTATATGTCTATTCCAGTGACTTACCTAATCCGGCGAGTTACCGAATATGTGTTAGTTGGGTAGTCATGATCTACGTAATAGCTGATACCATGATACTTGACAAGAGCAGACCTAAAACTAGTGCTAGCTGCCAGTAAATGCAGCTTATAACGTCGGTCATTTCCATATTGGTAAATATGCTCTGAGATATAATCCCACATATCCAAATTTGGATATGTTTGGCGCTTGTAGTCATATGCTTGTTGGAATGCCTGTGCAATGAGTGCTTCGTACATTGTCTAACCTACTTTCAATCATTGGTTGATTAGGTGAACAATTCCACTAACGGATAACGGAGGATTACCCGTTAGTGAAACAATTCGACTAATCGAAATCGCGGACTAGGTTCGGCAGTGCCTTTTCTGCTGCCTTCCGCGTGCTGAAATAGGTTCGATCCGATTCCGGATCACTGCACGCGCTCACATTGGCACGCCAATAGGTGCGCAGACTTTCCGGAGACTTCCCACGATACCCTACCGACAATTTCACAGAATGCACTCGATATGACTTAGTGGTCTGGTCAAATGAGTCATATTCTCGGCAGACAAAACGGTATTCGGTCGCGGAAACTTTCACGACACTGGAGAGTGATTGCTCACTAACTCCAAATGGCTTAAGCGAATTAAACCAATGAGAATCGGGATCGTTGTCCGCAATTTCCCTAATGTCTTCCATTGTCAGGTAAACATGATCCAAGTCTGACAATTCCGCGCGGCCATAGTTTGAGAGTTGCATGGTTTCATCCTTTAACTAGGTAGTGGAGTGTTTTTGTTGATATAGAAGACATTACCGGACAGACTCCAGTGTGTCTAGTAGCGTCTCACATCGTGAGACTACGGCAGCGGGTACTCTCGCACTTCCATGTCTGCGAATGCCTCCGCTGCACTCTCATTAGTTTGATCCTTTACTCTGGTAAGGGATATTCCTCATTGAATTCGATTAGTTCTGATTCTGACAATTCTAGCCTTAGTCGTTTTGTCCCTGTATAAATGCCATACCCTCCGCGTGTCTGATTCTTGCAAGTGGCATAAGCGGAACGTTCCGCACCACTTTTAGACTTTAGTGCTAATCGCTTAATGTGAGGATGTCTCATATACTCCGTTACCAGTAGCTCGAAAAGATTCTTCCAATTCCCTGGAGTTTTGCGCATATTTGTTTCATCGTAAAGCGTTGCCATTAGCTAATCCTTTCAATGTCCCAATATAGTCTGAGATTCTTACCCGCCACGCCGAAAGTCTCACCTTTCGCGTAAAGCCTTGCATTAGGGATTAGGCTACGTGCGATAACGTCTGCGCCTTGCCTAGTTGCTCCACTTCCATTGAAATAAGTAACGGAGACTGTACCATTAGCCTTATCGCGTGACCATTCATAAAGTGAGTAATCCATTAGTTAAATCCTTTCATTTCCAAGAATTCGGCGTGACACCTTGATAGATGTATTCGGTGTCAATATCCAAGAACAATTCTTGACCTTTACTGACAATGTATGCACTGCCAGAATTTCCGTAATTCATAACGTAGACACGGTGCCAGCGACCATTATAGTTAACCATTCCGCTAGTCGGAATCTTTCGCCCATATCCGCTAACGCTAGGATTACGTGGAGTTTTGAGCGTAATTTGGAATCCTTGCACACTCTCAAATTCAAGATACTTGACCATTACCCTAATCCTCTCATTTGGTGCAATTGTTTGTAAATTGGTGGCAATCGTCGCCTAATGTCAGTAATCGCATTAGTACGGGATCGCCTAGTGGATTAGTCGGAATCGAACCGATAAACCTACCATTTAGGCTAATCCTGCCCTACTGTCAGACAGTAGCGGCGTAACTCTCCAGCAACTCACGCGAGACACGCCCACGCGCTCCGACCTTGTGACCTTGAGCGACGGCCCACGTTCGGAAGTCTGCCAGATTCACAGACTTAGTTACCGGCACTTTATAAGTCTTGCCAGACTTGGAAGTGCCAGACTTGAAAGTCTTAACGCTCACAACTCGCGGCGTATAAAGCTGCGACGGAGGTACGTTCTCCGACACGTTGTAAGGGTCGTCGGGATGTGCATCATTGAATGCCTTGATCGCATCGAATGCCAATCGACCGCGAGAGTTTGCGAGTGCATAAGGCTTTCCGGCCTCGTCGGTGTGAGTAGATGCCCATGCACGGACCGCATTAGAGTTTGCCATTGTTTTGCCTTTCGTTTGGTTGTGTTTTGTTCCGATATGAGAAACTTAAGGCATGCCGCTACGGAGTGTCAAGTCTCTACAGTGTGACCTACGTCACATAGCCTAGACCTTGACAGTCTGCCCTAGTGTCTGCTATTCGCGTGTATGCGCAGATAAGACAGGACCGGGCCGGCTAGTACAAAGATTGGTACAAAGTGACCAAATTCGTTGCAATTGCAACGGTTCCAGGTTGTATAGCCGGCCTATGCATCTCACGATATGAGATGTTTTGAGACAGGGCTAGACAGACTCCACAAGTGCCGGTAATGTTCTGCCTATCGGAAAAACAACACAATACGGAGACACTACAGATATCCCGCTAATATCGCATGGCGAGAGGGATTGACCATAGTCTCTAAACGTGCTAGGTTGTCCGGTATTGCAAGATAAGTAAAAGGCAGTAACTAACTAAAGGTCTAATTAAAGGTAAAAACTTAATAGAATTGGGTCCAGGCGTAGGTGTGCCAGACAGTAGTTAGGTCGCGTGTATAAATGACAATGGCTAGTAATAAGAATCCACCACTAGCTAAGCGCCCAATTCACAACCTAATAAGTGTTAGATATCCGATTAGTTCGGAGTGAGTATCTTTCACGCTAGTTATTTGATTCTTGAATAGTGGAATAATCCTTATCTCATGAAACATTTCTAATTGTTTAATGTCACACCGTAGCCTTTTCGGTGCGGTTTGGCATTAACCAATTAGCACAATGAGAGGATACCCAATGATTAATCTTACAAAGCTTAGCGTTAGTGAGTTGTCAGATATTGACGATACTCCGCTATTCTCAGAGGTTGCGGACATTTGTCGTCGGTATAGTGTTATGCGCGTTGCAGCTATCAATGCCGGACGTGAGTACCTAAACACTACGCCGCGCCAATACCATATCTTTACTAAGGCTATTTAATGCTAACTAATCCTGTAGTCATTGCTCTAATAATGGCAATCGGAACGTGGATAGCTATAAAGATAGGCAGGTGAGTTATTAGCATTGTTTCATTAACGGAGCAATCCGTTAGTGAAATTGCGTTAATAAACGCCTAAAATGAGAGGATTACACTATGTCTACCTTGACAGCTAAGCGTGTTGAGTTGTCTCTTAACGATGGCAAGTGGCGCTCTAACTCGCGTGAATCGCGTGCTATTGGGCGAGCAGTTACCATTGCGAAAAGGCAGCAGAGGCGGCGTAATCGTGCCACTGTTCGTAATGGCATGAGTGACACGCTCGCGTCATTTGAACCGACGCGAGAGCACATGACAGACCGCAAACGTTGTCCGTTCTGCGACACGCCGTTGTGGTTCTGTCCGTGTTAGTTAATTGGCATTGTATCTAGTGCATTCCTGGGAATGTATTAGGTATTGTATCAATCAATTGATGCACCGTAGCCATATGAGAGGATTACATAATGCCAGAGAATAACATGTATGAAATAGCCTTTTCGGTAGAGTGTTCTGGTTGGGAGTCTGTCGCAATTGAAAAAGAAATATCTAAGTTACTCGATAGTTATGGGTTTACTCATTCCACTATCGTTAATAACCTAGTGGAAGAAGATTGAATTCTTAGTGAATTGTTTCGACCATAGCTAAAACTATGGTCGGAATTGTCCACTAAGGGCAAACCATGAGAGGATTATACAATGCGTTTTCACACTAGCTCTACGGTAGACAGTAGCGTTATCGACAATGCCGCCACGGTGGCAGGTGTCACACTGGAGACCGCTACGGAGCATCGTTCGCGTACTCATGATAAAGCATGGGAAATTAAGCTGTCCGGTAATTCGTCGCGTATGTCTAACGGTAATGATTACCGAGCCGCAACGTTTGACGAATGGGGCGTGTTTATCGAAATGCTTTACCGTACCGACCCCCTAATGTCTACGCGAGATTATTTCGACTATCATCATTTTGTGTGGACGTTCGGAGACCGTTACGCTAAGTTGATCGACGGTACAGCAAAGGATCATAAACAACACAAGTGGTCTTTTAAAGGCTTTAGCGTTACTAATTCTTATTCGGTGCAGGAATGCACAAATAAGGATTGTTCTGCTATCCTACGGCGTGTTACCGTTCGTTATTACGACAATGAAAAGCCAATTGATTCTTGGCACCGATTGAATTCCCTAGTTTAGTATATCATGAGAGGTATATAGCCGGCATTAAATTTAAAATTTGATAATTCTTAGTGCATTGCTTCCGACACGGATACATGGTACCGTGTCGGTAGTTGTCCACTAAGGACAAACAAATGAGAGGAGCTAAAAATGTGATTACTGTATTCCGCAACTTATGGTCACGGTATCGTTACCCTAAGTTTTACAAATTGCGTAACCGTCCCAACGTTTGGAAGGATTAGAACTTAGTGCATTGTGTGTAGCCTAGACCTGTGTGCTAGGCTATGCATTGTCCACTAAGGGACAGAAACACAACTGAGAGGATATGAAATAATGGAACTTATCGACCGTAAGGTTAATTGCACTATGTGTAAGAATACCATTAGCGAGTTGGCTGTCTTTCCCGGAGGAATATGCCTTGATTGTTACCGCCCGATTGGTAATGCTCTGCACCGTACCATGACAGCAGACAAACTTACTACTATGTGGGGCGGAAAGTAAAATGACTAAGCGTACCATTTATGCCACCGTGACTTTTCCCAGCGGAAAGGACATTAGACTCTCATTTGTTGAAGGTGACGGTAAGGTATTTATCTATAGTAAAACTGCTGCCTACGGTGGCTTTAACGTTAGTCGGTTTGGCAATGGTGAAAAGTTGGACCGTGCATGGGTCCGTGACTTTGCTGCAGAGAGTAATGCGGAGGTTATCTTCTAATGGAAGATGTTAGACTAGAGACAGGCTGTTTTTGTCCTGGAGATTGTAATTGTAAAAACCCTTACCGTATGACTATTTGTGGATGCACTGGAAAGCATAACTAAAGACCTTCTAAATAAGGTGAAAGCTAATGACAAAACTATGGTTAGACGATATCCGTCCGTGCCCTGATAATTGGGTGCATGCTAAGTCTGTCCGTGAGGCTATCCGTATCCTGGAGACTGGCACCGTGACTCACGCTAGCCTAGACCATGATCTAGGGGAGTTTGCCTACGATGGTGGAGACGGTACGGCGCTAGTAGATTACATGGCAGAGTCTGGGAACTTTCCCACCGTAGCTATTCGCGTTCACAGTGCTAATCCCGTAGGTAGGTCTAACATGCTTTCCACCATTGATAGGTACGGACCGTACACTAACTCAGGAATTGCTCATAGGAGTATTTAAAGATTTGTGGTGTGTTCCGTGACATAAGAATTAGTAATAGCTCACTACGCGGATTGGGTGAGAGTGCCATAATGCCTATGGTTCGGTTGAGTGTTACTAATCACCACATTATAGAAAAGGCACACACCGTAGGTTACTAATCCTCTCTCTACGGTGTGTGCCTTTTTCTTGCCAGGATACATAGGCCGGCTATATAGATTTTATTAAACTATTACCTATGTACTCCGTATAGGCAGGAGGTATGCTCTCGGCCAGAGACTTACGATTGTCTGTCCAGTCTATACCCATAGCCTGCTGCCATTCTTGGACCGTACCTTTTCCACCACCTAATCCGTAGACAGCAACATAAGGACCATCGTAGTACTTACCGTGTCTCCAACCTCTAACACGTCCACGGTGTGCCTTGTGCTCTGGCACTTCCACCGTAGCGTTTTCTATCTCAAAATACCTATGCCGTAGCACACCTAAGCTAAACATTTCACCGCATAGGGTTAAGTCTCTCCGTACCTTAGCGCCTTGCACATTTTCTATTACCGTAGGTACATTGAACGTTGCTAGTAATTCCCTAGTTTGAGGGATTAGGTCTAAGTATTGTCTGCCTTTATTGGTGCCCTTAGTGAGTGCTGAGCTTGATTGGCACGGTGGAGACGCATGGATAACGTCAAAATCTCCACCGTAGCTTTTTAAGAATTCTAAAGCATCACCGTGGTGTATTTCATATGGATAATCAGCTGACAAGATAGGATCAATGTCTACACCTATTACCGTAAAACCTGCTCTACTATATCCGACAGCACTCCCTCCAGAACAGCAAAACAAATCTAATAGTAGAGGCTTAGTCATAGGATATTGTTCCATTGTTCGCTACTAACACTCTCATAGGATCAATTTCTACCTTCTGTTTTTGAGCATAAAAATAGCTCAGCTTCTATAGTCATTACTTTAAGTATACTATAGAAGCTGAGCTATTTTAGTGTTACCGTAGGCTTATTTTAATCACCGTAGCCTAGTAGACGTGTTACCATACCGTCTTTGTCTAGTGTGATTTCAGTAGAAACTGACGGATTACCGTCTAGTAAATACTGCTCTAAAGCCTGTGCCACGTACCCGACCGTAGAGTCAGGCTTAGTGTGAAGCACCATTCCACTAGCGGTATTGAGTATATACTGTGGGTTACCACTTTTAGAATTTGCCATACGGACTAGGCTAGTGACTCTTACCTTTGTCATTATCACACCTATCTAGTTGTCTGTGGAGCCTCACCGTACCATATATAGTGCTCTGTGTCAACTTGACTAACTTAACCCTAGGTGCTACCGTAGCTAGTAGCAGGACACAACTAAAGAAAAGGGTTTAGCTTATTATGAGACTCAAGGCAAAGCACACCGTAACAGTCAAGCTGCCTGCCAAGCACTTAAGGTACTGGTTCGACCGTATCGGAAAGCATCTAGGCACTACGGTAGTAACATCGTCACCACGGACTATTACAGTAATGCTTACTGACGAAGGACTGACAGACCTTATCAGTGACTGCAAGTATTACGCAAACACAAGTAACTCTGACGACCCGGACGCTGCAGCAGCTGCACAACGTTGCTTAGTTGCTCTGCGACGGATGGAGATAACACGCTAGAGAGAAACATGGAAAAGGCTACGGTTGGACATACCCTCCACCGTAGCCTTTTTCTGTGCCTAGAAAATTTCCTGTCCACGATGTGAGACGGAGTGTTGACTTGACCTTATGGACGGAGTAAAGTAGTCATCAGTTCCACAGACCAGGGCACCAAAGCTGTGGAATCCAACCGTAAGTCAGAAAAGGAAACAACAGAAATGAGCGTTTCAAAGGTTCAGTTCACAAAGGGTTACGACCTTGGCCGTGCAGTCACTCTGCCCGACGATGCTGTAGACGCAATGGCAGCGGGTTACGACCGTATCGGAGACGTGCATTACAAGACCGTCCGTAAAACTCGCTCCAAGATCGAGCGAGACCTCTACGTCAACGAGACGAGAGTCTTTCGACGGATCGACAACAAGGACCGCTGACTCTAAGCGCACTTCCTCTACCGTAGACAGCTAGGCTACTCCACAAGAAATAGTGAGTAGCCTAGCTGTCTCTATCGTTTTTTAACTCTACAGTGATTACATCAGCCGCGATCTTGTTGGCAGACAATCTGAGGTGTGACTTACGTCTAGGCTTGGCCCACCGTAGCATCTTATTGAGAAACTCTCTACGTGACAACTTCAGACCTTCCTAAGTGTAGGGAACTTATCAGGCTTAGCATCGTACCGTGAGGCGTGCAAGTGCCTAGGTGAGAATCTATACTTGATATCCTCGTGGCATGTTCGGCAGGAGTTTAGCTGCCATGCTCTCAACTGCACACAGCACCAAGAGCAGCGTCTACGGAATCCCAAAGTAGGTGGAGTCTCGCTCATACCATGTATCCTACATCTCTCAGAGCGTCCATGACAGCAGCTACAATGGCAGGGCGAGCACCGTGGAAGGTTGCTCCAGGCCAAGACTCCTCTAGCTTATCTAACGCTACCAGAGACTCTTTAGGGATTCTCTTACCGTTGGTTAGATCCAGCATTTCTACATCAAACACAGTAAATCCTAATTCCTTACCGATATACTTTCACACCCAGGAGCCATGTTGGCTCTCTGTGGTGTAGTCGTGCAGCTTCCTTAGCATCAGCCCTACGAAGTGCACGTGACCACAGTGTCAACCGTACCGCGTAGGTGATGTTAAGTATGGTCAATGACAGGATTACTACAGTCAGGATAAAGTAAATCATACCTTCAGCTTCCTGCATTTTCTAATACTTTTACGAGAGATACCTGGAGTCTTAATCCGATTATTAGTAGATGGTCTACAGGTACACATCTTGTTAGAATTTGCGTCCTCTACTATATACGCAGGCTTATTATTAGGGTCTAGGTATGGGTTATAGTCGTCTTGGATCATCGTTTATCCGCCCATATGGTCACAGCCATACCCATAAGTAGACCACTAAGGTAGAGCACCACTACACTACAAACTACTGCTAGGGCAGGAGCACCTTGTGTGAGGGTAGCTACCAAGGCCCAACCTGAGAGAGCTGTAATTACCAAGGCTTTAAGAAAATCCATCATGCACTGTTCTCTTCCTCGTAGTTGTAGAATTCTCTCCATAGTCCATCTTCGTCTACGGAGTTATCTAGGTATGAGTAGTCTAGGTTATCCTTGATAGCGTAAACCTCTCCACACTCAGTGACGTAGCACCCTCCACCGTAGCTGAAGATTGTTTCTTGGATATGCTGTAGAGCTACCGTAGTCTCGTAGTCCATCCCAAAGGGTACTACCGTAGCTGACTCTCCAAGACCTGTAACTAGACCATTGAACTCAGCCATTTTGTAGATTTGCTTCTTACCGTACTCTGAGGAAATATCCCCAATAAACTCAGGAGCACTAGTCTTAGACTCAGCGTAGTCTTTCAATGAGAATAGCTTCACAGGTACGTTCCATTCGAGTAGAGGTGCCGAACATAGAAATTAAGGTAAACAGTGCCGTGGTAGGTAATAGCATCTTCTGGGATTTCCTGACCTGTGCCTACCACATAGAAAGTATGGATTTCGTGCTCTAGGTCAGGATCTAGCTCTACCCACATCATAAGGCTACCATCTTGTGTACCAAAGTGACGCACCTTAGACTCGATAGGTAGGCTAATCTTTTGTTCCTGGAGAAGCTCAACAGGATACTTATAAATCTTCACTTCTTTTCCGTTCCATAAAGATTGTCAATAACAAGTGCTCCATCAATTATGCGAGCATCTTTGATATGAAAGAATAAGTTGTTTGTGAGAAGAATATAGCCAGAGGTTCCCCTACCCTTGTGGCTAGAGGTTAGGTACTCTTGAATCTCTACTGTGTCCATGCAAGAAGTGTACCATGAAATAACTCTTGACACAAGTCACTCAGGAAGTTCCTGTCCGTAGTGGAATAGAATAGCCTTGAAAGCTTCTACATTCCCTAGAGCGTCATTGACAGGATTGTGGTCGTGCTTAGTAACCCGTAGCTTTTTCCACTTATTAGTGTTTCGCCAGTTACCAGAGAGTCCAGCGTAAAGGTCACCAATACGCCGTGCAGAGTGTCCGAATGGATTAACACCAGATGTTACATCAAATGCATAAGCAATCCACATGTAGTCCCATGCAGGGTTATCAGAAACAAAGACTAGACGCTCATCATTGAAGGACTTTAGCCACCTCATAAAACTCTCAATAACGATGTTAAGCTTAACTTCGTACATACTATCCGTAAGGTCTTCTGTAATCTCAGGGATAGCAGGGTTTTCTTTACTAGGGACAGACTTAATAATCTCACCATGAAATGATTTCTCAGTGAGTAGCTCTACTGCACCAAACTCTGTCATAGTTCCAAAGTACGGAGACACCCCTACAGACTCTGTATCTACAAATATAAACTGAGTCACTCGAAATCCTTAATAGCTTTACGGTTCTTTTCCTGGCGACTGCGGTTACGCTTAGTGCGTCGGTCTGCGTGAGTACCCCAAGCATTGCCAAATGCAATAGCAGCTAACCCAGCTGCAAGGTATGGATTTGATATTTTGTGCTTTTTCTTTTTAGCCACGGCAAACTCCTGCTGGCCTGTAGGTTGGTTACTATGTAGTTAATCATACCATGAGTCTTGGAGTAGGTCAACTATATCAGTTGTCATCTGCTAACCTTCCTGTAAGGACTGGCCGTTCTCCACAATACCCACAACGACTGATAGGTTGCCAAGCTGCTACCTTCCACTCACGGCAGCACACAGCAATTGCTAGAGGAGTATTAATCTCTTCTGGCATCATTTCTCAGCTGTAACCTTATCGAGTACAGCCTGTGGCATTGTTGTAGGCTGTATCTAGTCTATCCTTCTCAGCACTGGCCTTCTCTAGACTCTTAGCAGCCTGCTCCAGTAGGTAGACTTTCTCTCCAGCCTTAGCCTTCTGATAGTCTCGCACAACGTCTCCTACAACGAGTATAGGCCACACAGGAGACCAGAACAAACGACGGTATGCTTGTGCTCTTAGGGCATCTGCTTCAGTAGCGTCTCGCAGACTACTCTCTCTTTGAATTTGGTAGAATTTCTCTAGAGTGATCCTTGGAGTTGTTGTGATATTGGGCCAGCGATTCTTTTCTTCCCAACTCTTAATAAGATTAGCTTCTGTGTACCCCCAAATTACCGTTGGTACCTTCTTATCTCTAGCTTTAAAAAACCCGTCGCTAGCACAGAATGCGCCAGCAACCACATAGACTACTACAGCCGCGTAGATAATAAAAGTCATTAATTTACTTTCCCTTCAGGCTTTTCCAGAGACTTAAGAAATACAGAGCCTCCGTGGTAGGCTAGCTCTGCTACATAACCAGATTGGAGAGTGATTGTAGCATCAATCCTACCTACTCGGCTAGTACCTTGAGCAAGCCAATCAGTCTTTGTAAGCTGTGAATTAATAGAGTGCATCAGGCGGGTAACATATACTTGCTCATCGAGAGAAAGCGTCTTGAGCACACCAAAAGTAGCATTAGTGTATGTAGTAGGTTTATAACTCATTCCCATATTCCTTGTCATAGCACTCATCACAGACTACGTACTGTTGGTCAAACGACTTATCCACTATAGCACAAGACTCCCATTGTGTGTATTCATCATTTTCACCAGCCAGAGTCATACCCACCCCGTGACCACAGTGATAGCATGTAATGCAGTCAATCTCAGTCAGTAGCTCTTCTGCAAGGTAGGAAACATTAGGCGGAATAGTAGGAGAATCATCGAACCATTCAATAATCCACTCAGCTTCATCCTCTTCTTCACCATAGGAAAAATAGGTAGCCTTTCCTGGAGCATCCTCTAGCCAGATAGTATTACTCACAGCTGCTCACCAAACTTATTCATAAAGGTGTCTAGGTCGAGAACATATGAACCCTTACCATCAGCAAAGCTGTAGTATACCAGAGTCTCCCACACAGAAGTAATCACCATCTCAGCCTTAGGAGCATCGTTCTTCCACGTCTGCCCAGGCTCAGGCTTCCAGTTAGTGTCAACAAAGTGGTCGTGAGTGAAGGTCTGACCCTTCTTTGGCTTAGTCACGCCTTATCCCAATCTTTAAAAGAAGTGAATACCCGCTGCTCAAGTACATCAGCATTCAGCTTGCTATTCATAAGCTCAATCTCTAGAGCAGCCCTTCTAGCTGCCTCAGAAGTAGTAAAGATGAAGGTATTGACGTGCTTATTCTGAGCGTCATAAGTGTAGACGTTAACGAGGAAGACGTTCTGTGTTTCGTTCATAGTGAGAGTCTAGCCTAGCTAGTACCTACTGTCAAGCTCTCAGCGATACAGCCAGACCGTTTCTTTTGTAACAGTAAGAAAGGATTTTGTAACAGTACAATTTAGACTATTCTCTGTGTCCCCCAGAGCGCCTCTAAGTTCTGCAAACTCTGTGGCATCTTCTAAGTATGCGAAAACCTTAGATCCAGCATACTTATTATCAATATAAGTAGTAACCACATAGACACAGGTCTGAGTGCTACTCAAGTATTGACTCATTAGTTACACTTCCTCTAGCTCGTCAAGTGCCTCATGCAAAAGAGCTATAATAGACAACACTTGGGTAGGGGTAAACTCAAGTTTAGTGTGACCAAACTCTGCCATTTCTGCAGCAATGTCTGTAGACAGCTGTACTCGCTGCTCGGTACGTAACACTCCACCAGCAGACAATTCTGCAATAGCCTTAGCTCTCAGTCGTGGATGATACGCAGCATCTCCAATGATATTAGAAATGAGTACAGGTAGAAGCTCCTGTAGGTCAACTGAGATAACAGGCTCAGGTCTGTCTCTACGTGCTTGTATAGGTGGTACAGTATTTGGGTTCATGGTACCACTTTACCAGTTCTTTAGACAGGTGTCAAGCAACTGAGCAAGAAAGTTTGTGTGCTCTTGTCTGCTCGTCGTCAGCAGGTGTTAGAATGTGCTGAGCTACGTCACTGCCATTAATGTAATACCAAGCATACCCAGCACTACACTTGCCAGCGGGCTTAAGCTTTTGTGCTACTGGAGTGAAACCTCCGTTACGACGATGAATCTTGTTATCATCGTGGTCAGCTTCATTCTTATTACGACGGTATGACTCGTTCTTGAGGGTCACAAACTGTTCCTTTGGTGGGTTATATTTACCACCAATATTATCGTTCAGCACTGCTATTTACATATCCTCTGTAGATTCATTTATTTCTGTAGAAACCCAATGAGTTACTTCTTCATCATTTGACTTATGCCAGTCAACAATAGAAGTTACTGCATCATAGTCATCTAGTGCATCAATCTCTCGTGTTACTTCTCGTACACTAGTAAGTTCAATTGTTACTTTATATCTAGGCATTTACATACCATCCCTCAAAAAATCCTGGAGTTGATCCACTATGGATAACTCGTCTATGTTCTGCTAAAGCACCCCAGTAGTATTCATAATCACTAAAGGAGTGAGAGTTTGCTAATTTAATATCGTCAGTACCTGACAGCTTTGCTACCCAGCTGATACCATACCTAGGATCATAATTCTCAATAAAGTAATCCTTATACCAAGATGGAGAGTACAGGTAGGAATCCTTAAAGGAGCCTACTACAGTTACTCCCCACAGGTAACCGTAAGTAGTTTCTAATGAGTTTTGTACGTTACGAGCACCTATAGCTACATACCGTAGTTTCCAGTACTCTCTAGAGTTAGGGTACTGTGGTAGCTTTGGACTAAATTCCATACTAAGACTGTCCCAGTCTACGGCATAGCTCATCTTAGAGCTATAGGAGTCTACTTGCTTTAAGGGCACTACTCTACCATTCCAATATGAGTGACATAGGGACCAGACCGTGGCTCTTTGGTTACCTCAACTCCACCAACAGCTACTCCATCAATAGCGTCTTCCAGAAGTTCTGCAAACTCTCCAGAGTCCAGAGCCATGTCTAGACCACCTTCTATAAAAACATCATAAGTATACGATGCTGTAACTCTAAGATGCTTCTGCTTAGGAGACACTATTCCGCTCCACCCTTGATAGAATAAGGATACCAAGAGGCACAAGAACATTAATACCATGCTGCACTGAGTCGTCAATAATCCAAACTATAACACTAATTGTAACTACAAAATATAGTAGAAGGGTTACAATCTCGCTGAATTTCATTACTTTCCTTCATCTAGTAAGTCTGCTGCCAATCGTAACACGTCAGATAGAGGTACGTCAAGTCCTTCAATGATACAAGACAGCATAAAGCCAGAGCAGTCCTTCTTACCTAGCTCAGTGTCTGAGATATGACCTAGACTAACAAATGACTTCTCAGCCAACTGTCGCAAGGTCATTCCCTGACTCTTCCTAATGATCCTAATAGAACGACCTACAGCCTCACTGAGAGTCTTTGGAGCAGCTGGTAGGGTAGGAGTAGGCTTTACCTCTATAACAGGCTTAGGAGGCTCTACAGGAGCAATCTCAGTACGTGTTTGATATGCTTGCTTGAATAAGTCAATAGTACCTGCTGTAGCAACTGTCATACCTTAGTCTCCTGAGAGACCTCTCTCTACTCCGCGTCGAAAAGCCTCTGCTACATCAGCTGAGGCATCATTATACCCTAGCTCGTACATTTTTCCTAGCACTGAGTCAACAATCTGCATAGCCTCACGCTTAGAGAGCTTGTGGGCAAGATATCCATTTAGCAACTTCGATAGATCATTGCGTGCAGTTTCTCGTACACCTGGCATTTAAAATAAATCCTCTGGACTCTCATACTTGAATAGTGGAACAGCTATTGTATTAATTGGGAAACCACTTCCGTCTAACCACTTACCATTGTGCAGCACAGCAAAGACTTTATCAAAAGAACCTACACCAAGAACCCATACTTCACCTTCGTTTGGCTCTGGCCTAGCTAAATAACTCTCAAGAGCCTCGTTTAGATCTGTAACGTCCCACTGTCCATTTACAGAACACCACTCAGAGAAATCATTAAGAATACGCTTCTCTGTATCACTAATCATTGTGCCATTTCTTTCTTAAGTAGATCAAATTTCTCTTTAGCTTCCTTGGCCTTCTCTTCTAGCTTCTGCTGCTTTCGCTGTGCTGCTAGTGTATCATCTAATTTCTTGATTAGCAAGTCAGCAGCAAATTTATTAACCTCTTGCTTGATAGCACGGTTCCTTTTCACGAAAGAAATAATACAGGCTATCGGCCAGTACCAAGAACGTTTAGACTGGGCTAAGTAATATACTGCCTGTTCCTGACGCAATGTATGCTTAGCTCTACTGTAATCACACGCTCCGCTAGCTTTCAGATCCTCATTAACCTTTACCCTCTTTAAAGAATCAGTCAACTCTACAGTGTAAAAGGTGTACCAGACAATAACAACAAAAATGTATGGTACAACAACCCAGCAGAGAAACGAAGTAATCATTATTTCTCATTTTTCAGTAGGAATTTCTGGTTTATAGATTTAAAGCAGTTACGTCCAAGGACCTTAGCAACTTCTGGGTCACTATTGTGCCAGACGATGCCTTCAGCTTGGCTACCATTAGTAGGATACCGTAGATCGTTGGCTTGGTCAACAGCTTCCTTGATAGTCTCAGGGAACTCTACGTCAAGAGTTGGTACTGCTAGCTCTTCAAACTCTGGGTACCACTCTTCTCGTGGAATAAGACTCGCATAGTAAAAGAAATTAAATGGAGCAAACTTTAGTTCCTTAATCCCCATCTTATTTCCCTGAATACTTGGGCCATATAGCTCTCCCTGCAAGGCGTTACCAGGCTCTAGAAGTCCCTCAATTGTATCCCAATTGCTCCATAGCCACTCATAGGGAGGAAATGTAGGACTAATAGGGTTAACAATCTCATAGTTTCGAGTAGCTATCTTGAGAGCACCCTCATCATCCTTGAAGTAAGTAACAGACTGCCCATCAATCTTAAGAGTAGCATACCACCCTGGGATATCCTGTAGAGAACTCCACTGTCGCTGTGAAAGGTTCTGTACCCGCTCAGCATCAGACTTTACAGCATACTTCGTAGGGAACGTGTAGAGTCGTCGTGGACCACCTTGTGGCTTGACATAAGGCTCATACTTGAGTACACCTAGATTGTCTGTTAGATCAGTCCCAACTGGCTGGTCAGCTACAAACTTAGGGAACTCCGACATAGGAAGAACTAAACCTTGACTGATCTGACCACGTAGCTTAATGGTGCGCAGAGCGTGACCATAAATCTTCTTCTTTTCATCCTCTGGATCATTCATAGGACGTGTGCCACGATCCTTAAGGAAGGAAAACTCTTGTCGCTCTACGTCAAGAAAAGAGTCAATCTCAAAGTAGACAACCTTATCACCTACAGAGAATTCATCCTTACGGACAACTACTCCCCAACCACGTACTGTAGCCAATTCGAGAGCATCAGCATTCTCGATAGGCTCAATAGCTAGGATTTCTTCTACTGTTGCCAGCTTACGCTCAGCCATCTTCATTTGCTTTCTTATTAGAGTATTTTACATACTCTGGGTCTGTGCCAATTTTCTCTTCTAGGATTAGCTCATCCAGCCCGTAGGATACAGCACCATCAATGAACTGCTCACCGTCGAACCACATATAAAATGTGTGTACCTCGGGTCCAAGGTATGTAATGCAGCGTACTCGCCAGACTTCACCCTTCTTGGGAGTATTCTCCTCAAGAAATGCCTTGAAAGTGTCTAGAGTTTTATAAGTTGCAATATGCTCATGACTCCGACTACGAACCCACTTCTCAAAGTCCTCAAGAGTATTCTTATACTTCACTGTACTTACTGCCTTCTCTTCCTTCTCGTCGTGAGTGTCTGTAGATGCACAACTTCCACAGCAGGCACCACCCCCACTCTCTCGCATAAGACGAATAGTACAGTCTCTATAGGGACGACCACAATTCTTGCAGGCAATACCAGACATAGTCTTTCTGCTGAACTCATAAGTGGTTCGCTTAGACATTTTTCTTCCCTCGTTTACGACTGATTGACTCTAGCCTATCACGAGCAGGGTGTTTCTGCAAGGCAGCAATCTTCTTCTCCACTAGAGTATACTTTGCAAAAGCCACGTTCCTCTCCAGGCGTAGCATTCCAAGAGCTGCCTGGTAGTCCCTCACTTCATACCTAGTAGCATCCTCAAGAGAAGCTTCTAGGTATCGTCTAGTGGCTGTAGCAATGTCACGATGGGAGCCTACAAATAGAGTCAATTCGTCTTTGCTAAATGCTCCACTCACCTTCCATACACTATTACGCGCAACCACCCACTCTCCTGTTGGTTTAAGGTAGGTCTCAGTACCATTAAACTCTGCCCAACCGAGGGTAAACAAGTGGTCTGGATTAGTTAAGAAAAACCCATACTTGTGCCTAATAGAATTAACAATAGGAGCAGCATAGAGTAGTTTCTCATACGTAATCTCAGTAGACATAGTGTGGACGTACTCCAATTTTACTAATAGGCTCTATATAATTCTGACTAGAGGGTTTTCTACCATTAGCGTAGCGCCACCCATCATCATGCATCACTAAAAATAGTGATATGTTAGTGGACTTCCTGTAGCACTCCCAAACCTCTCCGATCTTAGGCTGGAACTCTAGGAATTCCTTAAACTCATTTACCACAGAGGCATACGTAGAGTTATAGTTCTTATCCTCAGTCCACTTCTTAAAGTCATCAAGTGTTTCTCTGTATACAGTCATATTACTTCCAGCTAGGTTTGATATAGGTATCGACACTGGTCAAGGTTGTGCCATCACATGTCCGTCAGGGCATACGGTGTCGAAGTGGTCTCCGTGGTCGATGACCTTGTGGTCCCTCATCCGGGTGGTGACAGCCGGTGCGCTTCCAGGGGGTTGGCGTCTCGTTGTGAGGCAGGTTTACCCATCAGCACGGCGTTCGAGTCGGAGCTTACCCGACCAGTGTCGGGGTCAACAGGTGGGTGGATGAAAGGATGAATGGTGCTCATCATCGGATCTATAATCATTTTACTTACTTCCAGCTAGGTTTGATATTGTTAGGATCACTAGGACGTGACAGGTACACAGGATCGTCTCTATACGACTGTCCGTCAAGTGAACAACCCTCTTCGATGCAGAAGGTCAGTAGACGTGAACTGACTCCATAAAACTCTGATATTTCAGGCATATCTTGTCCTTAGTGAAAATCAATGAATCCGTCTTGTGCAGCCCAGCTCACAGCATCATACCACTGTTGGTGGTACCGTGCAAGGTGGTACGGGTAGTCTGCAATACCTAGCATATCCACTGAGAAGGTTTGATAGTCCTCTAGGAGTCGCTTACATGCTGCTGGTCCAAGTGTGCCCTCGTTGTCAGCAAACCATATAAGGTCATAGAAGGGTAGCTCCCTAGAGAGTCCAGGGCCAAAGGTCACACTAAAGTAGTCACAGAGAGCCTCACGGTATACAGTGTGTGTACTGTAGCTACACTGCGTTGTAGGTCCAGTCTCTCCACTAGCGTACCCTACAGTAAGGAAGTGAGAGTCTCTCGCCCAAGGCGCATCAAGTTTGAAGGGAGTAACACCAAATCCTTCAAGAGCATGAGGAAAATTATCATAAGCAAATATCAGTTTCTGGTTGTTAGCGTAGAGACTATCATAAAACTCATCATAGTCATCATCGGAAATGTTATTAGACTTCTCTAGTAGATCAGGAAGAAGCTTGTGATGCCGATATGCTGTGGTGTCTAGTCCCATTACTTGTTCCTACTCCAAAAGTGTTTCTTACGCTTAATAACTACCCATCCCTCTTTTTGACAGCTCCAGCAGGGGATAAATATACCACGGTTTAGATCAAGGACTGCCTTCTTTTCGTGGCAGATATAACACACTACATCATGCTCTGCAAAAGGTGAGCCTCCGTAATCATTAATCTGAGGCTTATGAGCATCCACTATTTCTTAGTCTTCCTCCCAAGGAGCAGTACGATTCATTAGTTTCTTAAACTTAGGATAATCTCTAGGCTCTTCATCTAGTAGGCGGACAAGTTCATTATAAGTCTCTTCGTCTACTACATAATTAAAGTCGTCGTCCATTACTCTTTCTCCGGCACAACAGTAACCCACTGGTCTGAGTTATATGCCATAATTAGCTGTCCATCAGCGTCTAGGAACCACAAGGCTCCACTGTTTGAGAGAGTTAGAGTTTCTGCTCCAACATCATCAAACGTGTCGTTCTTTCGCTCAACAAGAAATCGCATTTTTATTCCGCCTCTACTAGCAAAAATGTACGAACTTTATCGACATTTCCCTCATCGTCGTAAGATGTAACCTTAAGAAAATCTCCACCATTAGGAATACTGTAGAAAAATTCACTTCCTATGTAGTTTCCACCTTCATAGAGAACGTGATTAAGTTCTTCACTAAAATCCATTTTATTCAACCCACTCCAGTAACTGCTCGACTTGGTTAACTACTGATGACTCTACACCACTAGAGCGAGCACTGTCAACCACCTGAGATACGGACGTGACCTCCACTGCATCACTCTGTAGACTGTCTAGGAAGTTTGTCATACTTGCTTTACGTTCCTTGACTGCTCCAGCTGAATCCAACTTAAATACTTGCTCTGCAGGCTTGACAGGGATATCAAAAACCTGTAGGTCTTCTGTAACAGTGTCATACGTGTAGAAAACAGGCTGTTTCTTCAAGTTTTCACTAGTCAAAGATCCGCGAGAGACACTACCATAATTTACATACTTTATATGCTTATAACCATCGAGTGGGTATGACTCCCCTTGAATGTCATGAATATGGCCGTTGGCTAGCAGGTAAGTAAATCCTTTAGTGACAAGAAGGTTAGCATAGTCGTCAGCAGCAATGTAGTCATATGGTGGCTTCTGTCCTACAGGGAAGATGGTTAGGTGTGAGGAAATAATCACTGAATCATACTTATTTTTCTTCCGCCACGTCTCGATCTTACGGAAAACCTTAGGAAGATTCTTGGCCGCGTCATCCTCTACCATGTAAGGAATGCTGTATACAGGAAGACCCCCTACAGGTCCGTTCATCAGGTGCATGTTGTTCATGCGGGTGAGCGCCCCTAGAGGCTGCTGTGGCAAGCTGTCTAGCCTATTGTTCTGAATGTCGTGATTGCCAATGGTGAAGTAACAAGGTACAGCTTTTAGAATTTCGTGAGTAGCCTGGACTAGCTCAAAGGAGGTACGAGAAGGAGTCTTAACATGTAGCAAGTCACCGTTAAAAATAATACCATCAACCTTGAACTCCAGACTCTTGTCTACAATAAACTGTAGCTTGTCAAGGATATCTTGCTGGTAGGTCTCAGTACGTTGGCCGGGTGGCTTGACTGATAGATGAACGTCTCCGACAACTGAAAAAAGTGACATTAAATAGTTCTCCGATAAATCTTTCTTGCGGATATCTCTTCTGCGAATCTCATATAATCATTTGTATTTCGCACAATTAGTCTAGAACCATCAGTGGAATAAATAGTTTCATTATCAACATACATGTATGGAAGCCCTTTCTTACATGCTGCAATAAACTTTTCTCTCTCAGTAGTCTGCTGCTCATCGACAACATACCCACTCTCAACGGTAGCAATAGGCTCTGACTGTCCCCAAGCGTAGAAACTGTCACTGTCTGACAATTGATCCTTCTCAGCGTAGTGCTGTCTAACTCTAGACTCTCCCTTAGGTTCTGTCTCTTTGCGAATGCTACTAATCATCCGATTAAAGGCATCATCAGTTTCTTCCTTAGTAAACTGATGAAAAGAGGAATCAGGGTATTCCTCAGCTTCTCTGATTGCCCACTCAGGCTTCTCCTTAGGAACTTCCTGAGCTACCTCAACTTCCTGCATGTAACTAATAGACTTAGGGATAGTTTGTCGCCCCAGGAGGATATACAACAACAGCCACCACACTGGAGTAAGTAAGATAGAAGTAAGAAGAATCATGTACTAAGAATACCACACCACCACCAAGAAAGCAACTCCACTACTTTTCTCAGCTGGGATGAAGTAGTGGAGTTGCTTACTGGTCTGTATTTACTTATGGTTGTCAATTGCTAATATAAGACCTGCACCGGAGAGTACTGCCATGACTCCTGAGGTTGCGGAGAGTCCTCCCCACGGTGTGGAGTTATTTAAGATTACTCCTGTGTATGCAAAGATAGTTGCAGCTGTTAAGAATAGAGAGAACAGGAAGGTAAATAGATAGGTTAGGTACCTAGGAGGGTTATTATTACTCTTCTTCAACGTAGACCTCCAAGAGACTGTGCATTACGATATCCATGTAGTGGTAACCTTCCATCACATTCAGGACCGCCACTATCTACCACATGCCCATTAGCACATGCTGTCTCCCACTCTGAGTAATCTAGGGTATCTACTACACTAGTAAGTGGTCGATCGTCTACATAAACAGGTGTAGATAGGACCATAATTAGGTCTTCACCACAGTTAGGAATAGGACACTTAGCCCACTTATACTTAGTGAAACTACTCATGAGTGTGGTACCTTTCCAATACTCCCATTAAGGAACCCCTCTAGGAATGTAGAAGCTGCATCTACATTTCCTGAGTATACTACCTTGGCAGACTCTGTAAACTTAGTGTACAAAGGCCAAGCAAACTCAACCTCTACCACTTCGTCACCCAAGTCAAAGGTGTCCATAAAGTCCAGTGCAGTATCTTCTGATCCATAAGCAACTACAGGCTCACTGCCTACTGCCTTGCCTTGAGTATCGTAGATGTACTGCGTAACAACATAAATCTTATTCATTAAAAAGCTTTCTTGAGAAGTTTAAGTGTCGGCCACGCTTTGATAGAAGCAGCACCAGTGGTCATCAGTTGATGTGCCTAAGCTTCCAATCCTGCTGCCGACCCTCTGTGACTAACCCAGAGCAAACTTAGGTGTCATAGATGTACTGAGTAATTAAAAGGCTTTCTTGAGAAGAAATCTTGTAAGTAGTACCAACCCTACAGGAGCTGCAATAGGGAAAAATAGTGTCAATAGAGCAAATCGGCTAGCAGTCTTGCAATTACCCTGTACCCAGAACGTAAATGCAAGGAAAGCGCAAAGTATACCACAAAAAAGCCAAATAAACAGAATATTATTCACAAGGTGCCTTCGGAAAACAGCTTAGCTACAGTATCATTAAACCACTTCATAGCATCGTCACCAGAGCCAAGAAATTTTACAATAGCTGCAGTATCATCAGGTGAGTGTAGCTCTCCTGTGTACTCATTACTCCACATAACCCGTAGGTTACGCTCCTTGGCCCATTCTGCGATGTTGAGAATGTAAGACATGTGGAGAGTATTGCAGTTTTCTCCTGCTGGACCCCTGTACCCATATGCAGTGTCAAAACTAATCTCAGCATAACGAGAGGTGGTGCATGACCAATGCTCACAGTCATCCTCACAGTAGTCACTGTGCTCTGGAGTAATCATTGTCTTTCCATCAGCATGAGCATCTATGTCAAGAATAGCTGGCAGACCTTGACCTAGATGATTACCTATACCGAACTCAGTGACAGACTTTTCAGGAACAAAGTCACTATCAAACTCAGAAGACAGTACTAGTAGGCCATTGACAAACTCATATAGCTCATCACGGTCTGTAGGATCAAGAATTAGAACACTTGTGTTAAGAGTCATTATCATACACCATCCATAATTTCAAATACAATTGTTCCAAGGTCAGGACGAGGCTTGAGTGTCACACCAAACTCTTTCTTTACAGCTTTGACAACACCAAGCGTAGTTCCGTCGTGGTTAAGGTAAAACTCGTCAAAGTCATCAGGAGTGGTGACTTCCTCGAACTCAACCCACGCCTGCCGAACATCTAGAAAGCACAGGTACTTAGGAGGATTATGTTCCCTAGTTGGGTAGTCAATCTCCACGAAATCTGTCTCGGCCCACAGCCACTGTTGCTTGCTCATAAGAGAGACTATACCCTACTTCCTTCTAAGTGTCAACTACCAGCCCATAGGATCTATGCGACCACTTTCTACATCACGCCAGTACTCAGAGCTACGCCTAGCTTGCACGTAGTCACCTTCTCGGATGCTCTCAGCTACTGAGATATCGTACCCTCCCATTGCAGTGAATTGAATAACTGCAATACCTTGACCACAATCCTCTACTCTAGATGTGTATAGCTCGTACATAAGCTGTAGAGCCTCACTGTCACCTTCTGATAGGACAGCCTTCTGAGGATCTTTTAGATTAAGCATTAGTGACACTAGAGTACGTCCCAGGTGCTCACACATGTACTGCACTGTCGGATTCTTATACTTCACAGGTTTTGGGTATGTTCCAAACATATTAAGTTACAGCTTATCAATCCATACTCGGTAAGCTGGCCCACCTTCCACAACATAAATTAGCGAATCATCGTCTCCTACAGCAGACCAAGTGCCTAGTGTTTCTGTTTCTCCACTAGCATGTTGCCGGAAGTCCTCTGAATCCGATACTACTTCCATTGGTTCTTCCTTTTCAGTATATTCTTCTACTCGTTGTCCTAGTGTTGACGTAGGAATACGATCAGTAAGGTCAATATACCCATCACGCTTAACTAGAGTAAGATACTCTCCAGGCACACACCCCGTAGTGGTAATATAAAAAGCCTCTTCCCCACACAGTAGGCTCTCTACTGTTTCTCGCTTTCCAGCAGCTGCACTAGGTAGCCTTGCAGCAATTCCAGCTTTAGCGTCTTCAGAAATATCAACTATATCTCCTGGTAAAAACTCCATGCGTGGTCCGCCAATAAGAGTCAGGTCACGAGGGTAAAACCACCAACCATCTTCCAGAAGAGCATAGGGGAAGGTAGAGTAAGGAGCAGACTTAAGCACACCTACTCTTGAGTAGGGACCACAAGATGCCCAAATTACGTCACCTTTTTGGAAATCAGTCATTTTCTTTATTCTCCAAATACTTCTTCAAAATAGTAGACTGGCGGTCGTCAAAGTGCTGCAAGTCTTCTCGTCCCATGTAATGAACTAGGGCTAGACAATGCCAGGCACAGGAAATGAGATGATTAACGCCATTATCTGGGTCATACTTCTCTCCAGCTAGAGACTGTCGTAGGTGGCGCTCAGCAGCATCATAAGACAGTGACCACTCATACCCATAGCGCCAGTTTTCTAGTCCAATATCAGACTTAGGGTACTTTTCTAGATTAATGCCATATGCCTCTGCAAGTTGCCACAGAGAATCCTCTGGGATCAAGGAGAACTTTGCAAGCTTAGATCCTTTTTGTCCACCAGTAGATGATGTTTCACGAACCTCACTGGAAGTAGATAAGTCTTTAACTGGTGTGGTGTTTTCCCATATAACCTTAGATACGCTAACGGTGTCATGTGAGTAAACGGTGTATTTAAGAGTCTTAAGTTCGTTTTCTGTAGCAGAAACTACTTCATCTGTAATATCACGGCTGTTTGGGAAGTGTAGAACTACCAGGTCACCCTCAGTGAACTTACTAAAGTCATTACTCACAATCGTACCCTACATCTCCTGTTTCGCTGGCCTTAGGCTCATAACCCATATAAATCTCTGCGTTCTCTCCAAAGTTACGAGAAAACTCTACAATACGATCCTTGACCCTGCTTTCAAAATCAAGGTACATGTTCTTCATATCTTCAGACATTAGTAACTCCGAACCTTTATAGAAATCTTGACCTTCTCTATATGCATATCAGGACGCCCTGTGCAGTTCCCATATTCGGTGGAACGCTTCTGTGCAGCTTGCTTAGCAGTCTGCTCAGAGACAAATACTTCAATATCAGCCTTACCATAGCAGTAAGACTCTTCACAATCACAGTTACTGTAGACGACCCACACATACTCGTCAGACACTGTACTTCTCCATACTAGTCAAGTGGTACTTATGGCAGGAGGGACACTTGTAGGCACGGCATTCGGTCTTAGAACGGTATGCCTTATCTTGACGAACAATCTTGGCAAGAGCCAGCTTAGCTGCAATCTCATCCCGATACTTGTGCTTACGGCAAGGTCGCTTGTGAGTCTTCGTAGTGTGTGACATAGTGATGCTCCTTCTTCGTTGTTGGTAAGCACCACTCTACACCCTAGTCACCTGTGGTGTCAATTAACTCAGGCAGCTACTTCTTCTACCGTCCAGAAATCACCATCAAAAGAAACAGGAAGGTAACCAGCGTCACGGAGAGCCTTCTCGTAGTCAACTGCACTGCCCGTAGGTGCTACCTTGATACGGTCTACGGCTCGGTTATCCTTGTAGACAGAGAGAGTGTCTAGTTCTGGTGTGGCATCTGTAAGTGTTGCAGTTAGCATTAAAGATCGTATCCTTTTGATTGGTTATTGAGGTAGTCAACTACTTGACTCTTGTGTAACATGGTATCAGAGCTTACTCCGGTAGGCAAATTACGTACTGTGTACTCATCCTTGAGAAACTTCACAGCCTTTTCTACAGACTCGTAACTTACTCCAGAAAGTGTGTACATAGTGTATAGGTGATCTGCTGTCTTGTCAAACTTGTCGTACATCAAATCACTAATAAATGAGAGGGTTACTACTGAATCTGCTTCAATACTCATAACAAGCCAGGCAGCATTCTCGTCATCTAACTTAGTGATAAGGTATGCAAATCGTTCTAGGTACTCTTCATAAGTTGTCATACAAAACTCTTCCATGCAATAAGTGCGTCACCTTGACCAGCTACTTGACTTCGGCCACAGAAAGAAACCTGTCTTACTGAGTAACCAAATCTATTAAATACTGTCTCAGTCAAAGCTGAGTAATGAGTGGGGTCTTGGGCTTGAACATCGAAGCCTGCTGCTCCGTTTGGTGTAGTTATTACAGCACCCCTACGAGCCTTATTATCAACGAATTCAAAGAATGGACGGTAATCAAACACATGCTCAATAGTCTCAATAGAGACTACGTAATCAACTGTGGGGAATGTCTCGTGTGCCCAGTCCCAAAAGTCTGGTGAGTTAAAGTCTCTACCAAATGTAGCACCATCTACAGGGAGGTACTTGAATGATCCTGTAGACACCTCACGCATGTATCGGTCCATATCACATGAACCAGCACCTAAGTCTAGGACTAGGGAATCTTCTCTAAATCCTAAGTCTAGGTAGAGGGTGCTCCAAACTTGTTCGTACTCTGGCTTTCGGTCTTGGTACGTCCCGTAGGTGGGTGTTTGTTCTGGGGTAAGGTAGTCAGACCACTTCTGACGCTCTTCATCACTCATTTTCACTCATCTTACTGTAGGAGTCGATAGCTTCATTAAGTGACTCAATGGTCTCTTTCTGAGAAGCAACTAAAATGTTGAGGCTTTCAATTTCCGCCTTAAGAAAGTTGTATCTAGCACGAGACACAACCATTCCGTCATCAATTTCCATGTTGTTTGCTTTCATCAGATGTTATTCCAAGTCTCAACAAACTCACTCACAGCTAAGCGAATTGCATCCATGCTCTCATAAAGATACACAATATCGTATTCTCCTGCTTCAACTTCAGCAGGGGTTTGATTGTACGTCATAAATGCCACTCTGTGAACATCTACCAGAAACTTCTCGTAAGCTTGTAGAGTTTGAACAAGCTTGGAACTACTAGCAGTCTGACTCTTGCCAATTTCCTCGGGAAGCTTAACCATAAATCTTTTCCTTAATATAAAAAGCAGTAAAGTAAGAGACTGTACCAATAACTACTGTGAGTAGAGCATCTACTGTAAGTACAGTAGAAGTGTTGTGCAGAGCTACCCCTACTCCCCACCCTATAAAGATGCTCAAGATGATTGACGTTAGAATAACTCCAAGATCAATAAGGTAGTCAGCTTTCTCAGGAACAGACGCTGTTACCACAGGTTGGGCAGTAATTTGCTCTCCGTAGAGTGAGATTATAAACTTCCTGAGCATCCTCTGAGGCTTCCTTAAGGGTATTAATCTGAGTTTTAAGTGCTTGGAACTTACTAAGGGTAGTCTTAGTGTCGGACACTAGCTTCTTTACTGCGGCGATCTTGTCGTAGTACGAGTCTATCACATCAAGTTCTGCGCTGTCAAACGTGACAGGCTTCTTATCCAACAACTTCTTAGCAAAGAACTTCTTGTCCTCTATCATGGTTAGTACCGAGTAAGCCTTCACAGAGCGTTGTAAGAGGTCTGTAGCCTTCTCTAGCTCCGCTGATACGTCTGGGTGATCTGAGACGTTCTGAGAGGCTTGTAGGTACTTCTGCTGACTTGCCTTGGTAGTAGTTCTAGCTACATCTACAGTAGCAACTTTGTTGGTGAGACTTTTGAAATAAGTTAATAGTTCCTTAGCTTCGGCAACTTCTGTAGTAGATTGGTCTACCCACTGATACTCTACTAACTGCTCTCGTGCTTTCTCTAGGTCAGTTATTCGTGTCTTCAGTAATCTACTAGACTCTAGTGACCTTCGGTTTCCTTCTTTGACAGCTAGACGTAGAGTGTTAGCGTGAGTTAGCTTACCGATGATAGCAGAGACTGTAGTACCTGACTCATCAAGTAGGTATGGCTTGTCGAACTGGAAAGCCACATGCAATTCTACAGGAGAATCATCTAACTTTAGCACATCTTGGACAGCTTGAGGTACAGACGTACCTGCCTTAGAGTACTTCTCAGTACCAATGAAATATGTTGAGAGAGACTTACCTCGTTCGATTCTTACAGGTGTTCCATCAATGTCAGCTGTAACAGTAGTCTTTGCAGCAGCTTCCTGGATTCTCACAGGAGCAGAAGAGGTATTTCTCATTACCATCTTTAGTGCTCTAAGAAGTGCAGACTTACCAGTAGAGGAAGGACCAACGAAAGTAGTGACAGACCCTCCGCTTGGTTTGGAGGAAAAGTCAACCTTGGCTTTCTTTATTGACTGAAAGTCAGTTACTAGAAGAGAGTTTATCGTCATTCTTCTATTATAACACTTCTGGTACTAGTGTTATTAGGTTCTGAGGAAGCAAATAGCTTATCCTAAGGGTAGCTGGCCCTACCAACCATCAGGCTCTAGTAACTATCGTCGTCTCGGTGGGAATCCAAGCTCCTGAGACAAACAAAAACCTGGTGGCTTGTGGAACACCAACTTGCTTAGTGTTAAAACCTATTTCGGAGTCTCGATACGTCTGCAGTCCAATTTTTTTAGTTGCATAGCCTATAGGTGAGTCAGAGTACAGGGGCAGGCCAATTTTTTTAGTTGCATAGCCTATAGACGAGTCGGAAAAACCTGATAAGCCAATTTTTTTACTGACATATCCTATAGATGAATCCAAGTACCCGGCCACGCTTAAGCCTTCGCCTTAATTCCGAAGCTATAGGTTCCGTTTGACAAATTTACAAATTGGTACGGAGACGTGACGCCTGAGGCTACCAACACGAAGTCACCCTGTGCTGGATTAGCTTTAGTGGTAGACCAAGCTTCGTAGCTGGTTGCGTTAGCGACAGCGGGCCACGTAACAACCTGTGATCCGTCAGACGCAGAAGACGACGTTGGGTTCACTGTGTTACCCAATGTGACCACTGGAGTACTCAACGGGGTAAGAACAGCAAAGCTTGCAACCGCAGTCACTAATGTCCAGTTAACGGCGCTTGGGAAGGTAGCTGTAGTGCTCTCAGGCCCACCAGCGGAAGTCCGTGTGGCTAGTGCAGCTCTGAGGTTGAAGCCTCCTCCTGAGGTAGCAACAGATTGGGTGACTTGAGTGAATCCATTGGCCCATGCCGAAACCGCAGGCACTGCCGAAGTGCTGCCATACAGAGCGTAGGCCAGAGCGACTTGACCTGCTGATGCTGCCACAGGCGAGCTATTGGCAGCTGTTCCTGCCGACCCGGAAGTGGCGTAAGTGGACGCAGTAAAGGATGCCGCCCCAACAAACTCTGTAGCTATGGCTGCAACAGTAGCGCCACCAGAGAAGCCAAAAGACCAACTGCTGCCGGAGGCTGAACTTGAGGCGTAAAGGTAGTTACCGTTGTTGTCGGTGTTCACAAGTGAGAACCCTGCGGGTGTCGAGGTCACCGGGGTCGTGGGAGCGATAGCAACCACTACAGTATTGCCAGGTGTAACAGAACTGGCAAGTGTGATAGCGAGCACAGTCACAGTAGATGCCCCTGTGACGGTGCCTTTAGACTGAACAACATCTCCAGCAGTCATATTTATTTTCCTTCCTTAGAAAGTGACCGATGTGCTGCCACAGGTATTTCCGGCCTGGTGCGCAATCGTTAGATCACTGGATGGGTACTTAAACCCACCAGCGTAGTCTGGGTCAATGTCGTTGTCTGTAATGACATACCTACTGCCGTGGAAGTTCAAACAGTAGTATCCACCACCTCGAAAACGATTAGAGTCTATCGTAATGTCTTGACACTCACTGTCATAGTTTTCACAGTAAAGTACAGCAGTAACCCAAACTTTGGTGTCTGAATCAGGCGCTATGTATTCCATATTGTTGTTCTGTATCAGAGCACCTTGAACACCCATCAAGTGTATGGCTTGTAGATGGGAACCTGTTACGTTGTGTGGTGGAGCACCAAAGTAAGAATTTCTTACAGTCAAGTTTTTAGCGGTCTGACCTGGCTGGTTAGATGTATAAGAGCGCATCTGCATTTCAGTTGAGTTGTACTCCCCAGAACCCTCAGCAGTGAACTGACACAGGTCGAAAGTCAGGTCTTGGAACCCATATGCATTATACGCAGAAGAAGCTCTAACGCGTGTAAATGTTTGTCCTGCTGGGGGAGTACCAACACTACCATCTTGATTTAAATTTATAGACCCATCCACAATACAGTCAGAGACAGCAACATCAGCTGCATTGACATTAAGACTACCTCTGATATGCAGCCCGGAAAGTCGGGTACCTGCGTCGGTGATGCTGTAATCTCCAAAGAAATCACTCAGTGACACAGACTGGTCTGGCCCCGTGTTGCTCAGGGTTGGCAGAATGCCTGACCCGCCTGGGATAGGTGGCAGCAGTAGAGACCCCGTACGTAGCGACCGCCACCCACTGGATTCCCGGACGTATGTCTCAACAGCCATCAGACCAGGGGCCTATCCCAAAGAGCAGTTCCTGATACAGTTGTTGGCGGTGGACTAGCTACAGATCCGCCAATGAAGTGCCAAGTGACAGCTGGGTTATTCGCTAAGGTGGTATCCAGAGTGGGCCATGTGTTACTGGACTTGTCGTAAGTCACTGGGACCAATAACGGAGTGCTAGTGCCTCCACCAGAACCTCCACCACCTGTTAGATGAGGTCCTATTTTACCACCAACTACTAACTGATCCCCGACCCACTCAACGCTAGGAGGAGGTCCAGGAAGAAGTACGGTTCCTGTAGATGCATCTTTTATAGAGAAGAAAGTCCCTAGGTTAATAGGATCTACATTTGTTGAGTCTGGAGTAAAATTAAAGCTGTTGATTAAGGCACCATCAACATTAAGACGAGCATTCCAGTTCCACCCACTTGGATTAAGGCTAGAATGACTACCGTCTATACACCAGAATTCAAAGTGACCATCAGTTGTAGTAAGAGTCTTGGCCGAAACTACAATGATTTCGGAGTCAGCTCCAAGGAGTGCTCCACCTACATTTGGTGTTAACGTCAGAGAGGCAGTAGTAGGAACTCGTCTTTCAGGAAAATCGTCATCGTCGTCTGCTGTATCAAACGTAGCATAGGATACATTTAAATAACATTTTCCATATACTGTTCCTGGGTCTAGAGTACCTTCGTAGACACCTGGTTGGTCTGCTGGCATGGCCGTACCTTCTCTCTGGTGGTATCTATATTATCGTCTTAATTAGAGAGATACAACACACAAAGGCACCTACATGTTAAATAGGTGCCTTTCTATGGATCGGGATTAAATCTCACCAGACGTAGACAGCCGGTAGGCCACCTCTAACCTACCGGCTGTCACTTAGGCTCTGAGATCCCGAACCACTCAGAGACTGGCTTGAAATATTTAATTTGTGCGGGTAGCGAGGCTCGAACTCGCAGTCTTCTGCTCCCAAAGCAGACGGATTCCCAATTTTCCCATACCCACTAAGACTAATCCTAGTGGTATAGGATTAGGTTATTACTTAGAGTCGTCCTCTGATAGTACCCTGCCGGGGTGCCAGAATGCTTCTGGATCTTCCTCTGCAAGCTGGTCAAGGGTCTTACCCTCTACAGGCTTGACAGGCTCTTCTGCAGCAGCTGGAGCATCCTCTGCGCCTGTGTTTGTCTCATCGGTAACGGTAGGAGGAGCTTCCTGTACGTTAGTGTCTTCCTCCACAGTTGGTGGAGTAGCATCTACAGTCTTTTCGTCAGCCATTTGACTATCCTTTCGTCTTAATTATATTATCGTTAGTTCTTTGTCAAATTAACAGAAGGCTCTCCCCCAGAGAGGTAGTACTTAGCCTCTGCTAGATCCTTAATTGCTGACGCTAGGTTAGCATTCTCATCAGAAGCAGAACTAGATATACGTGAAGTAGCTCTCTTAACTAGGCGCTCAATCAGGTAATCAATCTCACTGTCAATAGTGTCACTAATCATTGTAGGTGAAAGCCTCGTCTTTCAGGAAATAAGTAATTGTCCGGCTTACGAATCTTATAAGACAGTCGGTGGTCAAACTTCTCAGTAACCATAATGTCTAGGTTAATGTAATAGCCACTCTGGTAGAAGAGGGATAGTTGTAACGAACTGACCTCTGTAGGATACCACCCAATGGCCCATCCTGTCCAGTTGTGCCAGAATATCCACTTAGGAAATCTCATGTGTGGACAATCTTTCTAATACCAGAACGCTCAGCAAGACCTGTGCAGCGAAGGCAGGGACGAGAGGGGGAAACTTGATCCATTCTACCAACACGAGCCACATACAGCGTAGCTCCTTGTGCTTGATTTCCTGCCATAGAGAGAACTGCCTCCTCTGCATGAACACTAACCCTACGCCAGCTACCCTCTGCCCAATGTGGGAGTTGCGGTTGGCGCTGCTGGTTTGAGGCAGCAGCGAGAACAACTCCATTCTTTACTAGAACTGCTCCATGACGATGAGAGCAACGAGAAGCTTCAGCAATTGCCAAAGCTGCCTTAAGTTGCTTTCCTGCCTTAGAGGAATAGTTATCGGTTATTTGCATATCCATATACTATCACAGAAGATCAGTCGGTGTCAACTACCTCTAGAGAATCTTCAAGCTCCCACCACAGGTAGCTGTCTGAGTTATTCTTTTTATTAAACCACTCCACTAAAATGTTTCCTAGTCCTGGGGCTGATAGATGCAACTCGTCCACCTCAGGATCTGTAACCACTCCATAGTGACTACGATCTTCTGGAAACTCTACAACAGTTCCTAGCTTAAGCATTAAATCAACCCTAAGGTTATATCTGCATTCTTTACAGCTTCTGCCCAAGAGGTTCCCGTGTCTTGTGAGTCCTGAACCTCTCTCAACCAAGACTTAGCTAGAGTTGAGTACTCTTCATACTCTCTTTCTATTATTTCCTCTATACCGCTAGGTCCGTTCTCTTCGGTATCCCACAACTCAACCTTCTTTATAGGAGTTCCAAGAGCAAGATAGGCTTGTCCTACGATACAAGACCCCTGACCATTAAATACGTATTGGCACCATCCATCTGGCATCTCGTATACAAGGTCTGGCGCATCTTTAGCTATTTCTCGGACCTTCTTCACCACGTCGTGCAACGGGGGCATCTTTGTTTCGCTCATGTGGTCAAGTGTAGCAGGGTCTTTCTCAAGAGTCAAGAGGTAATTTCTCGTTGCTTCTGCTCTAGAACCTTGAGACGATTCCCTAAGTCTGCAAATAAGCTAGGAAGGAACTCTGGGTTTACAGTCAAGGCAGAAGAAATAACGTCATTAGCAAAACGCCAAGCCTCGTCAAAATCTAGACAAATATCCCCTTCCCGCTCTAGCTCCGGTGCGGTAAAGTGGATCTTAACCTTACTTTCGTCTGTGTGATGAGCTAGAATCTCTACCCTATCTCCATCTACACTAAATCCAGTTCTTGGTTGATTGAGTCTTTCTGGCATATCAGTAATCTCCTGCTTGGAATTTCTCAATGCTTTCTTTGATTAAATCTTCAATGTAGCCTGGGTCTAATTCCATTGCTCCGCTGATTATGTCTGAAGCATAAAGCCAAGCTTGGTCGGCAGGCATCGACGCACTACCTTTTTTACCATTTTCTGAAAAGAAAGTAAGAAATAGTTCACCATCTCTAACTTCAGTGCCGACTTCCACAACATCTCCGTGTTGATTGTAAGCCTTTCTAGGCTCATCGTCGTGACGTTTTAGATTGTCTCCCATATTAGTGACCTCAAATTTCTCCCTGGCACTAATATTATCGTACTGCCTATTGGAAATTATGTAGGTGGTACGATATAAATTTACTTTAGTGAACGTCTTTCTACCAAGAAATCTTCAAGGGAGCCATACACAGAACAACGAGAGCAGGTAGCCATTAGTCCTTTAGTAGTAGATACCTTGACCCAGTGTGGATCACAAATAAAGAACTTTTCCTCATAAACACAGGAAGGGCAATGAAGAATTAATAAGTAGTCTGCCTCTAGATCACATGTTTCGTGGTCACAGGGGATAGCAAAGTTATAGTCTAGAAGTTCAATAACTTCCAAGTCTTCTCTTACTTCCATGTACCCTCAGTTGGACTTGAACCAACCTCCACCAGATACAGCATTGTAATGGACACTTTATAAGAGTGCGCTGATATGAGGGCTTGTTTTATTTTTTCTTTTCTTCTTTTAGTCTCTTCTTAAGTGCTCTCATGTATTCGTTGTACTTAGCTTTACATAGGTCACACCTACACCTATCCCCTCTCTCTGGGTCTCTCTTACCAGAGACGCCTCCACCGTGAGGTACTCCTATATCCTCTCTCGTCTTCTCTATGTGGTGCTTCTTACACAGAAGTTGGCATTTTTCTATTTCTTTATATAGCTCTTCATTAGTATAGTTATTCCACTTAGCCATGATAGTAAATTTTTTGGACTTTGGGTCCCTGTGATCAAACTCTAAGTTTTGATCGGTTCCACACCTAACACAGACACCTCCAAGAAGGGCCAGAAGTCTATTGCGAAGAATCTGGTACCTTCCTTTATCGTAACCAGACCTATCAACTAAAGCAGAAGGAAGTTCTGGATATCTCATTCTATCTACCATGCGGGAGTAGTCCGAATCGAACAGACGCCTTCCTGATTTGGAGTCAGGACACTCTTCCAGTTAAGCTATACTCCCCAGTGAGACCTTGAACAGCTACGAATCAATCATAACCTTATTGCCCAAGGGGTCTGGCTCTGTCAGTTTAACACTGACTAGCGAATGCAGGAAGAAGCCATTCTCCCTATATTTATATTATCGCTTTAGATTCTTTCGTTGCTTCTTGTACTTACGACCATCTAGCCAGTCTAGTATCCCTGCTACAAGAAGCACAACTAGGAGGATAACAATAAGTAGAGCAAACACCCCATAGAATGGTAGGAGAACCAACCACCATGACCAGTTAATGACGTGGCACAGCTTCAATACAACAAATGCTACACCAAGTAGCCCAGCAGTGCTTATGCCACTAGTACTAGTAGTTGTCTGATTATTCATTCTTTAACTTTCCTTCTAGGAATTCAATGCGTCCAGTTAGTGTATAATTCTTAGCTTCCATACTATTATAACACTCATAACAGAATATGTCATCGTACCCTGCTAATGAAAACCCACACTCATCACAGTGCTTAGTATGCTCGTCATAAAGATCGTCAGCCGCTTGTTCAATCTTCTCTTGTGCAGTATTTAGTAGAGAGAACATCACTTCGTACATATCATCACTAAAGAATGTACTAACAGGTATGAGAGAAAGTAGGTCTGGGAATTCTCTCTGCAGTTTCTTTACGGTATCATACAGCTCGTCAGGGTTACTCATCAAGACACAGCTACCCAACGCGTGACAGTTTGGAGTAAGTGATCGTAGTCTCCACTCATAGCCTCATCAGTAAATTCTGTAATTTCCTCCTGAGACACTCCAGCCTTTCGTAGTGCCCTAGTGACAGAACCTATAATCATAAAAGCATTACCATCCTGACCAACGAGAGGTACTTCTACCTCTGGGTAACGAATCTCGTTAGAGGTATCCATTGTCATTAGCTTCCTTAGGTGTGTAGTCAATCCCATCCCACGTTCTCTTAGGTCCAGGATTGAGAGTCATGTGTGATTCCTTGTGCTGCTCTTTCAAGAAACACTGTACCACATCTCTAGCTCCCTTAGCAACTCTAGTGAAAGAGCAGCGAGGTTTATTCTCCGAGTACTGCTTCATCGGCTCGTTGAACAGCTAGTTTCCAAGGAAGACCATTATCCTGACAGTGTTGAACTAGGTCTATCCACTTCAGGCTTTCTTCATCTTTCTCAGATACATTTACAAGATCCCTAACAGCGTCATCAGCTGACATAGCCACAGGTTTCGTATCGAAATAGGATAGAGTCTCATACACATGAGACTTGTGGTTTCTTGGAGTAATGTTGAGAATTGCTTTACCAACTATACAACTTCCAGACGTTGAATTAACGTATCGGCACCTGTCGCTTCCCTCAGGAACCTTATAAACAAAATATGGCTCCAAAGCAGCTAGCCTACGAATCTCTCTTACAATCTCTTCTACTTTGTTCATGATAAACTCCCACTATCAAGGAAACTATCGGCATACCCAACAGCCTCTTCCCAAGTCCACCCATCATCTTGCTTCCGCTGGACCAAATGAAGCCACTTTGCATACATCTCACCTTGAGCCTTCTTAAACTCTTCTGGGTACAGGTCATGTACAACAATGGTTGCGGAATATCCAAAGATTAATCCCTCATCATAGTCAGCCAGCTTACTGTAGAGGCTATCATCTACAGCTAGAATAGCCTGTCCTATGATGCAACTACCCTTACCATTGTGAGTGTAAAGGCACTTTGGGCTATCTTCACTGCTCTTACTCTTAACCTTCTCATAGACAAAGTCAGGATTCTCTGCAGCGAGACGACGGACCTGGGCGACAACTTCACTAATCTTGTTCATGAGTACGATACTACCAGACTCTTAGGTATGCGTCAACCCCTCCACACCATTTTGGTAAGACCCATTGTGGAGGGGTTGACTGTTGAAGTACCTACTATAGCACTCTTACTCTACAGAGTCAAGTAGCTTACGCAAGGTTGGCTTAGAAATGATACCGTTAATCTCTCCTACAGTTTCACCATTATTAAGAACTACCACGTAAGGAATTGTAGTAACTCCAAACACCTTAGCTGCTTCTGGCTGTGCATCAATATCTACACTCATAAACTGGAAATCAGGATACTCTTCCTGCACTTCCTCAAAGATGGGTGCAAATCTCTTACAAGGACCGCACCAATCAGCCCAGAACTTAACTACTTGCTTTGGCTTATTATCACTCATCTACCCAGCGACCCTTCTCATCTTTAACTTCTACTTTTAGGTTAGACTCTACCATTTGCTCTTCAACCCACTGCTCAGCATCCTTTAGGCTACCAGATTGAACATGTGCCCAATAAACAAACTTAGGGTCTACAGATAGTCTCTTCAGTGCCTTTTTCTTATTTTGTAGCTGAGAGCGTTCTTCTCTACACTCAGCTCTTGCACCAGAGGGGTGGTGAATCAGACGGACTCCTGTGTCTCTCTTATTCTGATTCTGCCCCCCAGCGCCGCCAGCTCTGAAAGTCTGTACTTCTAGATCCTGCATGGTAACTGAGAATGCTAGTTCTTTAGTCATTTAACTTCGCTGTCTTAGTTTCTAATTCTACAATCTGTTCGTAATTAATATCTAGGCCACTCTTATAATCTTCTACCGTAGATGTAAATTCCTTAATTTCGCAAGCGTCCGTACTGCAGTACTTTTCTCCTGCTGCATCCTCTGCCTCAAGACCATAAATTGGTGATAGGTCTACAGGTAGAATCTGTACTCTACGCTCTTCCCACTCATCCTCAGTAATTGACTCATATGGCATCTGTTGGTATGCTCCACCCATTGGAAGGAATGATACAGTCTTCAAAGAACCTTCATACATGTGAAGAATCTTCTCGATGTGGTCACCTTCAGTCTCAGGATCGAATGATACAGTAACTGATACAGAGTTGTCAGACCAGTAACGCTGTGCCTCTGAGGCAAGGAATGCCTTTTCAAAGATACTTACGTCAGCTTCAGATCGCTTAGCCTTAGACTTAATTGGGAACTCCACTACTACTGAGGTTTCAGGAGTGTATACAGAGTCTATCACTGGGTACCCAGAGTTGCGGAACTGCTCAACTACAGGATCATTCTTGTCAAAGATAACTCGTCTAATAAAGTAGCTACCGCCAACAGTCCAGTGAACGCCTGGAGACGTTCCAGCTAGGAGTGAGACAGTACCACTTGGCTTGACTGTAGTTGTCTTAATAGATGGACGAACACATAGCCACTCAGAGTATACTTCATCGAGTCGCTGTACCTCATCGTAACCCTTGTCCATGTATTCGCGGAGGCTAGGTAGGCCATGAGAGTCAACAAAGTCAGCAATACCTGACATACTCATTCCGATACGACGATTACGCTGCATAATTGCATTCGTCTCGGGCCAGTGCGTTGGGAGTAGGGTTACTGTCTTAGCATACAGGTAGGCAACCTTCAGAGTCTTCAGATAGTCCTCTAACGAGTCCGTATTCATTAGGTATGACTCTGATAGGGTGCAGCACTCAAAGGACTCTAGAGACTGCTCTGCGCAAGGATTATAGCCAGCTGCACGCCAGTCCTTGTTGTTAGGTGCATCCTTTAGTCGCCCATACTTACGTGTAACGTCCATCCAGATAACTCCAGGCTCACCGTTACGCTTGACACCTTCAGCAATTGCTGAAAGGTCATCACCAACCTTAGCCTCTACTGAGTTATTACTCATCCAATACCAGTCTGAGCGATCTGGGTTCTTGTCTAGGTTCTTGAGGTTAAGGAATTCGTCATCTTCAATGCTGCCCATAAGAAGTTCTGCTGAGCGACGGACGTTACCAGAAACAACACAGACACCAATCATGTTACCAATATCTGCAATAATCTTGGCACCTACAGGCTCACCGATGTTAGCTTCAAACATCTTGACTAGATTCTCGTGGAGAGTAATCAAAGGTGCTGGCCCAGAGGCAGTACCACCAAATGTCTTAATAGGGGCACCTGATGGACGAATAGCGGTGTAATCGAACTTAGGCTTTGACTTGCCTTCTACTAGGTATGCATTAATAATCTGCTTGGTAGCCTCTACCCAACCCTCACGAGTGTCAGGAATAGTAAATATCTCAGCGTCATCCTTTGGCTTCTGCACTACTAGCCCTAGCTGAGACCCCTTGGTGTCAAATCCCATACCAATTCCAAGCATAGAACCTTCCATAAGGAATGCAAACACCTTGGCGGGGTCAAACTTTGTCATATCTTTAGTACTTACAAAGGCACAATTTTGAAGTGCAGCTGCATTGTGCTGCTCATTTACTAGCTTTGATCCCATCATCCAGAGACCACGCCCTGGAGGAGACCACTTGAGGTTGAATAGTCTGTCGTAAGCATCCTTGGCTGTTGCTAGTGCCTTTGGTCCATTCCAAGGAAGTCGGCTGGAAAGGCAGTGATCCTTTTGAATGGAGAACATGCCATTGATAACACGCTCACATACCTCATACCACTGCTCTTTAGCTCCGTCTTCCTTCTTACGAGAGTAGGTACGTGCAAAGACTACCTCTCCCATAGAGGTTCCTGCAGCGTCTACATATCCAAATGGTGGCTTCTTGTCTCGGTACTCATCTACAAACGAATTGGGAAGGGTAAATGAGAAGTTAATGCCAGAGACTGTCATGTGGTCTTCTTTCTATTATCTATAGTCTTTTGTGTTCTAATATTATCGTCAAAAATGTAAGGTCTCATCGAAATGACGAGACCTTGACATTAGATTGTTGGAATTGCAAGAGTTTTACATAAACATCTTACTTAGCTGACTCTAGTCTAGTAATTACTTCAACACCAGCCAGCTTATTCCAGAATATGGTACAGCCACTATCTAGGTACAAATACCCGTCTTTGTGATAGACAGCAGTCTCATTCTTTTGTTGACTTGATAAAGACTTAACCACTACCCAACCTTCTTCTAGAGGCTTCTCTATCTTCTCTAGAGTACAAGATTTTTCGAGTACTCCTACTAGCTCTAGATACACAGGGTCTAGGTACTCAGGAGTGTCAGCCTCTAAGAGAACATAACTAAGGCAACCCTTTTTTGCCTTGTAGTCATCTGACTCTACTACAGTAGCCTCAATTGTCAACTTAACCCTATCACCTTTTTGGGGACTGTACTTATCAGCCATATTACGACCAACTAGGATTTATAGTAGTAACAATAGGAGTGTCAATACTCCCGGCTACTGTCTTAGGAAGAGTAGATTGCAAATCTGTAATTAACCTCTTCACATCGTCCGCAGTTAGCCTCACTGCTATAGAACTCTCATCGAGGTCATTTTTTACACAAACGTCAACTACACTCTCATCTTCTGGCTCATCTCGCGGATCTGGCTCTAGGTTGACTAGCCTTAGCCAAGTACCGTCTCCATCGTAATCATAGTATCTAACTTCTACTGGCATTTTAAAATCCTTCGTTTAAATATCTGATATAAGAATTTCCACAGCTGTCACTACAAACGGTACTATTTTGCCACTCTTCGGTTTCTGGGTATGGGTCACCACAGTTAGCACACTTATACCAGTGCTCTCCCTTGTCTCGTATAGCAATGTTTATCGCTGCATACATCTTGTGAAGAGGGTGAGATTTTGGATCCTCAAGAATCTCATCTGGGTTATAATTGTCAGACACTGCCTACTTCTCTCACTAGTTCAAAGTTAGGTGCCTCTTCAAGCAATTTAATCCACCCTTGTCTAATCTCTTCAGGCCAATAACTAAATCCGAAATGATTGAGAAGGTTAGTCGGATAAAGTTTTCTCTTTCTTGCACAGAACAAAGAACCAAGTGGGAATCCGTAAGTAGTCAAACTCAGGTCTCCTACAAGTTCTTTGGCATCTAGGTAGCACCTTCGTAACAATGGCATATCAGCATTAGTCAAATCCTCAAAATCTGCACAACCCCATATGTAGTCATCACTACAGTCTACTGAGACAACAAGTGGGTAAGGAGTCTCCTCTTCTCTCCAATCAAGATAGAAGTGTAACTCACTGTCAGCCTCAGTAAATATATGCAGAGCACTGATTAGATTACCTGAGGTAATTCCTTTAAGACTAGTCATATCATTCCGTTAGTTGGTGGCAGTGGGAGCATCGGTGGCCTAGAACACTTGGAACCTTGCCTGCTGCTTGTTGTGTCTTGTCTAGTATAGCAAAGGACAAATCATCTGTCAACTGTGCTGCACCGACGTTAAGCATCAGCCCATAGGCAGAAGAGTCTTCAAAATCATTAATAACATCAGCTACTACCCTTGCTCGCTGCCCTTGTGGAAGCTGTACTGTTTTTAGAATATCCTTAATGATAGTTGCGAGGTCTCTTTCTATGTCCTTACTCGCCAAGTGCTTGATCTTCTCCATCTCGCTAGGAAGAATGCTAGCAGCCATTCCTACGGCATCCTCAATCCACGCTAGTCCATCTTCAACTGTAGCACCATTCTTAGGTACCGAGTACCGGAGATTGACTCCTGGAAGTGTAATGATGTAGTTGTCATCATCACGAGCCATAAAGTAAGTGACAGTAGGAACCAGTCTACCAGAGCTAGACTGAGTAAGAGCAACACCCCCATACCACAAGTCATCAAAGATAGTTATAGATAGATCCTTATGAATCACCGACACCTTTGTTGAGTTATCCTCGTGAACTAGAGGCAAGTACTCAATCTTATCAGTTTGTCCACTACCATCTACAGCGTAACAGAAAGTACTTGTTAGGTACTCGATGGACTCTGACAGATAGAAGGGTAGTATTCCTGCATTACGTACTACATCAGAAGCAATGTCCTGAGAGTCGATGACGAAAGATGGACCCTTGTGTGCTGGGATATCAGCAAGGACACTGTTGACAAGGCTCTCTAGAACACTAGGAGCCACTAACTTCATTAGCTGCTCTTGAATGTAGAGTGAACCGAGAAGAGACTTAAAAGTCCGGTAATTGGTTTGGAATCTACCGCTCTCAGTGTATAGATACACATGGATGACACTAAGAGGTTCAATACTATCTTCTTCATCTAACCAATCCTCTAGAATCTGTACTTTAAGTTTACCTGGCTCTGTAATAAATTGTGGGGTAAGAGAGTTTACAGACTCTTCTAGAGTAGCCTTGTCTACAGTTTTCACTTACCTTCCCATCTCCTAGTTGCAGAGTTTGCAAAATTAAAGTCAACTAGAACATTCTCGATAAAAGAGGCAAGAATAAAGTCTGGGACATTTAACTTAGCATCTATACTGTGGTGGTTGATAATTCTACTTAAGTCATCTCGAAAAGTGGCTGGAATCTCTGGTGTGTTTTCATCACTCATTCTCATGCTTCCTTTAGCTTCATTTCGTCTACTTCATCTTGACTTACTTCTAGTGCAGCCTGAATATCAATATTACCATCAGAGGAGTAGAGACTGCTATCAACAGTGTCCATCCCATGCTGCTCTAGAATCTCTCTAGCCTTTTCCTCTAGCTTAGCGAACCACTGAGTGTCTTCTTCCATCTTATCAAGGACATTAACCTTACCCTTAATTTCTTCTGTACCATCAGTTGTTGGAATGGTCAGCTTGTGGACAGTACCAGTATCCGTCTTCTTGAAGACCTTGTGACCTAGCAGAACCTCATACACACTGTAGTAATTAGAGAATCCGTTACGTACAGTCAAGAGAAGGTTCGTAGTACGATATGCCTGACCTACCTTGTTCTTAGTAACAGTCATCTTGGTAACCTGACCGATGACTTCCTTAATCTCTGTGTTAGTCAGCGGATTAATCTTCTCAGCCTTTTCCTGTGAGATGGACTTCTCAAAGAAAATCATAAGTGATGAGTAGAAAGGAAGTGCTGTACCACCAGGAGAAGTCCACTGCTTAATACCTCTAGAAGCAAGCTGCTGCCCTACAAAGGATGTGTCGATCTTCTCCATGACGTGGTTACAGAAAATGGCTGTAGTGTCGTACTTAGCAACCTTGGAGGCTAGCATACGGCAGGACTGTGCAAGTAGCTTAGCTCGGTTACCCATCTCGGCTTTGCCAACTTCACCATCTAGCTCTTTCTGTGGAACCATTGCAGCTACAGAGTCAAACGTAATGATTTCTACGTCACCTGTGTTGATAAGGTCAATTGCTGCCTGCATTCCCTCTTCAAGAGAGTCTGGATTAATATACACAAAGTTATCTAGAGAGGAGTCTAGACCTAGCCCTAGGGCATACTCAGGGTCATAAGAGTGCTCATAGTCTACAAAGACTACGAGACGGTCTGTGTTACCAGACTCAAGCAATCTGTGCTGTGCTTGTGCCATAGCATGAATAGCACTCGTAGTTTTTCCAGAGCTGTAAGAACCATACAGGGTAGAAATTCGACCTCTTGGTAGTCCACCGATTCCGGTCATAACGTCAATGGTCAAGTTGCCAGTAGGGATTGCACTAATACTTAGGTTTACAACATCTCCTACAACAGAGTCCTTCTTAGCACGCATCTTAGCGAGTAGCTCGCGGCCTGATGCCTTCTTTTCAACTGCCTTAACCATTTAATTCCTCTGGGTTGTATATTGCAAATAGTGTAATTTTAGCTTCCGGTGGATTATCTGGGCTGTGTCTTCCGACTACCTTGAATCCGTTGTTCCTCTTAGTCCATTGTATCGCATTTGAGTACTGGTTTTGTGTGGCTGGTTGCTTCAATACAATCCACTTTCCAGGATTGCTTGTCAGTAGTGTCAGCTTATCCTCTGTGAAAATCTTAGACTTTCTACCCGCCTGCCCAGGCTTTGGTCCTGGCTTTCCTGGAGGTGGTGGAGCTACGAAATCTCCTTCACTTGTCATTATAAGTCTCACCTAGTTTGATTCTTTTAAATGTAACTGTCAAAGTCTCTCCTGGGTTGGTCTTGTGTGGAACTTCGACTGTGATTTCTCCATTCTCATCAAAGTCTAAATCCTCTACAAAACTTTGCCGGACCCAAGCACTGGAAACTCCATCCTCATCAGGAATCATCTAAACCTCTCAGTCTGTGTAGGTTTTCTTTAATACCCTCTACAGCATCATACACAGCTTCTTCTACTGCTCCGTAGTTAAAATCTAGTTCTCCATAAATATCAGGTTGAGAATCAATTAAATCCTCAATTGCTAAAGAGTACCCAATATCATTAACGAGCCAGTCACTATTTCCGAAAGGTCTCTTTCCATCAAACACATCTTGCCACTTTACTACCTCAAGTAGTAGAGTGATCAAGTAATCTTCTACTGTATCTGCCCCCGTATCTTTACCGTGACGCCAATGAATGGGACACTGTAGAACTTCATCTGCTGTTGGCTTTTTCATATCCATATCTCGCAATCAATACTGCATCGTGTAAGTCTGTTGCTTGCTTGCCCTTAACGGACTTGTCAAACTCATAACCTAGAGCCTTGCAAGCAAACGTAGAGAATCCTTTAGAGGTTGTGCCGGGAGTCTTGGCCCACCCATAGTGGCGCTGCCATGTACTAGGCATCATCATATGTACTTCCGACTCTGGCATAAGTGTATAGATTCTCTGTCTCAAAGCACCCTGCAGTCTAAGAACTAACGCAGGTTTTACAAGCATATGTGGACAGTCTTCTATGTACACTACGACTGGAGCTAGGTTTAGACCTTGTTCTGATATTGTTGATTCAATGAAATCACATAGCTTAGTGACATTATTTCTGAATCCGTCAGACTCTGGTCCTGCATCAAATGTAGAGTACCACTCCAAAGACGCTTCATCATTAAGAATAGCAAAGCCACTATACCTCTGTGCTAGGTCTATCCCCATGTATAGAGTAGGTGAATTAGTCATAATATAAGGTAACTGCAAGTGGGGACCAAGACCTTAATCCTGATCCCCACTTACGTTGTTGGGTCAGCCTAGTCCAGCTAGAATGTCATCTAGGGAAACAGGCTTTGACTCTGTTGCAGGAGCTGGTGCTGGAGCTTCCTCAGCCTTAGGGGCTGGGACAGCTGCCTCTGCTGGCTTTTCTACAAAGTCAGGAGCGGAAGCAACAGGAGAGGAGACGGCACCCCAAGGACTGTCTCCGCTAGCACTCTCAGCAGCCTTGTGAGAGTCTGCGGCAAGAGCGTTGAACTCTACATCAACTGCTCCGCCACCAACGGCACCATGACCTTCTAGTGCGTAACGCTCTAGAACCTTGCTAATTGCCATCTTAACGCTAACCTCAGTCTGTGCGTAAGCAACAGTTGACTTGATAACGTCATTGGTGATACCTGAAGACTTTAGAGCACGAGCTACAAACTCTTGAACCTCTTCGGACTCCTTGTAGGCACACTTACCAGCAGCTGCAATCTCATAGTTGTGCATCTTGACGTTCTTGCAAGGGCCACATAGTAGGTCTAGCTTACCAACAGGGTCACCGTACTCCTTGGCAATTGCGAAAATCTTCTCGAAACGCTTCTGAGTGAGCACCCACACTAGAATCTCTGCCTGTACTGGATCTAGCTGAGGAGTTGTCTCCTCAAAGGCAGTCTTGTAACGAGCAACTACACAAGCGTACTTTGGAACTGGCTTCTTGAACTTTCCAGGATTCTCAACGTAAGCTGCGCAAATAGTACAACCATCTGGGTCAACACCATCTGCCTCTGAGACAACCTTTGGGTTCCCAGAACACATCATTTCAGAAACAAACTCTTCCTTAGGAACTTCCCAAGTGTTTCCGTTAGATGGGTTCTCCCGAGTCTCCATGATCTTCTCGCCAGTCTGTGGGTCGATGACTGGCATGTTGATGCCGTGTACGTAGTATAGCTCTGGAGGGGAGATGATGACGATACGGTCTGTGTCGCCCTTATTCTCCACACGGAATTTTGGAGCCTTCTTGTTGTCCTTCTTGAGAAGGGCTGTGTCAGTGAATGATACCTGCATGATTAATTTCTTTTCTTTCTTTGATGTTTGTTTGATTGTTTAATTAATTGTTTTATTAGTTGATTACTTCTCGTATGGTGATATGAAGCTGAGTGCTCGCATTCTCGTCTCCAGGTCTCTCTTACTAGACTCTAGGCCCTTGTGATGATTGCTAATTACCTGGACGGTTGCTCGCGCTTCAGTTAGTAGTTTTGATAGTCTTCGTGATGCTCTTCGTTCGGTGATAGTCGCTGCGTTTATTTCAATACTTCTGTCTCTACTTGACTGGTAATCTTGTGTCTTTTTATCTACTAGTTGAACTTCTGCGTCTTCTATATCATAGCATGATTCTGCATACATATTATCGGCTTTGGCCTTGATTCTAATAGACTGATTCAACAAGTTCTCTATACGGTCTAGGCCGTTACGGAACTGCTTGAATCGTAGGTACAAGTCACCAACATCTTCAATCTCACCCACCACTGAATCATCTTCAAGATAAGAGTTGCGGATTTCTGTGGACTGGATGAGGATATCTGACAAGGCTGAAAGAAGTAGGTCTATGTTATCCATTAACTCTATTATACACCATCAACTGGCTCATATGTTGCCAAGAATATATCAGGCTTACACGGATAGAACTCATTTTGAATTCCCTTAATTATGTAGTCTCCTGGCTTAGCGGTCATTGTGCCTTCTAAGGTTTGGACTCGTAATACATGTGTGTCATTAGCACAGTTCTCAGGACAGTAGTAACGTATTGACACATCATAGGATAGTGCCCAACCAATTATTGGCGTAGCTTCTGCTGCACTACCCTCCCACTGCATAGCTTCAATCTCTACAGCCTTCTTACGATACTTTGGCATTTCAATCCTTACTTAACTGCGTTGGTAGCCATTTGGTCTGCAAAGTCTGCAGGCCAGACTCCTGTGTCTTTAAATCTCTTAATCACCAGAAGGTCACCCATCTGACTCATCTTCTTGAATTTCTCAGGAAGAGAAAGACCATCAAGAGAGCCTTCTGGAAAATCGGACTCAACTAATTCTACTGAGATTGTCTGTCCTGTGTGTGCTTCAAAGGAGGATTTAGTCTTCATTAAACTTCAATTCTGTAATAGATACCTTTTCAGGCTCACGGCTTGGTGGCTGCAAATCAATGATAGTAGGCTCAGCACCTTCTACCATCCACTGACTAGACTCTTTGTGAAAGACTACCTGCTGTCCTTCCTTCCAGTCATACATACCGCCACCATCTTTAGCGTCTCCCCAGCACTTTCCTAGCTCCCAATCAAAAGCGAACTCTGGGAAGTTGTACTTTGCTGCAGAAGGAACTTCTTCAGACGGGCTAAATACAATAGCTTTCTGTAGAATTTCCTTAACCTTCTCAGGATGGATGGAATTATCGCACTCAAACCCAAGAGAGTCGTGGACATTCACTACCATCATTACTTTCTCTGGTCCCCATAGATCAGCTTCTTGAAGGAACTTCTTACATCTTAGCATAGCTAGCTTAGTGTAGTCAGCTGCACCACCCTGAATTTGATAGTTGACTGCTGCTCGTTCTGCTGAAGCTACCAATCGAGGATTTGAACTATGGGCGTTCAGTAGAGGAATTCTACGTCCTGTCCAGGTTCTTACGTATCCATTCTTAATTCCCATTACACGAGAGGCAGCATCCCAGTTTGCTACAGCTGAGAACTGAGACTTATACCTATTCACTAGGTCTTCTGCCTCCTCAAAGGTAATAGCCAACAAGTCTGCAATACCCTTAACACCCGAGCCATAGAGGTTGGCAAAGCCAGTTGTCTTGGCTTTAGTGCGTTGTTCATCAGTAACTACTGAGGCAGGAATTCCATACATGAGTGCAGCTGTCTTACGATGCAGGTCTTCCCCACGAGCAAAAGCTTCTTGTAGAACCTTTTCGTTAGCAATACCTGCAAGCATTCTCATCTCTTGGTTAGCAAAGTCACCATAGAGTACGTACTTCTTATCTCGTGCTGAGAAGTACCTCTTGAAATTACCTCCCCAGTACTGGAATCCGTTAACCCCGTCCTTAGTGTGCTTTCCTTCGTCGTCCTGCACTAGTGACCAAAGCCACTTAGAGGTAGCCTGCTGGATATTAGGATTACTAGAGCTGAAACGACCACTAATAGTACCTCCAGCCTGATCTACACCGTCAGAAGCGATTCTGTACGTAGGGTGAACCTTGTGGTCCCATGACTCAGAGTAGTCAGTAAGATATTTCTGAGTAAAAGAACTCATCATCTTCTTTGCTTCCACAACGTGAACCATCCCTTTAACCTCAGGGTGCTGCTTAGCAAGAATCTGGAGAGTCTTAGCATCGGTGGACATAGATCCAGTATTTGTAAGACGATCTGTCCGTAGACCAAATCCTTTGTAAAGAAGTTCTTGCTTCTGCTTTGGTGAGTTGAAGTTAAGAGAACGAGCTAGAGCCTTTACCTCAGGATCCACAGTGAGCTTTGCTAGATTTTCTCGCACATGCTCCTCTAGTAGAGGGATAAAAGTCTTGCCATTCTGGTTATCTCTTTCCAGAGACTTCCAGTCAAAAGCGAAACCATGCTCATGCATCTCAGCTAGCAGAATCATACAACGCAAATCTACTGCATAACTACGAAGCTGCTCTGGCTGCTGCATGAGTTGTGGAAGAAGAATTTCTAGTAGTTCTAGACAGAGAGCAGAGTCATCACAACCATAATCAATAACAGCCTGAGAGACTTTTAATTGACTAAAACGCTGACGTTCTACAGCTGCCTTGGAAACCTTTCCATCCTTGTTAAGAACAACGTCACCGAATAGCTCCCAGTATTCTGTCTGTTCCACTCCAAGTACTTCACGAGTAAGAACCTTCAGACCTACGTTAGCAAAAGCTGCCAACGAGTTAGCCAGTAGCATTGTGTCGTGACCAGTCTTACGAGGAAGAATTGGTGCCAGGGCATCACCACTACGCTGTAGAGAAGACAGGGCACCACGCTCGAATGCATAATTGTGTGCAACGATATTCTTATACTCTAAGATAGGTCGAAACTTTTCCCACACCTCCACGGTATCAAATGGATGGTCCTCTTCATGACGAAGAGGGATATATCGTGCCCATGAGGTATTGTTAGTTATACTAAATCCAGTAACAAAGAAATCTGGGTGTGTTGTATCTAGCGCCCTCTTCTTGACACTCTCCTTAGAACTGTGGGAAGTCTCCACGTCAAAAGCTACAGTTTCTGGACCATGAGTCAGCTCTGAAACTAATGAGTTAAGATCACTGATAGTAAAGATGCCTTGGAAGTCTCGCTTTGTCATTCTTCTCTAAAACCTGCCAATGTTAGTGAGGTTCGTCCAATTACAGTGCTCTCAGGAGCAGATACCTCAGGTGTACTGTAGAGTCCGTTCCTCCAGTCTACCATAATACCATCAGGAGTTATCTCACTAGATATGTCAAGAAAGATCCCGCGCTCTGCTGAAAGAATAGAATAGATTTGAGTAGTTCCATCAACGTTAGGTACTACACTCACCTGCGGTGTCATATTAAAAGCAAAAGAAGTCAGCACAGATAATGGACTGGAGTTTCTTAGGTTACGCACGTATGCTTCAACTACCGCAGTGTTGCTGTCGTCTATAGACATATAGAATATAGCTCCACTAGGCTTACCCAGAGGTGCTGCAACCTCAGTACAGTACCAACCAGATCCTACTTGATATGTTCTTAAGCTCTTGAACTTTCCAAGGAAATTCCTTGACATAAGTTCTCGTGCCTTAGCAGAAATACGAGGGACAGCCTCTGGATTCTGGTACCACTGGTACACAAAACCTAGATTGCTCTTATGGTTTCTATAACCACTGATTGGCTTTAGTTCACTATCTAAGATAGCTTCTTGTGAAAAGTTTAATACCTTCATAGTTTTCCTTTACCATGATAAGACTAGACGTTCAAAAGCACCAAAAGTATTCTTGGCGCGGTTCGGCTCTCGGTATATCCTATCAGACGTTTCGACCAAAAGCAAGTGACGACGAATTTGTTCTCTCGGGGGATATCTGCCTGCAATAGTCCACCATCTTTGGATAGTCTTCAAAGGAAGACGTACCTGTTTGGACTGTGCTACTCCTGGCATCTTCACTTGACGAGTAACTGGATAGATTGTGGTAATGTGTCGGAAATGTCGTAGAACAGTTAGCAGGGTCATTTCTGCATTGTTCCTTGTCATATTCTCTGTTAGTGACATAGCATCTGCCAGACGTAGCCTAATCAGTGCCTCAGCAAAGGCAATGTCTTTGGAAGCCTCTGCTAAATCGTCTAGCTCTGGGTATGTTAAGTTATCAAAGGCTTTGGCCTTAGTTGACAGCTGAAGTATACTATCCACATTGTACTGTAACTTATCTGACAGAAGTATAGCTTGCTTTTCGCTGAGGTCAAATTCTCGCTCTACTAATGTCTGGACATGTTTCTGTCCAGCATCCGTCGAGGAGAAGTTTATATTATATGTAGCAGACATAGATCGTTTGAACTGCTCTGCAACCTCAAGGTTAGTAAATTTACTTCCAGTGACGATAAGGTTAGTCTGCCCAGCAACCTTAGCCAGTAGGCGGTGTAGTTTGGGAACATCACTTTCACTCAGCCACTCTGCTGCATTCTCTGCTACATACACAGACTCAGATCCATACATGTTACGCTGTGAGAGGTCTAGGAACAGCTGTGCAGAGTTCTCAGCGTAAGAGTGGTGTACGGGGAGGTTCTTCTCTTTGTAGCCTCTTAGAATGGCTTCTACAGACTCACAGCGTGCTACACCTAAGTCACCAAGTACAGCAATGGCACGAGCATTCTTTGCACCACTATAACGCAACTTGTTAAAGTCGTGCATATGTACTCTAGCCATTATACCCTTCCGTGATAAGCGTGTGCAGCTGCATGAAATACTGTGACAAAGGAAATCTCTGCGTTAGAGTTTGTGTAACTCAGAACGTTCCGCATCAATTCCTGTACCCTCTTAAGAAAAGCTACCTCGTGTTCCTTAAAGAGAGTCCACTTCCCAGTATCAAAGGAGTTGAGAATATTATGTAAGTACATGATATCAGAAGACTTGACAGACTTCTTAATCTCGTCTTCCATCTTACCAATCTTGTCTTCCATAAGCAACTCACGAAACTCAAATACCATCGTTCGGCGCTTGAGCACGGAGAAGGCAGTGGAGATATCCCCAGGTATTCCCTGAGCAAAGTCTACAGCAAACTCTGTCTCATCATACTCAAATCCTCTTTCTTTGCAGAGCTGTCTCATGGCAGAATCAGACAACAAGGGTACACTGACTTCAGTTACAAGGTTTCGTATCTCAGGAGAAACAGGATTATCAGAGTGTAGAAAAACTCTCGTAAATGGATTAGATGCTTTTCTTAGGAATGAAGCAAGTGCTGGAACTACTAAAAGATTAGTTGCCTTACCTGAGAAAATCTGGGTTAGGTCTAGAGACCACGAGTTCTTAAACTGACCAGCATAAATTTCAGCATATTCATCTAAGTCTGCGACTCTAGGAAAGGTCAATACTTTGGTCATCGACTTGCCAGCAAACTCTTCTGCTCTAGTCTGGCACCACCTACTCTTACCTAGGCCAGCAGGCCCTAGTAGGAGAATAGGAGCTAGACCATCTGTAAACTCATACAAACGGTCGATGCCTTCGTAACCAAGTAGATCACTCATGGAAGTCTGGACAATCTTCTTTCTTCATCTGCCACTCATACTTAAGTACACGTCCACACTCACCACAAGAGATGTAATGAGTGCAAACATAAACTTTCCCAACCCACCTACACAGTGAGTTATCACCAAGGAATCTTCCACCCTTGGTGATCTTAGGGAGGTGAGGCTGTGTTATCTTTCCATTACAGAAATTATCTAGGTCTTTCTTAGCCACTCTATTGCAACTTCCATCTTAGTTCTCGACTTCTCTATCCACTCTAGTAACTTCTCAGAGTTCCAAGAAGGATCTAGTTCCTCCATCATGGAGTTCTTTAGATTCACTACCTCAGACCTATACTGTAGAGTACCATAACCCTCAATGGATTTCAACCTGGAGGTATACATACTCTCGGCAAGTCTCATATCCATAGTATGCTTCGTAGGATTCTTTAGATGTTCCTGTGCTTTCTCTACTCTAACATTCCAAGGATCATTATTAAAAATACCTGCTTCTGTGAGAAGCAGCTTGGCTGTTCGTAGCTTAGACAGACCTTTTTGGGTAGCTCTAATAGACACCACATCAATTACTCCGTGGTCTCGGAAACAGTAAGCTGTGTCACTTTCCCAGTAGTAGCGCATACACTTCTCTACACCACCGTCTTTGTGCTCCCACCCCCACAGGCAGTGTTGCTTTGTCGATCCAGAGCCTCCCTTTGGTATCTCATAGCCATACTCTCTATTGAGAATATCCACACATGAAAACTGCGCATTAGCTCTCTCTATGAGGTCCAGAGCACTACTTCTAGAGGCATCTTCTTTAGGAAGATACTTTGCTAGAGGATTATCACTCATAGTGAAATCCCTAGTCCGTCAAAACCACCCTTAGAGAATCCTAGATTCATTCCAGTAGCCTGACCACTGCTAAAGAAAGCATTACGGTAGTCCACAGATACCTTCTCCTTTGGTCCGAAAGCTGAGTCACGAGTCTTTAGTAGTTTAAGATATACTTCGTTCTTACGTTCCTGGTCCTGATAAAGTGAGATAATCCAGTCAGCTGACTTCTCAGCTTCTGAAGTCTGAGCTAGTCTATCAATACGGAACTCTTGAGAGATGAGAGCTTCGTCATAACCTTCTCGGTTCATCTGCCAAGGACTAATGATAGCAATTCCATGACCGTTGAAGGAAGTAGCTAGTACCTTAGCCTCTGATAGCTTATCATTACCTTCTTCTACGGCACTGTTACGCTTTCGAGTAGGCTTCAGGAGGTTGAGATAGTCAACTACACATAGGTCAATGTTCCATTCTCTTTGCTCTTTCATCATTTGCTGCTCTAGTGACTGTACTGTAGTGTTACCTGCTAGCTGAGCAATGAATAGTTTCCCGTAGTCTTTGTTGTCTCTGAAATCCTTCAGGACCATATAGAAAGCTTTTTCCTGCTCTTCGCTCAACTGGCCTAGACGAATTTTCTTATGGTCCAAGCCGTCTGGCAGACCAAACTTAGGGTTCCTTGAGTGCCTAGCCAGCATACGGTTAATGATCTGTCCGCGTGTTGTCTCAGTAGTTGCGTAATAAGTATTCTTTCCTTGCATGGCAGCTTGGTAGGCCCAATGTACTGACAGCTGACTCTTACCCATTGAAGTGTAGGCTCCAATAAGACCTAAGTCTCCTACGGAGACACCACCAATAGCATCGTCAATACACTTTATACCACTAGGGATATACGACAAGTCACCAGACTCTTTAGTGTGCTGGTATTCCTTGAGAATATCATTGACGCTGCTTGAGATGGAACCCTCATCCATATCAGCATAGGAATATGTCTTATCAATAGAAGAGATTTCTGTTAGAAGAAACTCTCGTACAGCCTCATGCCCTTGGTGAGATACTCCATCTTTCTCAAACCCAGTATCAAAGATTTGATAGGCAATAGCTAGAGCCTCACCAGTCCTACGAGTAGTCTCCTCATCAAGTAGCTGGTCTACCGCGTACTTAAAATCACCGGAGGATACAGCAGTCTTAGCGTACTCAACATACTTCTGCAAGGTAAGAGCAGCGGAAGCTGAATCCATACTCTGCTCTACAGAGTCTCTCACTACCTCAGGAGAGGGTAATTGGTTGTACTTGTCAACTACTGAGGTTAGTAGTCTCCACAAATAACCATTGTAAGGGTCATCTTTGAAGTTCTCAGGGCTAAGTCTGTTTCTAGCATGAATGAAACTTTCAAGGCTATTTGGTATGATTCCTGCTAAGACAACGGCAGAGTAATCCAATGTAAAGCCTCTCTTAGTTTAACTGTAAATGCTCGTAAAATTTCCTGAACTCATTGATGAGTCTTTTATTCTGTTCTGATATTTCGTATGTTCGTAAGCCTAGTATAACCATTGCTTCTTTTTTAGACTTACCACAGTAGTATATCACTATCCACAAACACTTGAGAGAGTTGGGTAGTTCATCTAACCAACTCACAAAGGACTGCTGCAGGATTAAAGCCATAGCACCGGACTCTGATACATTCTTAGAGGTAGAGAAATCTGGTACTGCTTCTATACTACCATACGTGTTCTCTAGTTCTTCCATCGGGCGGTGCTCTGTTGCTTCAAGCTGTTGTTTGAAAGTGCGTACCCAGTCTTCGTCCTTACCTACTAGCTCCCCTAGCTCTTCGTCTGTAGGAGGTCTTCGGTTAGTTTTAACGAATTCTTCTCTTAGCTTATTTAGTTCCTTGGCCTTCTGACGAACTGTTACAGGTGCCCAGTCCTGGATGCGCAACTCATCATAGATCGCATTCCTAATCCTAAAAGCTGCATGGGTGCGGAAGGATGCCTTGGAAGGGTCATAGGTCTTCACAGCCTTCCACAGCCCTAACATGCCGTAAGAGTGTAAGTCATCAGCCTCAATGTGGTCAGGGAACTTGAAGATCATTGTTCCTACAACTTGATACACTAGTGGCTCATGCTCTATAACAAGTGAGTTTTGCGCCTCAGTATTACCTGCCTTGGCTAAACTCCACCTCTCATCTTCGTTAGGAGCAATAGATACTTTTGGCTTCTTTTTATCTACCATATATAAAGTGGGAATCCTAACATGTTAAGAGCTGGACATTCCTCTTCGTCCACGTCTCCATAGGCTACTACGAATATTTTCTCTATCTGAGTTAGAGAGGGGTTAAACCTTCCATACCTCATTATACATGATAGATTGATACAAAGCCTGACAGCATGACGTTTTCTCTTCAGGCTACCCTCTTTCCAGAAATTCCTAATAGTCCGTACATAAGTCTTATAAACTTCTGTACTTATAGGATTAAATGAATCTGTGATAAAAGGTATTTCATCTATCTCTTTAACAGGTGAGTACAAAGCCTCTAGTGCCTGAGGCACACCTTTACGACACTGGAACATGAAAGAGTCATAGCTTATACGTAGTGTATCAATATCTCCTACTATAGTCTGTTTGGCTCTACCCTTTCCAGAGTAAACCTCATAGTAATCTGTGTCTGAGTTATCATGGTTTAAGTTGTATAAATGTGATCCATGAACAGTTCGCAATAGAATACTCATGGCACGATCAGGTGCATGAGTTCTTTAGCAGACAGCTTCTCAAAGACTGCGTTAGTCTCGTCGTCCCAAATGAAGTTGCTAATAGCTTCACGATGCTGTAGTACCTCCAAGTAGCGGGACTCTTGTGAGTCTTGAATGAGTAGCATGAACGGAAAGATTCTATCATGCTTGCTACCTGCACGTCTAATTCGCCCAAGAGCCTGAGTTACGTTAGCTGGAGTTAGCCCTGGAGTGTCAATAAAGCAAGCAATTCTAGCGATCTGCAAGTTAATTGATCTAATCATAGCAGAGGTACCTACAATAACACGACACTCTGGATCTTCCCAGAACTTACTAACTTCCCTCGCTCGCTCAAGTGAGTCTTTGTTTTTTCCCCACACTGTAGCATACTTGACCCCAACGTTGTCAAGTCGTGCGTGAAGAGCTTGAACTAGGCCAATGTTCTTAACAAATACAACTACCTTCTCGTCAGCCCACTCATCTTGAATAGTTTTCATAAACCAATCAAGCTTTGATGATGCTTGTGGTCCATCAGGCTCTCCGAGACCTGGAAGTCCAGAACAGATAGAACCTCCGTAAGTATAGGCGGCAATTGCGGCTACTTCCTTTAGCTCTTCTTCTTCTCCTGCTTTACGTCTGCGTAGAATTCCCTGCTGCAGCTCAGTATACTTATCTCTCTGTGCCTTATGCATATCTAGCCAAATCTCCGTTGGAGGAGCAATTGAAGGCATACGAATGTCTGAAATATCAGAGTAGTTGCGACGAATAATCCAAGGACTAATCTTCTCGCGTAACTCAACTCCGTTCTTGAGTCCTACTACTTTAGACCTGTTAAGACCTGTCTGAGCATCCCTCTCCCACTCTTTGATGATATACCTATCTTCAAAGAATTGCTTTGGACCAAATAAGTAAGTTCCACCAATTGGTTGCATGGCTGCATGTAGTTCTAAGGCATTGGTTCTATAAACTGTAGCATTCATCACTACAGTACGCTCAGCAATGTTAGATAGCTTTACAATCAGCTTATGAACCTTAGCAGCGTGTGTCAGTAGAGCGTCAACATCATCAGTAATAAGAACGCCTGCCTCGATCTTCTCTAGGAGGTCTGCATCCTTTAGTGCTGAATGGAACCCTACTACTAGTACGTCCCAAGGCTCTGGGTCAGTGTACTGTGCAAGTCTCTTGGCTTTAGAAGTCTTTGGTAGGATAGCTTGAACCTTTAGACCAGGTGCGAATCTACGAAACTCTGCAAGCCACTGAGGCACTACTGGAGTATTAGTAATGACAATAGCTCGCTTGTTAAGTTCACCCTTTTGCTTAAGTAAAGCTAGTAGAGCCATAGCCTCGTTAGACTTGCCAACTCCTGGAGCATCTGCTACCATTCCATTCTTGACTAGATATAGCCAAGAGACAGCAACCTTCTGGTGAGAGAACAAGTCCCCACCACATGCTCGGTATTCACAGTCTGGCTTAGAGATACTATGGTGCTCACAAGGACCATAATTCCATGCATCAAGTGTTGGTAGTTCTATATTAGGTAGGCCCTTAATCTTTCCCGCTAGCTTCATCCTCGTATTTACTTGGAGGGGTTCGCTCATTAGTCCTCTTCTACGACTCGCTTATATGCTCTCTGTCTCTGCATAGCATCAATCATATCAAGCATATAACCAGGATCATTAAGAGCATCTAGTCGTGCTTCTTTATACATCTGGTCTATACTGTCTCTATCGAGACTCTCATGGTCAAGTGAATGATTCAGTGCTATCTTCTCTCAGTATACCAGAGTTGAGGACTTGCTGCAAACTCAGGTTAAGTGGCTACCTATATAGTATAGCATATTAATGGTCTGAGTTTAACCCGTCAAAGGTGCCATTTTCTATAGCTCTTTGTACTAGATCCCTTACGTGCTGTGCCACAGAAGGTGGTGGTGGCTTAGCACCACGATCAATCCAGTCAATAACCTCATCAAAACCCTCAGCGAGTGCTCTATTGTGTCTGCGAAGTTCCTCATTGATACGAATAAACTCTTGCCGTTCTGCAGACCAAGATTCCTGATTGTCTTCCATCTCATCTAGTTTCTTCCACATGGAGAGAAGTACCTCTACCATGTTGGTTGACATTCCTTCTATAGAAAAAGAAGTTCCTCTGTCAGTAGAAACTATATTAGGTTCCTCGTCGGGCTTGCTAGGTGGTCTAAGTGCTCTGCTATTAATAAGAAGAATAACTGCAGGAGCTACTAGGGAAGTAATAACAATGCCAAGAAGAGTCCACTTGTTATCTCCTTGTGCTAAGCTTTCTACATTTGGTGCGGAAGTTGAAGTAAGTATTGCCACACTTACTATAGTTGAAGTAATCAACGGACCTCACCACTTCTCTCATCCCCTGAAGAGGCTTCTTCACTCTCCTCTGACACTACTTTAACAGTCCTGTCGTAATCCCCCAACTGCTCTTGTGATAGGTAGTTACTAATCATTTTCCATGTAGCTGGTGCAAGCATAAGAGCAACTACAAGAAGTAAGTCAGCTTGCCAGAAGGTACTCTGATACTCAGCCCTAGCTGACCCGTCCAATGGAAATGAAGGAAATGCAAAGTTGAATAAACTCCATGAACACATCCAAGAAAATAAGTATGAGATTAATCTCACAAGTGGCATTAATGGTAGGACAGTGATAGCTACTCTGTGATATTTAATACTACGAGTAGGGCATAGAACAATTGCTACTATACCAGATATGATCCACAAAGACCCCCTGATAGTTGCTGGTATTAGAAGGTGAGGTGCATCATCTGGAGCACCGCTGTATCCTTGTAATGTACCAACACCAGTCTGAATCCAGATAAATCCGCAAAGAAGTAGTAAAGTGCCTCTTGGGCCTAACCAGTCGAATAGCTTCATTAGACGCTTGTGAGGACTGACACGACCCCAAAGTTTTCTCAAATTAGCCACGACAACACTCCCAAAAGACAAATGATTTACTCATATATTATCGTTGTTTTGGGAGTGTCGTGTTTTACTCTTTACTATTACTTTAAGGTTTGTAGACCGTTATGCTCGTTTACTAATCCAATCCTGCACAGCTTCGAGTATGTCGTTGGGGTCTCCACCAGCAGCTTGATATTGCCAGCACGCAGTTACGGCAGTCTGTGGTGCGGAAGCCAGCTGAGCACGTCTGTCTGTCTCTTGAGACATTGCGTCTCTCATCGCAGACATCTCATCGTTGGTGAACTTCGTAGGGTCTGCGGGTAGGTCTGCAGCCATTCTAGATTTACCTCTCTGTTATCGGGTGTATGTGAGTCTAACCTGTGGTCGCCAAGAAGCTGTTGGGTGCGCAGCTCCAGCAAACTGACTGTTGTTGAAGAGCCAGTCTGGGGTAGCGATAATGACACCGTTGTTGGTCGTAGTGAACCAAGACGTGGGAACTTGAATCCATGCACCGGCACTATGTGAGTTGAAGTTGTAAATGACAGGACTAGCACCAGTCGGAGTTGCCATAGTAGAAGGAACAGCATTGGCACCAAGTGGGCGCATCTTGATCTGCCCAGTGTCATCTGCGGACCAGTTGATGTGCATAAACACTTCGGCCTTCTGAATGAGTGCACCACTAGGAACAGCCTGTGCAATTGTCTTAGTGGTTTCTCCACTGACTGCCTTCCCACCAAATGAGACTGCACCATAGTACTGCACACCATTAGTAACACCCTGTCTAATGTAACCAGTAGTACTACCACTAATTGTGTATACACTTCCGTTAGCGCCCCACGACCTAGAGTTATCAGCATTCCAGGTAGATATGTAAGTACGCTTAGTACCAGCACCAGGAACAGTGACTGGGGAGGGCCACGGAACCCTACCAGTATCGAAGATAGTAACTACCCAGTTATCTTGGGTAGGAACGTTTACAGTGTCCGGTGTGAAGGTGTTACCGTTTGCAAAAATTCCAAGCAAGAATTTGTACTGCACCTTCGCACCAACACCAGAAGGATCGTCAGTTGTGAAGTTGATGGTCAGCTGATCATCAAGTCCAGTGGCAGTATTACCAACAAAGTTTTCTGATTGCTGACCTAGAGCGACTCCTGCCGTTGTGGGGTCGGGTGCCTCACCGTTGGGGTCTGTCGCGTTGGTCATGTAGAACCGGGTCGTGACGTTGCTGTACGACCCTGTAGTGCCTGTGTAGCCACGCCAGTGCATCACCAGCTGGTAGCTGCGCCACGGGTCCAGAGCCACTGAGAACTGCCCGATGGGGGAGATGCTTCCACCGGCTGTGATGGTTTTGCCTTGGACTATGGAAGCGAAAGGTGCTCTTGCTACACAACCCCAAGACAACGTGTCGCTGTACCCAAGGGGAGCCGCTGGAGTATATTCCAAAGCTATCCACGTACTGGGAAGGAACATGTAGCTGTATCCGAGCGACTGGCTATTCACACTGAAAGCGTCAGTAGCAACGCTACCGACCTCTAGCTGCACGTCGTCAAAGTAGATAACTTGCCCATTAGTTGCAGGCGCACATAGAGTCGGGTAGATGTTACCAGTGACAGTGGTGACAGTAGCAGTGACAGATACCCGCTGCCACTGGTTTCGCAGAGTCCAGTTAGGGTTGACGCCCGCTGTAGCAGCGAACGCACCACCCGTCAGCTTTATGGCGTTGTTGGCGTTCTGGGTGACTGTTGAGGGAATGTACATCCACGCGGAGAGCGTCACGGTGTCTCCCGTGCTTACGCCCATTGTAGTACCGGTTGTACCAGTCCAGAAAGCTTGAGCGCCCGTTGCGGTGGCTGTTGCAGTGATAGCGCAAGAACTCGTGCCAGAGTGCACGAACGCGGTTGATATAGCTGCCGTGCAACTCCCGGTGTAGGTGGGAGCCACCATCCCGTTTTCAAAATCTTGTGATGTGGGGAAGTAGTTGGTCCTGATGACCGTTCCAGGAGAAACTCTAGAACCAATCAGGGGCATACCACCAACACTCATATCTCCTACAGAAGCGACAGTGTTTGCAGTAATGTCACCGTTAGATGTAATCGCTGCTGCTGATGGGTTAGTATCATTACCAATTTGCAGCAAGTCCTTACCAGCCCCACCCAGCATGGTAGAAGGGTAAATATTTCCATCTGGGTCAAGTTTGTTGGTCCGAACCGACCCGTCAGTACCGTCAATAGTGGTGTTAACTCCGTTTGGATCACCGAAGATACCCTTACCACCAGCAGTAAATGTCAATGCCACATTAATATTACCAGCCAAGATATTATTGGCCTTAATCTGCATGAACGTGCCTAGGTTTGCGGCTATGTTCTGTGCACTAACATTACTAGCAATTAAAGAAGTAGCATCAATCTTGTCAGCAGTGATAGCATTGGCACTTACTTTACCAGCAGTAACTGCACCTGCAAATATCTTATCTGTGGTAACTGCACCATCTTTAATGACAGTATCGTCAACAGAACCCTTCACCACCACAACGTCAGCTTGGACAGAGGTTGCCTTAAGCCGGATACCGTCCAGCTCACCGTAAGTACCTACTCCGATGTTGACCTGTGGAAGATACGTCTCGGACAGTGCAGAGGATTTCCAGTTAGTCCCATCTGACTGCCAAGAGGCCAGAATAGCCATACGGTTGTCGGCAGCTGCGGCCTTCTGTGCAGCGGTCCACTCAGGGTGCTGTGCTGCTATGTAGGCAGCTGTGCGGATGACGTACTGGTTCCAGATATCACCAGACTGAGTGCCTGGTGCCAGTGCAGGTGCAGCGGTGGTGTACCAAGAAATAGTGTTCTTACCGGACGCAGTTGTCTGTGCAGCATCGGCAGTAGCTTGTGCAGCACCTGCCTCCGACATGGAAATTCCGCTATATGCCTGACGACAGTCAGCAGCTGATCCTGTGTACTGAGACAAGAATAGGAACTTGATCTTTGCTGTACCTGGAGGAAAGTTTACAGTTGCATAACCCTTGCTGCCATCTGTGGTTCCAGTGATGACGGGGGACGTGAACTTTGTCCAGACTGTGGGTACTGTTGCGTTAGACGCAACACAGTAGACATAGTTTCCTCCGTTGTGTGAGTTAACTACAGGGTGACCTACAGGAAGAGTTGGACCTGTCCAAGCTGTAGATAGCGTAATGGTGTTCCCAGATACTGATGCGATGTTTCCAGTCCACCGTGAGTAGGTACCGATAGGCCATACACGACCAGCAGTATCTGTGTAGTTCCAAGCTAGAAGGAACTGGGAGGCACTAGCTACCCACCCGGCACCACTGACAACGGTAGCCGTTGTATCTCCAGGTTTCAGGGAGGCTGCAATAGTCGTACTGGTGGTTGGCTCGTACCAGTAGTGCAGTGGTTGAATAGCTGTATTCTGTGAATCATACGCAGTAAATCCAGAGTAAAACCTAGAAACTCCGGTGCTTGCTGTCTCACGTGCCCATGCACTCAGGACATACTTTCGAGTAGGGTCTACTGGAATATAGTCATCGGAGAAGATGGAAGCATACGAGCCAGAAGTACGAATAAATGCACCGGGCATACCAGGAGGGGCATCAGCTGCTGTAAATGTTAGAGAAGATGTGAAATTCCGGTTCGTTCCCAAGTACCCAGTACCGTTGGTTACTAGGTCCGGGCCACGAGACTGAGCCTCTGCTGCAACCTGATTGGCCTTCGCTGTGGCGTCGAGCGCGGCGGCATCAATAGCAGCTTGCTTAGCGTTGTTCGCTTTTGTCGTAGCATCAGCAGCAGCCGTTGTAGTTGCAGCTGACTTAGCAGCGTCAGCTTTGGCCTGAGCATCCAGGGCAGCTGCGGTGGTTGCTGCCAGCTTCGCTGCGTCTGCCTTGGCCTGAGCATCAGCAGCAGCGGTAGCGAGTGTCGTGGTGCTTGCACCGGATACCTGAGCGTCTGCATACGTCTTAGCGGCTGCTGTAGCAGCAGATTGGGCAGCGTCAGCTTTAGTCTTCGCATCAGCTGCGGCGGCTGCTGTAGCAGCTGCGGTAGCAGCATCAGCCTTGGCCTGAGCATCCGCAGCAGCTGCGGTGGTGGCCGCAGTCACAGCAGCTTGTTGAGCCGCGTTGGCTTTCGTCTGTGCGTCGGCAGCAGCTGCGGTAGTTGCTGCCAGCTTCGCTGCGTCTGCCTTGGCCTGAGCATCTGACTTAGCAGCATTCAGAGTAGCTGTGTCACCCGACGTGATCTGACCCGTAAGCGTGGTCTTCACCAGGTCAACTGTCCCACCAGGACTGTACAGGTCAGTCTTGGCTTGATTCAGGTCAGTGACGTTCTGAGCAACAGTATTTTTGGTATTGGTTACGTCAGTGTTGATCTGAGTAATAACCGCTGGGTCAACGATGAGTGCTTCAGTAGTAGCACTTCCTGAGGTAGATGCTGGTGAGACAGTTCCATTCTTACCAAGAGCTATAAAACGGACATAGTAAGTCGTGGTAGGAAGTAAATTAGTTACCGTAGTAAATCCACCTACACCAGAAGTGATATAGGAAATTACACCAATTCTGGTAGCGGAGGTAGGAGTGAAGGTAGCCGAACTTGTAGCTAAGTGGACCTCTATAGCAACACAATCTAAAGTTGGGAAATTTCCTAGATTATCCTTACCATCCCAAGTAATAGTTAGGTTTTGGTACTTGGCGGTAACTGTTGGAGTAGATGGAGTTTTTAGGGTAGAAGGTGTGTTGTCAATCATGGTGTAGACACTAGAGGTAGTCCAAGTTGAAGCTAGTCCTGAAGTGTCTATAGTTCTAACTTTAACCTGTAGCTTTGTACTAGGGTCATATCCAGACACTACAGCTTGTGCAGTAGGGACAGTGGATACGGGACCAAAATCTGCAGCATTTCCTACCTTCGACTGAATTTCATAGTGGTCAATGTCTGCTGCTGGGGTACCATCAGCATTAGTTGTAACTGGGGGCCAGTTAATTATAGCCAGAACTTTTCTACGTGTCTGGTCGTCAAGGTATGGTGTAGTTGTAAAACTAATAGAGACAGGAGGTGCAGGTGGCATCTTGTCATCAGTTTTATCACTAGGTACTGCTCCACCACCAGCATTTGCACCTGTGATAGCGTCTAGTCTGCGCTTCAGTTTCTGGTCAGCATCTTCAAGGATATCACCTAGAGTAATACCAACTGAGAAAGACCCATCCTCGTCACTCTGAGTGACAGAAATTTGCTTGATTCTAATATTCTCTAGAGAACCGTCACCCTTATCAAAAGGTACTAAGTTGTGAATGTTATAGTCAACAAAAGGTGTGTAGAAGTCTGGGGAGACAGAACAAGAACGCTCTGTCTTAATGTGATTATACTGATCTAGTTCTAGGTCAGCAAGAACACCAAGAAGGTTAACGTCAGTAATACCAGCGTACTGAGCAAACCTCATTCTTCTACGACCAAGAACGTTGTAAGAAGCTGGTCGAGTTTTCATAACTGCTGCACTACCGTCACCAATAGCAAAGATATCAGTGTAGAAATCAGAAGCATCTGTGGTAGTAGAGCCTTCAGTAAGGTTCTGTCCTACTCTAAAGACAACCTTATCTGGAGTTAGTGTCTTATCTAGACCACCTGCAACGTATACGTTAAGAGAATAACCATCCATTTCGGGGTCACACATACCATCAGTGTAGAGACCTTGGATAACAGATAGAATTGTATCACCTGTAGTGTAACTTCTATCCATCATAGAAGGCCACGTCACACCATTAGAGTCATGTGTTCCGGTGAAAGTCGAAGTATCAATATTCTGAAGGTATCCAAGTTGCTGCACTCTGGTCACTAGAGTTTTGATAATAGTTCCAGGAGTGGCATTCTGGAAGTCGTGGCCTGATGGAACTGGATTAGGCCAAGCGGAAGGGACTACTGGGGAGTCTTCAAATTCACTATGAATAGAAGAAGCTGAGTACGCCCTGGCAGGTATACCATCACTGGTTACATAGTCTACTGAGTTTCCATTAATAATGTAATATGACTTTAGTTGAACTCCGTCAACCTTTACCTTTACAAAAGCACCTGAGAAGTCTGTGTTAGCAGCATCAGTACGGTCTAGACTAAATGACAAAGTTGAGGGGGAGAAGTCATCCTGAATGTCAAATTGCTTAGAGAAAGCATTGAATAAGATTCTGCCGGATGCGACAAGTGAAAACTCTAGGTACTTCATAGGTAAAACAAACCTTCCCGGTCAAGCCGATGTAGTGGTCGTTAATATTATCGTTGTTAGGCTACCTGATATTTGGTAGAATATTTAACAGATAAACCAGTAACTGCTGTCCCACCTGACCCAGTTAGAGTCAATGTTGGATAGAAGTTAAAGGCTCCCATCATAGCAGTTGGAAGGCTGCGAGGTGGGATATACATAAATCGTGCATGGCCTGAGTGTGACATATTTGCTACCACACTAGTAGAACCAATTTTAGCATCCCACGTATTACAATCTACTACCAACGTCTGACCTGTTGTAAGGTTACCATTATAGCTGAAAGATACTCCAGACTCTGGGCAGGTTACAGTAGGAAGGTTAACAGGACCAGTAATTGTAATAACGGCATCATCTACTGGAGCGTCACCCATCTTATCTAGGTTTACTGTTAGCTTTGGTATGCCTGTTACTGACGCTGTGTTTGGATTAATGTTTGTCCAGAAAGAGTCAATTAGTGTAAATGTAAATACTACCTCAGCACGCTGTCTACCAAGCATAGTATCAATGGACGTAGAACCTGTTAGATAGGCTCTAGTGCTCACAGACTCATATGGTGAAGTATAACCATCACCAGGAGCTGTACGGTACTTCATGAGCGTTACAGGGCCGTTCTGAGCACCTAGCAGAGTGTGTAGCATTGATAGGTTTCTTTCAAACAAAGCACGTCTAATAGGTGTACTGTAGTCTGGGACAGTGCCGCCCTCTGTACACCCTACTACCCACATGCTCAGAGAGAGTTCTCCAGCTGCATAACTTCTATTAGGTCTTCCAACTACACCATTTCGTTGGGGAATACTTGTGAATGTTCCACTAATCTCAGGAGTAGAGTTTTCAACCTTAGTAATACCAAAAGCATAGTTAGTTAAGTCAGTGTAATCACAGAACCAGTGCTCTCCTGCATTCATTGTTGAGTACGTACCATTACCAGTTACAGGTCCAGCAGCTTGGGCAATATACTGCTGGGAGGTTGACAAGTCTGCAGCACCTGTCCAACGGTACGTAATGTCTGTATTGCCCACGTTGTTACCGTCGAAATATGGACCTGCCGGTATTCCAGCTCCAGCTACTTTCTCGGTGACTATTTTCCGAACTTCAAATATAGCTCCACTTACAGCAGTCGTAGGTAGATAGATCAACCACCTGACGTTCGTAGTCCCAGCACCCATTGGAACACCTGCAATGGCTGATACAGACTGCCACGAACCGTCAGTTGGTAATACAACGCCGACAGAAGTAGTTGTGTTACCTGTAGAAGATGAGTTGTTGTAGCCATACAACATAGCTGTCATCGTGACCGGATCATTAGTAGTCCCAGGCACTACTCGGGCTTCAAACTGACCGGACCAATACTCTCCAGCATTTGCTTGTGGGTTTAGAGACGCAGCACCTACACTAAATATTGAAAGTGAGGCTGATGCATTCATTTTAGGGTTTAAGACACAGTAACTCCCATTGCCAGTAGCCCACCCCGTCCAACCATATGGTGAGTAAGCATACGCAGCAGAGCCGTTAACTGCGGCGGCACCGTTGAGTACAGACGTGGAAGCATTTGCTGTGCCTGTCCATGCAGGTGTCAGCCCTTGGTAGAACGGACCAGGAGAGGTAGCACCAGCCTCTAGCAGAGCATCAGCGATCCAGCCAACATCTTCACCCGGTATGTTATTTCCGCTAATTCTGCCAACAGCAGAAGTAACATACATTGAAGCAGCATCTGTAGGTGCTACCCCAGTAACTGATAGTTGAACCCATGACGAACCAGGCTGAATAGTTATAGTAGTTCCAGTTGTCGAAGATGTAACGCTTCCAGAAGAATTTCTCCAGTTTAACCTTAAATACCCACTTGTAACAGACTGAGATTTTATAAGAACCCATGAAGAAAATGTGTAGGATACTCCTGGAGTAACAATTGGAGTAACTGGTGCACCGTTTCCATAAGTACTAATAATAGTTGAAACTCCACCAGTAGTATCAGTTCTTCTTGATCCTAAATTTCCCGTGTGAGAAACATTTGGGTCGAACGACACTAGCAGCAGCGAGCCGTTATTTGAGTTGGCAAACTGTGGGTCTGTCGACAAATTCAACTTTGACGAACCATCGAAGTATGGCTGCAACGTGTCAGTTGCTTCAACCAAACAATCATCATAGTCAATGGTGGTAGTTGAGGTTATACCTGCACCGTTAGCGTAGATACGGAACTGATACTGTGCATCCGTAGATGCCATTGTTCCTGTAAATGATATACGAGTCCATTGATTTGCTGGGCAAGAAACAACAGTACCTGCCGGTGGGCTAGTTGTCGGAGTACCACTACTATTGTAAAACTGAACTGATGGGTACATACCAATCGTGACTGACGGGCGAATGTACATCGACCATGTGTATGTGGTTCCACCAGGAACAATAGCAGTAGAACTTGCGTATCCTCCACCAGAAGATGGTGCAGCAGTCCAAGTGATCCGCCCGTAGCCAGTGTTGCCTCGTGGTGTGTCCGAAGCATTTCTCCACGCAACAGTTGCTGTGCCACCAGTACCAGCCCACATACTGTGACCTGTAATACTTGCGCCCATTGAAGGGTTGGTACAGAGGTTGGTCCGTACCGCAGTCGTGCCAGAAGTAGCTCGGTAGGAGGGGTTAACAGCGTAGTTAGTTCTTAGAATTCTTTCATTACGCCACATTAGTTGTTCACCTTTGTCGTGTCTGCGGCAACGGCCATGAAACCAAGGGCTGCCTTCTTACGTAGTAGTCTGTTGATATCTGCAGTAGACTTCTCAGCCTTTGGATTATTGATAGTGGTGTAGTTGTAAACAACCTTCTTGTCGTCATCAAGGGTCTTACGATCACTTGTAGTAGTGTCTCCCTTAAGTAGACGCTTAGAGAAGATGTTAACACCAGTGAAGTCAGGCATTCTAGTACCAAATCCTCTACTGGAATCGTTAAAGGAGTAAACCTGACCACCAGTAGCAAACTTCTGCATGTTATTGAGGTTGTAAAGGTTCTCCATACCGATTGCCTTAACTGCTGCCTTCTTCAGTACAAACTCACCGGGTGTTAGCATTGCTGGAACAGTATCACCAGTCCCAGTACCTGGCACACGACCACCTGTAGCAGCGTAGAACAAACCACTCTTAAACTGAGTAGTTTCCTTATCGAGACGAGCAGTACGCTCACCCTTCTTTAGTCTTCCACTCTTTATTAGTTTATCATACATATCTACTACAGCGAAGTCTGCAATGCCAAGAGTTTGGGCAATACTACGAATTCCCATCTGGACACCGGGAGCCATTACAGTAGCAACGAACTTAGTAAAGTCCTCGGTTCCTGTAGAATCAAGACTTGCTTGTTCCTTTAGCTGGTCATCGTATTGCTTTGCGAGTGCTTGGTTCTTGACAGCAATTCTAGCTACTGGTAGACCATCTGTTGGGCCATCACTTTGCAGCTTGTCTACAAGGTTACCAAAGCCCCACCCTGACAGGATATCTAGATCCTTGAGGAATTCCTTCTGGTCAGCGTTGTTCTTATTCTGGTCCTCAATAGCCTTCTGTAGTGGGTCTAGTGACCACCAAGGAGGGAAGATAGAATCTGTCTTCTTACCCATTTGCTTACGCATTGCATAGGTAGACCAGTCAGCCATACCAGTAGCCCACGTACCGTCTTGGTGTACACCGAACATGGCTTGGTAAGACTTGATCATATTACCATTTAGCCATGAAGTAGAGCCACTCATCTGGTCAGCATCAAACTGAGCTAGGTGACTAGTTGCCTTAAGAGTGTGCTTGCTGATGTAATCCTTGTTCTTACCTTGGAACAGTGCAGCAGCTTGCCACATGGAGATGCCGTACTTATTGGCAATATCCTCTAGGCGGACACCCTTGTAGTTCTTATCTGTGTAACGATTCTTAGCTCCATAAGAACTTGGGTAACGCTCTTCAGCTAGCCACTTCCAGTCAGGAGTAGTTACATAGTTGTGACTTCTACCGTGTGATCTGCTGGGTAGTCCCTTGTCTGCACGCCACTGCATGTATGACTTACTCATCTTACTACCCCATACACCATCATCCTTAATGCCAATGACCTTCTGTACGGCGCGAGTGAGTGAAGGGTGCTGCTTGTAGTTTGTTGGTCCTACTGTAGCGTAGCGTTCCATTCCGGTCTTACCGGGAAGACGTGACTGAGTGTGTCGGAACATGTTGACAACTGGAGATAGGTACTTAGAAACATCAAGTGCCTTAGTAATTGTAGACAGGTCTGGAACAGTGTAGTTGGCCTTGGTGAATGCCTTAGTAACTGAGCTGTCCCAACCATCTGCCCAAGGTGACTTCATACCACGAACAGTTGGTAGGTGGAAGAGCTGACGAATCATCTTCCATGCCATCATGTGTAGGCCAGGCTGAATTCCTCTAATAGCCTTACCATCTGGAGGAGCAACAATACCACCAGTAGCGTACCCGGCAACCTTACTGCCACGGTGCTTACGCATGGAATCAACCTTATGAGCACCGCCGTGAGCAGCTACGTCCTGCTGTGACCACACAACCTCGCCACGGTGAACGACTCCAGCTGGCTCATACTTGTAACCACTGCCAGTGAATCCACCCTCAGAGTATCCGTGCTTGCTACCCTTACCGATGAAGTTAGAGAATCCACTTAGCCCATATACAGACTTAGCGTAGCGCATACCTGCAAGCAAGTTGTCAAGAGCACTGAAGATGTTGTCGTGGCCCTTTAGGTGATAAGCCTTGAAGGTACCGGGCACAACCTGTACTAGACCACGAGCGAGCTGACCTGTACGGTTGTTAATATCTCCAATATCACCCTGAATAGCACTTGGGTTACCTGAGGATTCCCAACCAATCTGAGTGAGCCAGTTTTTTACATACTCAGGCTTCTGTGGGATGCCTAGCATCTTTAGAGCCTTCTTGACAGTAGGTGACCATCTAGCTACTGACTCTGCTCCTGCTGGGTTATTAACGTCAGCACCTTCGTAAGAGTCTGACCCAAAGAAAGCACTCTTAAGAGCAGACACTGCTAGGTTTAGTGGGGCAGCTGCTAGCTTACCAAGAAGCTTACCAATACCTGAGTTATCAGCAACAGATTTTACAGCACTGATACCACTCTTCAACTTACTGATTGGGTTAAGTCCACCAAGAAGATCCTTCAATGAAGAGAATGTGTTAGTAAACCAGTTACCTTCGTCTGAGGAGCCTAGCTCACCTGTACCAATTGAGTAATTTGAACCAATCATTGAGGTCTTGTTGTTGTATTCCTTGTAAAGACCTGTGTCAATGTGAACGTGATCGTAGTGTCCTGCGGACTTCCAGATTGCTGCAAAGCCCTTAGCTAGTGCCTCAGAGTAAACCTTGTTACCACTACCAGGCCAACCGGGACCACCTGAAACGTCCATTGCTTCACCTACGTAGTGAAGTGAACCTCCCATGTGTACTGGATGGACAGCACCGAAAGCTGGGTTTTCAAGAATTGACATACCACGAGAGCGTAGAGTCTTACCATACCGTACTAGGGCAGAATGCATACCGGGACGGTAAGGAACACTAGCTCCCTTGGTAGTAACACCTAGACCCCAGCTCCCGCCTCCACCGCCAACCTTGGCACCAGAACCTGTTGCATGTTCATGCCCAACTGCAGTAGAGTCATAGTAGTTAGATAGAGTAGCAGCTCCACCCATAGACCCTAGAGAATACCCTGAGCTACCAGCCATACCACCATCACGTAGATGAGCAGTAAGTAGTCTCTTCTTTCTCTTGTTAGCTGTTAGTACACTAGCTTCTCTACCTTCGGCAATACCACCGGAAGCAAATCTTGAAAGTGCTTCCTTTGGAATCTGACGCTTACGAAGAGCCTCCATGACACCAGAACCATAGTGCTTTACGGTAGAGACAGGCTGTACCCACTCACCAGCAGTAAGCATGGCAGGAACGTTGTCAGCAACAGGAGTTGGTGAGTTACCATGAACTCTACCGCCTTGTGCTAGCTTCAGAGGCTGGAACTGAGAAGCCTTAGTATTAATCTTAAGACTACCAGCACCTGGAATCTTATCAACAACCCAGTTGTATGCGTCGGCTAGACCCTTGAATACTTTGGTACGCATAAAGTTGATTGGCTTTAGTGCAATTGACTGTAGGCCATTCCAAATAGTTTTAATACCATCGAGAGCCTTAGTGAAGACTGTCTGTAGTCCGCCCTTACCCTTGCCGAGCAGAGTAGAAATTGCGTTCTTTGCATCAGTAATTGGTGAAGTAATAAGTGACTTTAGACCACTCCAGGTTTTTCGGAAAGTCCCTGTAACCCAAGACCATACAGAACTAAGGATATGACGGAAACCAGACTTAGAATCGAATATCTGATTAATAAGAGTCTTGGCTAGGTCTAGTGGTGCAAGTAATACAGACTTTAATCCTGACCAAAGTTTTCTAAATGTACCGGATACCCAGTTCCATACTGCAGTCAGAATCTTTCGGACACCAGACTTAGAGTCAGTGAACTGATTAATTAGTGCCTTGGCTGCATCGAAAGGTGCCATAAAGACAGCCTTGACGCCAGACCACAGTTTCTTAAAGGCTCCCTTGACCCAGCCCCATAGTTTATTTAGGAATCCAATTATCTGGGGCCAGAACTTTATCGTAAGATATACAACCATTCCTCCGAATGGTGCAGTTAGAATAGCAAGGATTAGTTTCCAGTTCTTCTTCAACCATCCAAATACTGACTCTGCAGCAGTCTTCAAAGCATCGAATATAGTACTACCGATTTTCTTAAACCAGTCAAATACTGCTACTGCTGCTGCCTTAATAGCATTCCAGGCACCAGTTACGATATCGCGGAATGTTTCAGATTTCTTCCAAAGTACGTAAAAGGCTACACCTAATGCAATTAATCCAATAATTATAAGACCGATTGGATTTGCTTCCATAGCAATGTTTACTAACCACTGTCCAGCAGCATAAATCTTAGCTGCAACAGCTCCAAGTTTCTGAGCTACTGTTTGAAGCTTCAAGGCACTAGTAATTGCCTTGATTGTCTTAGTAACAGTCTCTAGCTTAGGTAGCATAGAAATCATCATAGCCAGCATACCAGCCTGACCAGCAATCTCCCCAGCCTTACCAGGCAGGAACATGGAACCCATCATAGCAGCGCCACCAGCACTACCAATGGCTCCTCGAACAGCCATACCTCTATTGCCTCTAGGAGTTGCTACAGGTGGCATTGGACCACTCTTTGGCTTTGCTGCCTTACCTCCAGCAACTACACCGGGAGAAACCATTGCAGAGCTTGAGGTTGACTTCAGACCTTGAGAGTAAGCACGGCCAGCCTCTTCACCCTTTAGTCTCATCTTGGAGTCTGCGTCACTCAATGATTTCAAAGTAGCAGTTTCAAGACTCTCAGCTGCAGTAGAAGCTTGCTTGTTTTCTCCCTGAAGACCGTTAATAAAACCTAGTGCTGTATCCTCACCAAGACGAGTAGTTACCTTTGAAGGTGAGTGAATTTCTAGGTTAGTTCTAATGTGACTAATAATTCCATCAGTCATAAGGTCAATAGAGCGTAGTACCTCAGCACTGTTACTGTTAATACCAGCTTCCATACCTCGTGATACTGCGGCTCCTGCTGATTCGGCTTGTGCTTCAGTTGAGGCTACATCTCCAGCAACACTACCTGTGCCACCAGAGCCTCCACGACCTATGCGACCTCCCGTTGCTCTGTTAGTCCAGCTTCTCTTACCCTGTGCTTTTCTCTTAGCTGCAGCATTCTTAGCCATTCCAGCAACAGAGCTAATACCTGTAGAAGCACCGATAAACTTAGCAACCTTGATAGTAGCAGCAGCAACCATCAAACTAGTTAGAATAGCCGCTCCAACTTGGTTACTCATGATCTTGCCAAGGGCATCTGCAACAAGGCCAAGTTCGGTAGCCATTGTAGCTAGTACAGTCTGTCCACCCTTACTAGCACCAAAATCAGTAATTGATTTGAATAGCCCACCAATTGCATCAAATGTCTGCTTCTGAGCACCGGACTCATTAAGCTTTCCAAAGAACTTAATAAGGGGTGAGTCAGGACCAACACCATTTGCTAGACCATTAAGCATGTCAGCAAGGTTCTTTAGACCCTTACCTTGCTTGTCGTTCTTACCACCTGTAAGGGAGCCAATGCCTCTTGCTAGGTTAGTGAAAACTCTACCTGTTGCTTGGACAACTGGCTTAATGTCTTCAAACCACTTCTTTAGCTTCTTCTGACCATCCTGAGAGTTAACCTGCTCATTCATATCCTTAAGGTGCTTATTGAAGTTAGAGTTTAACTCATCACCAGTTCCCTTGGCAGCCTTAAACAAACCCCAAATAATCCCGCCAAGGTTCTTAACAATGTAGCCGAAGGTAGCGGCACTACTCTTTGCAGAATCAAAGAATCCAGATAGATGACCATTTTCCTTGTTTACCTTAGTAGCGTTATCTAGGTAGTTACCGAAGGTAGCAACAAGGTGACCGATCCACTTAACCAATGGTCGGGCAGCATCCATGATTCGGACAAGTGCAATAGTGTAGTGACCTGAGGAGCCTGCAGCTTCTTTTACAGCATCATCGTTGGCCTTAAAGACACGCTTCATTGCACCAAAGCCCTCTCCGGACCCTAATGTCTTACCAATGCTTGATGAGGCGTCTCCGAATGCTTTAGCTGTATTACCTACTGATCTATTGAACGCTGGGAATAGTGGCATTGCACCACGAATACCAGCCTCAACACCAGGAAGCATATTCTTAGCAGCAGTTTCCTTTAGCTGATCTAGCTTAGGCTTAAGACCAATAAGGAACTGTACAAACTGACGCTGTGAGGGTGACAGTTTGTTTAGGGCAGCTTGGTAAGCGTTAGCAGACGAAGAAGCTGCTCTGGTAGCCTCAGCAGCATTCTCCATAGCAGTTGCTACGGACTCTTGGGCCTTACGAATACTCTCGGCACCCTGAGCTTCTGTTTTAGCCTGTGCCTGACGAGCAGCAACGATGGAGGCAATTCCATCTTTCTGAGTCTTTGCTTGCTTCTTCTGAGCATCGGCTACAGACTTGGTAGCTGATTTTCTCTGGTCTGCAGCATCTGCCTCTGCCTTAGCAATAGACTTAGCAGCATCCTGTACGGCTCTAGTCTGCTCCTGCTGGGACTTAACGAGAGCTTGCTGAGCTTGGGCTACCTTCTCAGCTGCAGCAGCTGCTGCATCTTGTGCGTTAGTGTATGCCTTAGTTCCTGTAATGCCCTTAGACTGTGCCTCTGCATTTGCTGCAACAGCATCCTTCTTGGCTTGCTCTGCATCGGAGAGTCTAGCCTGTGCTTCATCATACTGTAGCTGTGCTTTAGCAACCTCTGAGTCAGAAGCCGTAGGATCTTCCTTAACCTTTGCTAGTGCGTTTCTAGCATCAATAAGGTTTAGAGTAGCATCACGTTCTGAGAAGGAAGCATCTCTTGCAGCCTTCTGCATATCTTCTAGTTCTCTAATGGCATCCTTACGAACGTCATTCAGTGCCTGTTGTGCCTTCTTTGAATCTGCCTGTGCTGATATTAGGTTTTTCTCAGACTCAATTACATTTGCATTAGCACTAGCTACACTATCCTTTGCAGACTGGACAGCATCTGCTACTCTAGAGGCAGCATCCTTGAATGCCTTGATCTTATCAGCTTCTGCCTGCTTAACATCTGCTGCTGCACTCTTATTAGCGTCTGCAGCATCTGCCTCTGCTTTAACTACCTTCTGAGAAGCGTCCTTGTTGGCTTGTGCAGCATTCTTCTTTGCGTCTGACACTGCTCGCTGTGCATCAGCAATAGCCTTAGCATTTTTCTTAGCAGCGTTGGCAGCTTTAGTACCGTCAACGCCAGCCTTGGCTTGCTCGGTACTGTAAGCCTTCAGAGCTTTAGATACTCCACCAAAGGCACCCTTAAGTGCTGCAAATCCTGTTACAGCTCCTAGTAGCATACCAGGTAAGGCACCTAGGAGACCAACCATAGGAACGAAAGAGGAGGTTAGCTGGACGAACCCTCCAGCTAATGCACCAACAAGAGGAAGAAGCTGTGGAAGTAGAATGAGAGCCATTCTCCCAAACATGCCCATGAGGTCTTTAAAACCACTAGACATACCGGAGAATATTGAGCTTAGTGAACTAAAGGCATTACCAACCTGCTTAACAATAGACTGAGAGGCATTCATTTCGCCATTCAGTCTAGTAGTAGCACGTACCAGAGCAGCACCTGTTAGCTGCGAACGCTGCCTAGCATTGTTAATTCTAGCTTCAGAGGATTCAATAACTTGGTTAGCTCGTGCTCCCTCATTCCTAGCTACAGCAATATCTCTATCAATAGAAGAAACTGTAGAAGAAATTCTAGTGTAACTAGAACGAGCTGCATTTAGATTCTGCTCGGCCTGTACAGCTTCACGGGAACCTGCACCTGCGCTTGCTCGTACTGCAGTTAGTTCTGCCTCTGCCTTGTTAACATCTTCAGTTGCGTGAGATAGAATGGTTCGAGCTTCACCAACTCTAGCCTCACCGTCAGCGACGGCTGCCTCGCTAGAAGCCATAGTCCGCCTAGCGTTGTTAAGATCGCTCTCTGCTTTTTCAAGTTCCCTAGAAGCTGCTAGGCTACGGGATAGGGCACGGGCATGGCTTGTCTGGGCTGCAGTTACTGACTCTATTGTACCCTTATACCCATGCTGAGCTGATTGTATATTCTGTAGAAACTGTAAGAAGGTCTTCTTAGTATTAGAGTTTCTTACAAGCTCTGCAGTCTCATCCCTAGTGGCAGCAGTGCTTTCTCTAGTAGCTCCTGTGACTGATCTAGTGGCAGCAACTGCTCCACTAGTTGTGCTTACATCGTCTCTACGTGCTCTTGTAGAACGAAGTTGAGCAGCTTCAATTTCTCTAGTAGCTCTAGCACTAGCAGTTCTTGCAGTCTCCAAAGCTTTTTCTGCTAGGGCAGCTTTCTGCTCTTCAGCCGCAGCTTCTTTAATTGCTTTAGTACGGTCGCTTTCAGCTTGAGCACCAGCTGAGGAAATTCTCTGCTGACTACGACGAGCACTAATAAGGTTCTGCTCTGCCTTGATAGCATCGCGGCTGGCTCTACCTGAGTCATTTGTTGCTTTAGTTTTACGCTCTGTAGCATCAGCTACATCTTGGGAAGCTGCTGCTAAAGCATTCTGGATTGTGAAAAGACGCTGACCCATATCAGCGCGCTTCTTCTCGGCTACATCTAGTTCACGATGTGCTCTCTTGATGTTCTCAAGAACATTTGCTTCTGCCTTGTAAGAGTCACCCTTTCTCTTACTGTCCCTTACCGCACCATCAGCGGAGTCTTTACTGGCTTTAGAAGCTTCTCTGTATGACTTAACAGTGTCATCAATTGACTTATTTTGATCCTTAGAAGCGGTGGTAATTCTTTTAGAGTCTTCATCAAAGGAAGTAGCTAGGTTGTGCTGTTCGTCCTTGAGGTCTTTAAGGGACTTCTGGGCTGCCTTTGACTGAGCAATTAAGGAAGAAAAGTCGGCTACTGCCTTCCAACTGATTTCTCTATCAGTCATACTATTACTCCCTAATTTAAAGAATTACCACCGCTTCTGCGGATTAAATATATTCATTTATATTATCGTGCTAGTTTGCTTACAGCCAACCTCATATCTCCAACACCCTTGTTGTCTCGCATAGCGCCCTTCATGTTTCCGTCACCTAGAATGTAGTCAAAGGATGGATCTTCACCTTCTTCTCGATATGGTGGTGGAGGCTTGGGTGTAAAGTACTCAGTGTCGTCTTCGTCATCATAGTCATCGTCTTCATTGACCATTTCTGGGAATCCAAACTCTTTCCAAGGAAATCTCTGTTTGGATACGGCCTTCTGGAACTTTCCGCCTTTATCCTCTACGGAACCAGCTACAACTCCTGCTATGTGCTTGGCTGCCCACTCTTGGATTACAATAGTTTGCTTTAGCCTCACCCTTTGCCTCTCTTTAATGTTATCTACCATCTTAGAGAGATTAGCAATAGTTGTGTTCAATATTCTTTTTTGTGACCAACCATATTCACTAGCTAACAAGTCAATGACTGCAGTAAAACTGCCTGTCTTGTCTTGCTTTACTTGGTGACGGAGATGTTCCCTGTCAGGCCCATCTTGCTCGCTACCCCGAACATGGTCTTCAGTCGTTTTCCCAACTTCTGGAGGTCCGCCCCTTCAGAAGCGACTACAACACCAACAATGTTAATGAGGTCTTCTAGCTCTGGGTTGAATAGCTCATCCATAAGAGCCTCACGCTTAGCCATAGATGACTTTGCATCAAGTCCCTTTAGGTCAGCTGGCTCAACAACAGTCTGGACGAATTCAATGGTCTCTTCGGTAGCCTCAGGAATTGCAAAGAGAACAATACCAAATAGTGACTGGACAAACTGGTTTGGATTGTCAAAGTCTAGGCTAACGTTACCTAGGGCTGGTGCAGCTCCGCGAGTTACAATGCGAAGTAGTGCAAGGAACTCACGAAGCTTTAGCTGCCGAACAACTACACGAGTACCAGTCGATAGTGCGAATGGACCATTGGGAGTCTCTAGGAGAGCTGTAATTTCGTCCTTTACAGGATCAGCTTCTAGAGGCTCAGTGTCGGATGATTCAAGAGGCATAGGCTTAGCCTCTTCAACCTCAGGGACAACGTTCTGAAGCTGCCCCTGTTCCGGTGCGGACAGTCCAGGAGCAGCCTCAGTGGCTACATCATCTACTGTGTCTGTATTTTCAGATACGCTCATGGCGTTAATCACTCTCTGTTAGATGGTAAAATTAAGTTTTATGTATTAAGTTATACAGTCTTACTTAAGTATATCAGATATGGGTGACAATTCGACCGATTGAACGCTCTGAAAGTGGCTGTCCCTTTTCGTCAGTTGAAGACATAACAGCCTTACCTGAGTAGGAAACAACTAGACCGTCACGGTACTGAGGACCGTCGAATGACATAGGTGCGAACTGTACCTTGTAAAGTACAATTTCTAGGACACGGCTTTCTCCACCACTACCTCTAGAGGGAATGCGGACAAGCATTGGACGGGGGGCGACACTTAGTGCCTTCTCGCCCCAGAGTGCCATTGATGCACTCATTGAAGCACCAGAACCTGAAGAGGTAACTGTGGTGTTAGCTAGAAGAGCAACTAGGTCGAATGGAATGTAGCCTGACTGGACTGTGACAGTTGCGAAGTTAACCCACTGCCAGGTTGAAAGTACTGCGTCGTCACCAGTGTTGTCGTAGGAGTCTGTGTCAACCTCGATGGAAGCCTGTCGGACACCATAAATGTCAGCAGCTTCGGCACCTGTGGCACCGTCGAGGATTGCGGCGTGGGAGAGGGAGAAACCCTCGATAATTGGAGCAGCCATGTTTTTAATCCTTACTTGTTATCCGCTAACCCTCTAGCGGTGGCTCTGGCACTCTTATGACCAGCACGGTTCCTCCGCTGAAAGCCGTTATCACTAATATTATCGTATGAAACGTAGAAGTTTATTAGATAGCCTCCCGAATACTCTCACACAACTGACCATCCAAGAAGAACCTATGTATCACTCTGAATCCTGTAGGCATTCCTGCGTCTGCCATTTCTTTACGTTGTGAACGTGTACAGTCACGGCAACTAATTTCAATTAAGTTACCATCAGAGATTGTTTCAGTCTCTTCATGAGTTACTCTAGAGCGCAGCAGTAGGTTCTTAGCTCCTACTGGACACCTAATATCAATTACTTCAATCATCTCAAATCCTACTCAAATACTCTGTGGTCAGTTTACGAACTACACTGTCCCAAGAAAGGGTTGCTGGAAGAATATCGTGAGCAAGCCTTCCCATCTGCTTAGCCTTGTTTCGGTTATCCATCAAATCTCTACAAGCTTCACGGAGTTCAACAACATCAACATTAAGGCAGCCACACCCAGCGTCATAGTTATTCCAAGTGCCACCAACAAAGGTAGCGAACTCTGGATGACCCCACTCACGGTGACCTGCAACATCTGAGAGAATAAGAGCACAACCAGTAGTGCCTGACTCGATAGCTGGAAGATTCTTTCCTTCCCCCTGTGAGGGGGCTACATAGCAATGAGCAGACTCATACAACTCACGCATTTTATGAACAGGCCAAGTACCATTCTCAATGGTAAGGAATGGGTAAGCCTCTTCCATTCGAGCAGGTAATTGGAAGTCAAACTTATTCTTCATAATAAGCTTGAACTTATAACCCTCTTCCCATAGCTGGTTAAGAGCCTTACATAGAACGTAAGGATTCTTTCGAGGAGTTAGCTCGCCTGCAATAACAAAAACAAACTCTTCTGCAAACCAATCTCTCTCTGGCATTTTTCCATCGTCATCGGCCCATACATCAGGCTCATAACCACCTTGTAACTTACGTACTGGAACATCAGTGCCTGTAGCCTTTAGAGCTTGTACTGAGGTGTCATCGTATCCAAGAACTAAGTCGTAACCTTCTAGGTTCTTTCTGACTAGTTCTGTGTTAGGTCCAAAAGAATCCCACTCCCACATTGTCCAAGCAACCTTCTTCCAGGCAACGTCTTTTATGTCTTCTGGTATTTTGAGAGTGTGAGGGTTAAGGTGATTAACAAATAGATCGAAAGGGTAGTCTGGTTCGTGTGTCAGTACCTTTGAGATATCCTCAGGAATTGGAGTGACTACATCAGAGGGCTGGATAGTGACGTAAGCACCAGACTTATTAAATGCCCGAACTAGGCCCAGACCATCTCTGTGATATCCTGAGGTCTGCCCAAGGGGAGCTTGCATGTGTACTCTTAGAGCCATTTTATGTTTCTTCTTTCCGCACTAGAAATTAAATTAGATTTTTACTGTGTAAGTAGCCTGGAGGACATACATACCATCCTCTTCTTCAACAGGGTAGATGTTAGGCCCACCTGCCCACCGGGAATCTTGTATTTCAAGACCCCACCAGTTTTTGCTTAGGTTTCTATTATCATGAAAAATAGGATCAAAGGCGTTATAAATCTTCAAGGCTTTAGACTGTGCATCGTGATTAGCTACAGAGTTGTTAATACCTCTGGACTCGTCTGCAAACACTAAAAGCTGTAAAGTACAAAACTTAGCAGAGCTGAAGGGACTCCTCTGTCCACCGTCCTGCCAAGCTGATACGACTATTGAACACATTCCTGTACCTTCAATGTTACGGAATGGTTTGTTATTGTCGGTACCTTGGAATATATAGATCCCTGTACTATCAGACCCTAGTATACCAGCGTCTGCCAAAGCTACCATACTAGGAAGATTCTTCAACATCATTGTTGCTGAAGGTGTAAGTAATTCTATAGCAGAAGGCTCAGTTACGTCTGTCATCACAGCCCCTTACTATTCAGCTTGTTAGAAAGCATAATCTTCTCAAAGTTAATCTCAGACTCATAAACAGGGGCCATGAAATCGTGGTTTACAACTGCACCATGACGCCAGGACCATGCAATTTTCCTATCTTGCTCAAAGATTGCGTAGTCAACACCAAACTCTCGTCCACCGAATGCGATAGTACCTGTCCAGACGTTTGTTACACCGTCCCAATCGCTGCTAGAGCGACCAGAAGCCTTTAGTCGTCCGGTGATGACGTGAGTGAGTCCTTTGGCCTTTAGAAGCGTTTTAGCGAGTTCTAGATCAAGTGCTTCAATGTACTTTATAGGTGTCTTAGAGTCTGACTCGTAGTGATTGATAGCCCCATCTAATCCCTTTGAGGTAATTCTAAAATGCTTAGTTGCCATTATGGATTCTGCCCCCTTGCAATTTGAGGAGCTACTTCCTCAACCCACACCTCAATGTGGTGTTCCTTACCTGGACGCTTAGGAGTATCTACACCACGCTCTACAGTAAAGAGTCCAGAACCTCCACGTACCCACCTAACACGGTCTCCATCTTGGATATCTGCCCCTACTAGAAAGAATAGAACACCTTTACGAAGCTTTGGGGTGGTCTTAGCTTCTGGAGTCCAGATAGGGTCACGACCTCTACGAATAAGCTGTAGGTCCATGTTGCATCTGACACTTGGGTATATTACCTGATAAGTTGTGATAGCACTACCTGTAGACAGGTCAAGAGTTGGTCTCTCTATATCTACTCTATCTCTAAGAAGACTTCTAAAACTCATCTCCACCCACCATACCAATGAGAGTCACTTCTTACTTCTCTCTCATAGTCTTTGAAATTAGTAGCGAATACATCTTCTGAGGAATGTGCGAACTGTCCGTTATCCTGATTACCTGACTGCTTAGACAAGTAATAAGTGACAGCGTTATCAAATAAAGTTACACCAGTGCCTTGCTTATTAGTAATCGAAGTAATGAACTTAGAATAACTGTACTCACCAATACGCTCTGAAGCGAAAGGAGAGTACTGCTGAGCAGACCTGTCATCAAACGAACTACCTAAGTAAAATGCCATATCAAGTATCCCATTGAATACCATTCTGCCTAAGGGGGTGTCAGAGACTGCTACTGGTGCTCCATCATCCATTCCGGTAGCAAGGAGCATCAAGTCCGCAGCTTGTCTTATAAGCCACACCTTTTGGGCAGAGGTCCAGTCTGAAACATCAGCACTGTCATCTAGCTCAACAAAAGTATCAAAGTCAGCTGGAGAAGGTAGTTGAAATCCTACAGGGTCTGCCATGTTACTTTACTCCTTAGGAACTGACTTCTTGGCTCTACTATTAGTTGGCTTGTTCTCGATTACAGGATCAGAACTGTCATCTACCAATACTAGAGTTTCCTTTAGCTTGGCGTCCTTCTGGGGATCTAGAAGTTTAACTTCATACTCTGTGCTAGTTTTGTCTAGCCAAGAGTTGCCTTCTCTATCCTTGGTCTCTTCATACTTGTCTGAATCTGCCTGAATGAAAATCTGTGAACCACGCTTCCAAGGCTCTCCAAAGGCTAGGAAGCCAGCCTCACTAGTGACAGTGACCTTGTAGTATGGGAGGCTGGTGTCAACCTTGTTACTGAAATAAAAACCCACGGTAACTCCGTTTCTAGGTAAAATAAAGTATGCTTACCCATATTATCGTGAATATGGGTAAGCATACTTTAGATGTGCTTTACTTTCCCTTAGAGGCAACACTCTGCTCGACAGGGTTATTAATGGTAGCTGGACCACCATAGATACCCTGAGGCAGACTCTTGTCTTCGTTAGGTGCCTTAGGACCGTCTGAGACCTTTTCTGCCTTAGCAGTAGACTTGTCTTCTACCTTATCCTCTGGCTTGTCTTCTGTCTTCTTGTCAACCATATTTACTCCTAGTTGTTAGACTTACTAATATTATCGTACCAAAAGTAAATGCCCCTCTACCTAAGAGGGGCATTTACTTATAACTTACTACCTACGGGATCAAGAAGTAGCGTCAAGAACCACAATTTGGTCTGGGTAGGTGATAACTGGGAGGAAGTTGTGCCCTACCAGAATCGTCCGACCTGATGGGTCTTGGGAGTCCCAAGACTTGGAGAATGGTCCAGTAACGAACTGACCAATCTGAGCGTCACCAGAGGTACCCTGAGCGAGCTTCAGTGGGTTGTTGACTGAGAAGTTACCGAAGATAATACGGTTCTCTGGTAGGTAGTCTACTAGAGTCTGAGCACCATCCTCAGCGTTGTAGGTCTCAGTAACAACGTGCCAGTTAATACCCATGAAGTTACGCATGGTACCACCATTGGCAAAGTCCTGCTTAGCCTGCTCGGTAAGTAGGTTAAGAGAGTTGTTCTTTGCGAAGGAGTCGAACACTAGGTTCATTAGCTCCTGTGAAAGATAAGCGTCAGTAACGTTTACCTGAGCATCACGCTTAACAAGCTTCTGAATTGCACGAATCTGATTGACAATCTCAATCTGAGTTGCAGCGTCCCATCCGGTTGCAGCAGTCTGCTTGTGTGAAGCCTGGAAGCCGTAGTCAACTGATGCAGAAACATCTTCAGTGTTGAATACGAGACTACCCTGGACTGCCTGCCACAGTGACCACTCAACTAGGCGGTCAACGCGACCCTTAAGGTCAGTCATTTCCTCTAGTAGAAGAGCTTCTGCAGTTTCACGCTGTGGGTTTACCTCACCGAACTCCTGAGTGAAGTTAAGGTAGCTACCAGGTAGAACCTTCTTCTCACGAGAGTTGACAAGAGCTGCAGCAACTTCATGCTGGCCCTTACGGGGAGCAATGTGAGCTTCAGCGTCAACAGTGTTAGGCTGTGCAACGTTGTAGGAACCACGACGGACAGTCCACTTAGCAGTCTCAGACTGTGTTAGTGGAGTAGTGGCAACCTTACCATACCAAGTAAAGTCATCGGGTAGAGCCATTTGCTGCACGACGCCTGTTGCGACTGCTGGCTCTAGTAGCTTAAGATCAGCCATTATATTACCTTTCTTATGTTTAACAGGCGTTTAATGCCTGATCTATTATCAGAATTCAAGTACTCTGCGGGAAGCGATGTAGCGACCACCAAGAGCAGTTGCTGTGGTTGGACCTGAGGTATCATCTAGCTTGGTAGCACCACCATCAACGGAAAGTGTCTGTGCCTTTAGCTTGCCCCCAAGAACAATGATTGCCTGGAAAACTGGTGCACTGGCGTCACTGCCTGTGTCAGTTGCGTAGCGGATAAATCCTTCTACCTCTGAAGCTGATGCAGCCTTGACGTAGCGATTGGTTGCGGTGTCAAACTTAAGACCAGTACCTTCGACAATTACGCCTTGACCTGGCTTAAGGGTTCCACCCTTTTGGAATAGACCAACTTCACTGTATAGAATCTCAACTGGTGGTGTAGCAGTCCCAGCGTAGAAACCAGGGGCAGGAAGTCTGTTACCTTCGTAAGAAGCCATTTGACTTTCTCCTTATCTTCTAATTAAATTGCCCTTGAATGTGCAGGGACTCTTACTTACTTTTTTAGCTTTGCGGCGATGCGTGCAATTTCAGCAGCATCACTATCTACAGTTGCTCCGTTGTTGGGCATATCATGAATTGCAACACCCTTCTCATTGGAGAGTGAAACAATTGCAGTCTCTGGAATTAGGGACTCATACATGGACTCGTTTGAGAGCTTTAGTTCAACATATGCGTCACGCTGTGCGGGTAGAATCTTTCCTGCCCGTACTGCTTCGTCAACATCAGCCTCTGCACTCTTACGGTTAAGGGTGCCTACTGTGTTACTCATAGTCTTGTAGTTGTTAGATAGCTCAATGACACCATTGGCTAGGTCAGCAACACTTACCTCTGAATCAGAGAGAGATACTAGGTTAGGGTCTGCAGACTTTAGAACATCAGAAAGCTTAGCAATTAGCTCATCAAGGTCTGAGTCAGCACTAGCAGCGACTGGCTCTGCTACCTTCTCTTCAACCTCAGCCTTAGCCTCTTCAGTCTTTTCCTTGGTATCCTCTACCTTAGCCTCAGCCTCTTCAACCTTCTTGTCAGCCTTTGCAGCTTCCTCATCAGTCTTAGCTTCTGCAGCTTCCTTCTGAGCCTTCTGAAGAGCCTCAACGTCAATGTCATAAACGTCGGAAAGCTCCTTTAGTAGTTCTTCTAGGCGGTCCATTGAACTCCTGCTTTCGTCTTCGTCCGACTCTGAGCCGGAGGTATTCTCATCTTCTGAGAGCATTACAATAAAATTATCGTTGTTTTGGCTGTTACTTAAAGAAACTGACTCGTAAGGAGCAAGATTAGTCAAATAAGGTCTATTAGTAGCAGCTACGTGTAATAGAGTTGGACCTACGTGATTACCTGTAGAGTGGTCTTCGTAATCCAAACTCATCATGGCACTAGCACCTAGATAGGTCTTGCCAATGTCATCAGCATTCTTCCGCACATCAATGTAAGCCCATACTCCCTTGTCGTCATAAGTAAGGTCAATAACCTCACCCATGTTGAAGTCTGGGTCTTCTACGTGCTGGTTCTTTTCGTTAACTTTTGGAAACTGGACAGTATCACAGTAACCGGCTTTAAAGTTATTTACTAGCTGCTCTGCAAAGTTCTGGTCGATAGTAATTCTCTGTGCCTTATTGGCTGGATGAAGAAAGGACTCATTCATCTTAAGAATCTGCTTACGATACACCTTGCCGGAAGGGGTGCGGGCAAGCTCTACATACTCGTTGTCGTCGTCACCTTTGGACGAGAGAACAACATTGGAATCACCCATATACTAAACCCCTTCAGAGTACTAAAATTCGTACACTATTATTATCGTTGTTTGTGGGAATACTTACGAAAAACATAAAAATGTCCCCGCAACTTGGTAGCGAAGCAAGTTGCGGGGACACTGGGCAAGTGATAAACCTGCTCCGGTTGGCGGTGAGACTTCCATATTTTGTGGTCTCAACCACTAGTACCATCCTAAGGTACACCTATTAAACTTTTACTTAACGTCCATAAGATACTTTACAAACAATAACTTTCACAGCTTGGTACCTCTAAGAAAATCTACACTATGTACCTGTCCATTCTTAGTTAGAGCTGTCAGGATACCAGGCGCTCCACCGATTCCTGTGTTGTGTCTAAACCAAGTACTCTCTGACTCAAGGGCAGGAACACTGATAAATAGCCTATTTCCATTACTTTCAATATGCTCATGGTGGGTGTGTCCACTCAACAACAGGTCTGCATAGTGCATCTTAGAATCTCTATTGAATGCCTGTCCTTCCCACCACTTGAAATGCTGGTTAGGACGCCACTTATGTCCGTGGTGGTGTGCAATATGAGTGCCTGCAACCTCTAGCTCTACTATTAACTCATCTGTATCTGGAACATAGAACTCTACGTGTCCAAAGGCTTCTGGGTTTAACTCTACGGCGTCAGAAATTGCTATTAGAGACTCAGTATCATGAGAATCATCATACCTAGTAATACCATTTCCAAACCTAACAGCTTCTCCATGATTGCCTGGAACTGCAATCATGGATACTCTAGTAGCAAGCGGAGCAAACTTCTTTAATGCATAAAGCATAATTCTGCGTATAATACGAATTTGATCGTTAAGAGGAAGCTGCGTTCTCCATGCGTTAGCACCACCTTGAGAAACAAACCCTTCTATGTGATCCCCTAGCCAAGCAACATGTACATGCCCAATATCGTAACCAGCTCTTCTATACATCTCTAACTTAACTGCAGCTGCATCTATACACTCAATAGCTCGGTAGACACACCCAGCGTCACCGTCCCCGTCTATCTTACCAACTTGTAGGTCACCTATACCTACAATAAAACCATATGAGCCTTCTAGGAGAATCTTCTTAGGTGATTTGTGTTTCTTTATATCTTCTAGTAGGCCCTCAACATCTAAGTCTAGACCTTCGGCAGAATCAGCTAATCTCTCAAAACTGAATCTTACACTCTCCATAGGGCCAGCAAATCCATCCCACTGTGATTTTCTGAAAGATTTTATAGCCCATTCTTTAGGATCTAAACCTTCTGCTTTAAGGAAATCAAAGGCGGTACCATCAGTGATAGTACCTTGAAGGTCATTTATTGTAGCTTCTACCTTAGAGGAGCTACACTCTAACTTCTTAGTAAACTCTGTATTGGTTCCCTTACCTGGGATACTAGGAGCTGCTGGACGAGCCTTAAACTTCTCAAGTAGAGTTTGCTGTTCTTGCTTACTAATCTTCAAGATTCATCACTTTCTAACGAATCAAGAAGTCTAGTACGCTGCTCCTTGATTGTGGTAGGGGACAGCTTAATGTTGATAGACTCAAACATTCGTGAAAGTACGTTGGCAGAAGTTCCTTGAGTAAGGTGCTCCATTAGTAATTCCTTGTTGGTGTCATCCAAGGCATCATATACTTCTGCGAACTTGCCTGTAAAGGTCAAAGCTTACTTCTTTCCTTTAAGATTGAAGTACTCAGCAAGAGGTACACCATTGATTTCCTTAATGCCCAACTGCTCGAAAGTCTTCATGATTATATTGAGTTCTTGTTCGTTCTCAATCACAATTGTATCAGACTTACCGTCACTAGTGGGAAGATTGAGATTACCAGCTGAATCTACTCCACCAAAGGTATCACTCTTCACACCCTTTGCAGCGTCCTGCTGCTTTTGACGAAGGGAGTTCTTCTGACTTGGGTCAGATCCAATATTAGTTGGTGTGGTTCCACCTAGAGTCTTATGCTCATGTGTCTTATCATTTGCCTTCGCAATGGAGTCCTTGGCCTTAGCATCTGGTAGAGCGTTGAAGTCATTAACGCTTCCAGAAAATTTAGAAACTGTACCGTCCTTCTTGTGGACGAAGGTAGCTCCTGTATGTGTATTGCGAACTGCAATGCCGTTAGAATGCTCTTTAGCTACTACATTCTTAGCATCAGCATAGTTAGCACTAATAGGACCATGAGTTGAGTGGTCAAAAGTAGTATTAGCCATTGGCTCTTTGTGTATGATAGGCCAACGCTGGTCTATACTCTTCTGAGAAGCTGAAATACCCCTAGCATCTATAGAACTCCATGACTTCTTTCCAGCCATTGCCTCTGAAACGTCGGAATTACCTAGAAGAAGACCTTGTGTCTTTGTCACATTGCTGTTAGTTTCTTTACCAGCCTTAGCATCGAAAATAGTACTACTTCCGTCAAGGTGCAGAATCATTGTCTGATTGTTGTCCTTAGCGTTACGACGAAGTTCATCACCTGGCTTTAGATCAAGTGAGGAGAAATCGTTAGAACCGTCCTTACTAGGAACATTTGAGGCTGTGCTTTCGGAGCCTGCATGTTTTGGAGTGTATGAGTCAGGATTAGGGTGCTTATCAGCAAACTTCTTATCAATAGACTCGTGCTGCTGCAAGATAGTCTCTGCCTCAGCATCATTCTTAGCGTGTACTTGGATTCCTGGCTGGTGGTCTACTAGCTTTGGAGCATCTTTTCCATCTTTAGATCCCTTAGTACCTAAGTGACTATCTACTCCCTTACCTGTGAGAGCAACTTGTTTACCGTCTTTACCTACATAAGTTCCTGAGCCGTCTGGACGAACAACCACATGGGAACCTGAAGAGGTCTGGTAAACCCTGTCACCTGGACCTACTTCAGCAGTTGTGTTTGGCATACCATCATGGGTAGGGAATGATCTAGTACGGGGAGTACCATAAACTCTAGTACTAGATCCCCTACCTATACTCTCATTGTTACCAAATGTGTGTGCCCAGCGACCATGCCCATCTCTAGGGTGCTTTACGGAATTCCAGTGTTTCTTACTGGGTCCGTTAAGAAAGAAGACAGACTTCAGCAAGTGAAGTGCAACTCCAGCATCTGATAGCTCAACAACATCATCAAAACTATCGTCGTAGGCCCATGATCCCATGTAAATGTCCTTAAACTCTAAGTACTAGATACTCAGATTATCGTCTCTTCTAGTCTTAGAAGAAGTATTTCGTCAAGAAGTTTATTAAACCTCTCCCGAGCATCTCGCATCTGTTTTGATAAGTCTCCACTACGTTTAGCCTTTACCCACTTCTCATACTCAGAAGTGAGACGAGACTCAAGATCACCTGTACTGGCTAGATTTGGAATATTTGTTGGGTCTGTGACTGTGCTCATAAGATTTCGACCCTTTCTGGTGAGAGTTAGTGTTACTTATTACTTAGCTTACTTGCTACGGTACGTGCTTTATTCTTTGCCTTCATAGCTTCCCACTGTGCTACTGCTGCTGCCCACTTAGCTTTCTTGGCACCATTAGCTGTTAGTGCATAAACCTTTGCCTTGCTTACAGCAGTAGCTATTGCATGACTAATGCTCATGCCTTTCTTATGCAACTCAACTGCTAAATCTTCTATTGGACCTGGTAGTCCTCCAGCGTCTTCAACCCAGTTGTGTTTAGGAGACCTATCTAGTTCCCCTTTTGATAATTCTAGTAAGTTGTCGTCATAGGTATCTGATAAGAATGCTATCATACCTAGATCATCTTTGTCAAGTCTAGCTAACTTCTCTGCAAGTTTTTCTATTGCTCTAAGCTCCATGCCTCGTACCTCCTAATAGATTATCGTACTTAAGCCCCTGCAGGTGCAGCTGGAGGAGCTGTAGCAGGCCCTGGGAAGTCCCCTACACCATCACCGTATCCATACTTAGGAGAGTAGGTTGGCTGGTTCGGAGAGTCTTGCTGTGTCTGCTGCGGCTGTGGAGCGTTGACAGCTGTTAGCTGTGCCTTAAGCTGCTCTACTTCTTTTAGAGCAGCTGCTAGTTCTGAATCCTGCCTAGCAGCCTCTGCCTTAATTACGGAAGGGGAACTTGGTGTTGATCTACCATTAGGCCACTTTCCTGGAGTAGCTACCATAGGAACTACATGCTGTTGATCCTTAAGAGTCTCTCCTAAAGCATCAAAATGCCTATCGAAAGATTGGACGTTAACTACCTTGCCACTCTTAGTATGTCTAACTGATGCTTTGACATTAGTATCATGGGCATTCTTAGCACTTTGTGAATCAGGCATTGGAACTCTCCTTTGGAACTCTAATCAGTACACACATGCAGTGTGGGTGCCGTAGTGGTCCTAATAGGACACCACCATAAACCTTTAACTTATAAATGCCTGGAAAACTATGGGGAAACTCTTCTCCCCAATCCCTTACCATGCCATTCAACTTCCTACAATGTGAGCAAGGCTCTCCTGGGTTAGTAGATACCCACATCTTCTGTGTGTCTGGAGTTGCCAGTTCTGATTCCATTGTTTCAGCAACTGCGTACTTCAGTGCAGCTTCGCCTGACATTTGCTGTCTCAAAGAAATTACTTTAACAATCTTATTAACGTCTGACTCACCATTAGAGTCTACTGAAGTCCTGAGTAGTGTCTCAGCATCGTCAATGGACCTTCTAAGGTCTTTAAGTATATCATCCAAGGAACCTTTATTACTAGATCCCTTGCCCATAGGCTGCACTCCCTGAGCCTTGGCAGCTTGCATACCCAGAGTAGTGCCTCGGTCCCACCCATCACTAACAGACTTAGATACTCTGTCGTACCAGTCACTCTTAACTTGAGCTATCTGAGAGTTTGCTTCTTGATCTGTTATCTTTTCATTCTTTCTATTTCTCAAAATAGCTAGAAGTCTAAGTATGAATAGACCAGACAAGCCAGCAATTATCACTACTAACACCTTCACTGCCTTACTCACAGTGGAAGAGGTAGAGCTAGCCTGTGCTTGTTGGTCCTTTGTGACACTCATAAGAGGCACGTCACATTCCGAAAACTTCAGGCTCTGCTAGGAATAGTTGCTGTGCCTTTCGGTAAAGGTCATCAATAGCATCTAGGTAAGGCTCGCCAGAGAGAGCTGCGGCTGCCTTGTTAGTATCTCCTATACCGGGAGCAGCAGAAGAAGGGTCTTGAGAAGGTGGTGTTGGACTATTAGGATTTTGCTGACCACCCTCTAGTTGAGCACGTAGGTCTAGTGCCTCTGCCTGTGCCTGTGCAATAGCAGCTGCCTTCTCAGAAGCAATAGTCTCGTTCTTCTCAATAGTTCCGTAGTCGATATCTAGACCATTAGTAGAAGCTACCTTCTTCTCCAGCTGACGGAAGAACTCTGGTGTAATGTTAAGAGTTTGAGCGGTAGCAAAAGTAGAGAATAGATCCTTGATAGTATCCTTTGAGGAGTCTGTAAGAGGTGCAAATCTCCAAATTGGGTAGTTGTCTGACTTAAAGTTCCAGTCAATGTACTTAGGCATGAGCTGATGAGTGAATACATCAGAAATCTCATCCATAATAGCCTTTAGAGCCTGTACGAACATATCAGCACTGGCGTCTTGTCCACCATTTTCAATAACTGCCATACGTGTATCATTGTCCATGAACTGTAGTAGTACAGACTTTGATTGCTGGTGATTGTGGTGGTCAATTAGCTTCATGAAGTCGAAGCCTATATTTCCATTGAATGCGTCTACCTTGAAGCCTTCTGGCATAATCATTGAAGTATTGTGACTAAATCCTGCAAGTGCTCTACGGAAAGCGTCACGCTGAGGAGGTGTAGAAGACTGGGAGACAGTACCGATACGACCTGGAACTGACGCGAATTGAGCAGCTATGTTAGAGATATAGTACAGCTTAGTCTTTACTTGGTAGTGGAACCAGGAAGACTCAAACATTGATACACCTGTTACTGGTGCTTCATCGGCGTTGCAAACATAACGGAGAAGATCACTCTTAGAAATATCACAGTTAATCTGTATTCCACCTGGAGATAGTGCTTTCTGTCTAACACCTACAAAGTCTCCGTGTGCATTTACTAAGGGAGTTAGAGTTCTTAAATCTCTGTGAGCAATTTTTCGTGGGATATAGAGACCCTTCATCGGACCCTTGGTAGCCATATCAGTAACTACTTCTAGAGTAGATGACGACTCAAAAATAGCTAGTAGAAGACTCTTTAAAACATCACGAATAGGAATTTCCATACCACCTGACTGAAGTGGTGTCTTGAATACTGCATTTGCGAAGTCTACTTCTGCCTTACCGTCGTTTTCACTATCGACAGTAGCTGGGTCACGAATCCACTCCCCCTCACGAAGACAGGTCATAATAGGAAGTTGGAACATTCTTAGAAGAGCACGAGTCTGACCATCACGAATTCTCATCTTGCGTAGATTTTCTAGATCCACGTGATCGTCAGTCTGACCTACTTGGAAAACACCAGACTTAGAAAATCCGAACTTCTGGTTATATGTGAAACTACCCCATGTAGCACCAGGTAGCTCGGCAGGAATTCCCATCTCGTAAGCTTCCTCGCCAGGGGCGGGAGCCTTACTGATAGAATCCTCTAGGTCAGGGAGTTTTCTGCCTTGAGAATTGCTATCTTCTACCATGTCATACCTCTAGTCTTCTAAGTTTAGAAAAGTCTACGTACATATTATCGGCTGTGGTATTATTACCACCATGAGCCTGTGGAAAGTGAAGTATCTGGATCTATACTTATGTTAGTAAAACCACTCTCATCCAGTCCACCTTCAAATGGATTGCCAGCATCACTGCTACCAGTAAAGAAGTTAACACCATCTCCGTCATCCTCTGACCCACCTAGAGGTACAGCTCCTGCAACAGAACAAGCTAGAGCGTCAGCAATGTCCTTACTGAAGTCTGGTGGATGGTCTACTTTTCCGGTAGATAGCTGTGTCAAAGATTCAAATTCAGCTATTACATGTTTGTTGTAGTAAGCATCAAGCCTACTGTCATACATCACGTCTCTGAGAGTTTGCCACACTGTATTATTTAGATCGGTACTTACTCTATTAGTATTATACCCTTTAGCCTCTAGAGTTTGTAGAGAATCCAAGGACTGAAATCCATCCATAGTTACTGAGACTATATTAAAACCCTTATCAGTCAGCCACAGTACTAGCTTACGGTACCATCTCATCTGAATCTCTCTAGGAATAGAATTACCTAGTGTGTCAGTAGCAGACATATCGTGTGTAAATGCAGTAGCAAAGTCTACCTTGACGATTGGTCTAAGTTCCTCGTTGGAGTACCCATCAAAAGTGGTAGTGTCAATCTGCTCGTATCCCTTAACATGTGACATAGCTATACCTGCTACGTCACCATTCTTTGCCATATCAGCGTGTATGGCGTAAAGGCAGTTCTCATTGGGAACAAGTTTATGTAAACTAAACCTAACCTGCCAAGAGGGGTACTTATCATCCTCTAGGTGGTCAATGCCGTAGAAGTACTCAATCTGTAAAGGCTCTTCCTCTACCTTACGAGAGAAAGCATTCTTAATTGCTTCCTTGTCCTTAAAGTAAGGATTTGATGACTTCTCTGGTCTACACTCATAGTAGCCTCTAGCAAATACTGGATCTTTCCTGTAGTCTGTAAGAATGTCAGGATCATTAGGTACAAGTTGCTTAGACTGTGGGATTTCAATAAACTCGAAGTTATGACGAAACTTTGGATTTACTTCCCACGTAGAGTAAGGTCCACATGAATAGTAGGTAGAGTCGTCACCATATTCTTTCTCGTTCTCTTTGGCATCTCGCAACGCTGTCATAATAGCATCACCAAATCTTCTGGAGAATGAGATTTGTACTACCTTGTAGTGCCCCGCGAATCGAGTCTGAGCACTACTCTTAAGCATCTTCATGATGCCCTCAGCTGTCTTAGCAGGAGCACGACCTGTGGAGGAAGCATCAGCTGCTGTGGCAAACCCTGCAATCTCGTCAGCTACTGCAGCAATAAGGTTCTTTCCTTCAAGAGAGCTAGCTTCTGAGTGTCCTGACACTAGGTCAATTCGATTCTTCATACGCATTACACCAATACGCTCTGCAGGTAGTTCACCATTGGCGAACTTATCCTTAAACCAAGGGGACTCTACGAACAAGTCTTTCATTGGCTTGAAGAATACTTCTGATGCCTGTGTTGATGAAATAGCTACGTTCATCATGTGAATATAGGTGTGATTTGGTAGGCCGTAGTAAGACTGTGGAGACTTTAGACATAGAAGCTGGTGAGTGATATAAGCAAACCCAATTTGCACACAGAAGTCTTTACCGGACCCCTTACCCCAGGCCACGGCTAGGTTGTTGACACGCCGCAGTGGCTTCCACTCCTCCCCCCACACCTCTGCCATGAGGCTGTAGGTTTCAAGTTTTAGAATTTGAACGAAGTGTCTTACAAAGTCTTCCTGGATAGGGGACAGCTTGGCACCCGACAGAGTAGACCCTAGGTACTTATCATCGGAGAGAAACTCTTCAAGAGTTGCAGGCTTCTCAGAGAAGATTTTAAATAGCTCAGCTTCTCCTTCAGAAGAGACTCTTTTGCTATCATCATCGTCGTCATTGCTATTTAAGGCATCGAGAAAGAAGTTATTAACCACCAAGCAACTCCTCAAACTTACGGCTAAGGAGGAACTTCACTCTATCCTGAGAATCTTCATCAAGATCCTTGGTAGCATACTGGACAGCCTTGGCTACTGTCTCCATAAAGTCACGCTGGAACTTAGTTCTGTCTTCTCGTTCTAAGTCAGCCTTACGGAGTGCCGCCAACGTATCAAGCAATGTTCTGTTAGCCATTGTGTAATTCTGCTCAGAGCTGTACCCACCAGTGGCTTCCTTCTGCTTAATGCGAGCCTGTAGATATGATATACGCTCCATGTAAGCAAGCTGAGTTACATCGTAGTCTGGTCTCTCTGACACTAATGACTGAAATAAATCCTGTCGTGCTGTCTGAAAAGCAGGTGTTAGTCCTGTTGAATCTAGAAGTTTTTCTTGACCTACAGAGACTTCCTTACCAGTATTAAAGGTAAGTTCTGTTACCTTATTTAGTGTGTCGTCAGTCAATGTGGTTCCTTACCTTAGGACATATGTATACCACATTATCGTGATTTCACAATACCTGGAGTAGAACCTCTGTAAATAGATGCGCCTGTGACTTTGGATTCTTAACAGCAGACCCTCTATCTTGCATATTCCATACTAGTTCGTAACACTTCATAATTTGATCTTTAGAGATGTTACGAGACAACTCCATAGTACGCTCATCAGCTTGTAAACCAACCAGAGCCTTAGACAATGCAATGAGAGAATCGACAAACTGTGAGGTGAACTCCTTAAGGTCAGAGGAGTACTTAAAGAAATTCTCTACAGACTCATAGAGTGCTTTGTGATCCTTGTGAACAGCTGCGTAGAGGATATCCTTAGAAAAGTCACCTGTAAAAGTAATCTCATCGTACTCCTTAGCAGAAGTCATGCCTACCCGGTAACACTTATCCAGTTCCATAATAGCGTCACGGATATGGCCCTTTGAATAGTAGGCAATCTTCGCTAGGAGAGTTGGCTCTGCCTGGAAGTTAAGTTCCGAAGAGATAGAAAGTAGACGCTTAGCAACCTCACCAATAGGTATGATTCTGAAATCAAAAGACAGAGCACGGCTCTGGATAGTCCTAGGAATCTGCTGAGGATCAGTAGTCACTAGAATGAATATTGTGTTAATAGGAGGCTCTTCAAATATCTTAAGAAGGCTATTGAATGCAGCGGTAGTAATAGCGTGAGCCTCATCAAACACAATGACTCTAAAGTTATCTTCATGCTTGTGCAAGACAACTTCTCGTACATTTTGTACATCAGCCACTTTACCATTAGTAGCTGAATCGTACTCCATGTAGGACATAGAGAAGTTGCCTTGCACGGAGAGACACTGTGAGCACTCTCCACAAGCATCACCGTCAGGTGCTGGGTTAGAGCAGTTAAGGGCAGCCCCAAGAATCCTAGCCATAGAGGTCTTACCTGTACCTGCTGGACCAGAGAATACCATCAAAGGTGGTGGTGTCTTCTTTTTAGCAAAAGCACGTAATACAGGAACAACAGTGTGCTGACCTACTACCTGCTCAAAGGTACGTGGTCGGTACTCAAGTGCTAGTGCTTGTTTTGTCACTATACTTCTTTCGTAATTTTAACTAGTTAGACTTCTTCTTTACCCAAGGTAGACGTACTGCGGATGCCATGTTCCGTACTGCCGAATCATAGAATCCTTCTTGAATTATTCCTAGGTCACAAAGTACTATTAGGAGCCTTTCATAGTCAGACCATGTTAGGTCAATATCCAAGTATAGATGACTATGACCCTTGGTTGACGACTCAATGAGACTGTGTGGAATATCTAAGTCTAGCACAGGTCGATGCATGATATAGTCTGAGCTTCCGAATAAACCAGAATTAATCTTCACCAAGCTAGTAACTAGATTAGCTTCCTCTTTATCTGTTGGCTTCTCTAGATATATCTTCTGGTCGTAGTCATCACTTGCCAGGTTCTGCACATAGGCAAGCTCCCTACCATTACGGTAGAAATCCTCAAAGTCTTGCTTACTAATCTTATTCACTATCAGTAATCTCCAAACTCGCACTGAAGGACAGTAAGCCCTATGCCACGCCACATCTCAGTGACCTGTCGTCTATCATCAAAAGCTGCAACAACTCTGTAGTTATTGCGAATGTGCTCATTAAAAATCTCATACTTAATAATGGAGTCCTTACGACGGTCTCCAGTCTTGCGCATAAGAAGAGTATTAACCTTAACACCTACGTACTCTTCAATCCAAGCCAGAGTGTCATCGTAGCAGTCATCAGTACGACCACTGCAAAACACAGGGTAGTAACCAGAGTTAATCAAGGCAAGAACAACATCAATGACATTTTGCTTTGGACTGTCTGCGTACACCTTATCATACTCGTACCACCCACGGTGACCATCATTGTGAGCAATGGTACCATCAATATCAATAATAATTGCAGGTGGTAGTTCTGGATTAGGCAGGTAAGGCTCAAGGTACTCTAGGTCAGGTGCATCTGTGTACTCTACAGGAAGAAACTTTCCCTTCTTAGTGTACTTATTCCAGATATTTCGTAGAACGTCCTCACCAACAGACTTATCCCGCTCTGAGTCACGCCTGATAGCGTCCTCAAGAGAAATAGGAAACTCCCAAACGGCAAGGTTGGCCTTGTTACGGTCAGCGAACTTCATCCACTCACGGACATACTTAGGCCGTAGTGACATAGAGTCTACAACTACGTCCTTACCAGACTGTAGGAGTGTCTTCACCAGGTCACGCTCAATCTCGGTTAGCAACTCTTCCTGCTGCCAAGTCAGGCCAACGTACTTTCCGAAAATAGTGAATCGAAGGTCATCCCTGTTAACACGAGCACGATTCTCAAAGTCTTCTGACACCCATTTCTTAGATTGAGTGCTTTTTCCAGAGGCGGGGATGCCTCTGCAGATAATTAGGTTGTTAGTCAACTTGCTTGCTCCAGAGTTGGTCGGTCTCCGCCACCTGCTGGGCGGAGATTCTTGAGAAGTATATACCAAGCCTTGTTGTTTTGTCCATCCTCTATGTTGAAGAGAACTGTAGAGACAAAGTCTTTCTTTGACATTACTGCCTGTGCAAAGTCACGACGTGTGTAGTCCTCAGGAAGTTCAAATTGCAAGCACTCATACTCATTAAGGTGTCTAATGAATTCTTCGTCGGTCGCTGCATCAAACTCTGCATAGGTGTTCTTTACCCACTCGTGAACCTCATCAGGAAGTGGCTCTAGTAAATCTAGTAATGGAACACCTTCCATGAGAGCTTCCCAAATTCGTAGTTCATTCATGCCAAACAAAGCTCTATGCATTCTAACATAGTCTGCTTGCTTAATCTTTACTAGCTTGTCTTCTAGTAGAAATCTAATTACTAGACCTTCAGCGTTTGGTCGTGGAGGTGCCTCTAGTGCTTCCTGCAAGGTGCTGTACTCAAAGGTTTGGGTCTGTAGACCCAGCCAACCAATTGCCTTAGCAGTATAGTCAGGACCAACATACCTCCCTGACTCCACAAGGACACCCCCGAGAAGGATGAGATTATCCATATCTCCGTAATTCAAAATAATACGGTTTCCTGGATAAACAATTTCTACTAGTGGAGTAATGTCACCATAGAACTTAAGATCACCTTGACGATAACCTTCCCACAAGGAGTCTGGTGTATCTAGAAGCTTCTGTGCGTGTAGTGCCTGATCCGACTCAAGTGAGCCACGAGTAGATATACCTGCCCTAACACCATCCCAAGTGAATAGGATGCCAAGAGAGCCGTCAGCTTTATCAGTAACCTCTACTGGTGCCTGATAGTCTAGCTCACCAGCTTGTGGTTGATTGTAGTTGAAGAACTTCTTCCACGGACGAGCTACCACAAGATCATAGTTATCTACAATAAGACCACGAGAGTTTAGCACTGCTGGGTTTTCCCAGGACTCAGCACTTATGGCAGCCTTGTCAGAATAGTTATAAACACGAAGGTCACCACTGCGACGGATAGTTAGGAAACCATCCTCTAGTGCCTTATTCTCGTCTTCTAGGCTGAAGAGTTCACGAATGTCCATGAAACGAGTATAACACAAGAGACCCCAGCCGTCAGGCCAGGGTCTCTTGTTCTTACTAAAATTAAGGATTACTCGTCATCGTCATCAGCATAGTAGATACTAGTTTCTCTAGAGTCCATCCACACATCTTTGCTAACCATACTGAGCATACCGTGAACTTCCCACGGATTCATATTGTCAACAAAGTGAACAAGAGACTTTGATTCTATCCGCCCGTCACCTTCTGTTTGATACGTCTCTGCCACTACAGCAAATTTAGTAACAAGTAGTGAGGACTGCTTAGCAACCTGCAGGTAGGTAGAGATAGCCAACTTGACATTCTCCTGTGCAGCCTCTACAGCAGCTTCATACTCTTCTTCTGATAGCTCTTCGTCAGACAACTCAAAATCCTTTATGAAATAGTAATTATTACTTAGCTTGTTCTTCAGAAAGCTTGTGCTCTGCCTCTGCAATTCTACTTGCGTAGTCAGAAGCTGCCTTAGTGGCTTCTTCCTTTACTGCCTTCAGAGCGGTGGCTGTCTGATTAAGAGCGTCTGCCTTAGCTGCACTAGCCTCTTCAAGAGACTTTAGAGCAGCGTCTAGTGGACCTCCCTCCTCTGTCGAGTCTACCACACCTGAGGCGTCACTTTGTAAAGGGTTACCACCGTCTTCTGGAGCCTCAGGAACTACGGCTGAGGAGTCGTAGAGGGGGTCGTCCTCAACTTGGGGAGCTGGGGCATCTACTGTTAGGCTACTGCTCTCAGCAGCAACGGGAGGAGCAGCTACAGAGGTACTATCACTAGCACCTGAGGCAGCTAGCTCAACCTGTGCCTTAGCTACTGCTGCAGGGGTTACCTGTGATCGGATCACTAGAGCACCTACAAGGGCTAGGGCAGCCAGTACGACAGCTGTGAGAGCTGAGGTAGTCTTATCGTCTACCTGCAGCCCTACAGCACCTAGAAGGCCAATGAAGGTGGTGATGAATCCTGTAATGAGAGCAGGTTCTCGCTGTAGGATGGATAGCTCATCCTTAAAATCTTTAGCGGACATAAAGTCCTCCTTATGGTATGGGAACGTTTCTACCATAGTATCGTCTCATGCCCCAGAGATTTTACTGTAGGTAGTGGTTCCATCCTTGGAGGAAGATCTGTATACAGTGTCTGAATGCTCTTCATAGACTCCAGACGCTGAGTGTGTGACGTGGATGATCTGTACGCCATACTGATCTGCTAGCTGACCTAGTAGAATGGCTACGTTCTCTTCGTAGTCTGCGGAAACCTGACCGAACGCCTCGTCCAAGAGGAGTACCTTAGAGGTTCCATACTCCTTGTTCAAGAGTAGTAGCATGACTACACGCAGCAGGAACCCACAGACAGCAGCTACTCCACCACCGCGAGATGATAGGATATCGGTCTCTACCTCCTGGTCTCCGTACTTGGAGACCAGCTTGAATTTGACCTCAACACGCTTTCCTACTATCTTCTGGTCTACCTTTAGACGCAGATCCTCTCCGAAGATATCCTGTAGGCCCTGTGAGACGATATCCTCAAGGTGACGGTGGATAAGTAGCTCACGAGAGTCTGCAAAGTTAGAAATGAAGGCAGAGGCAGCGTCTAGCGTCTTCACTGTCTCCAGAAGAGCCTCTGTCTCATTCTCTAACTCCGTGACACGAGACTCTAAGTACTTCTTTTGCCCCTGAGCAGCATATACCAACTGACTCTTATCAGAGAGCAGTTGCTCTAACTCTGAGATGCTCACTCTGTTTCCTTATACATTGTCTTATGTCGCTGATCTGGGTATGCGGCATCCCAGCCCTTTTGAATCTCTTCAGCAACCTCGATAGCGTAAGGATTAGTTGGATTCTCACGGAGGAACTTGGCTACCTTATCCCCAACTGCTGGCTGTACAGAAATTAGATAATCTCCAGTCTCTGCCCATACGGCAACTACAGTACCGTCACGCAAAGAATAGTCTGGCTTATTACTTTCCTTCTTTAGATGGTACAGGAACATTCTAAAATTAGACTGGATTTTATAGATAAAGAATGGAACTGACCTCTCATCTAATTCATAAAATAGATGATCTAGTTGACTGTTCTTATGGAAAATCCACGTAGAGGCGCGCTTTACCCGAGTACTTAGTTTATTATAGTTGATAACCCAACTTGTAGTTAGTCCCTTAACAGTATGCTCTGCATCAGGGTCATCTACCTTCCAAGGCTCCTCTACAAAATGATTGGCCAGAAAATCTAGCTGTGCCGCTACCTTTGAAACATCTACCATGATATATCGTAATCCCATCCATAGTGATTAGGGTGCTCTTCTCTATAAGAGGCTTTGTGAGAGTGAGACCCGTGTGGGTATAGAAGCTTACTTATCCAAGGAACTTTATCACAAAGAGCATGAGCACACTCATGGCAGATAACAGCCTCTTCTTGTGCCTTCAAAATTTCGGTACGCTGCATGGTATCTATGAACATACCATAACCACCATGAAAGCCAATCCACAGAGCATTATCAAATTGGTAATCTGTAGTGAACCCACCTTCAGGTTCTAGCTCTACCTCACATGCGTAGCATTTCATAATAGTACCTTTCATAAAGAGCGACCAGTCGGATTTGAACCGACGACACCTGACTTGGAAGGACAGTGCTCTACCTGACTGAGCTATAGTCGCATTTAACGTACCAGTACTAGGAATCGAACCTAGATCAAAAGCTTAGAAGGCTCTTGTGTTTTCCATTACACCATACTGGCTTGGTGTGACTAGAGGGTAATGATCCCTCTTCTCCTGATCCACGGTCAGGCGCTTTACCTTTAAGCTATAGCCACCGCCATAAGCATATCATAGACTCTTGTATTTTGTCAAGAACGCTTGGTATCTACCACGAGTTTCTTGTGCCTTCTTATCTAGTTTATTCTTTTTATCTATAGACTCTTCTAAAGCTATGAGCTGACTATTCAAAGAGTCTAGAGCCTCTGCGTTAGCTTCTTCCTTCCAACCAAGATAGATCTTACGGAACTTCATAGCACTCTTAAATACAATTACAGGTAGTGTAATAGGCCAAAGAGGAACATCACGAAGATAAAACTTTACTGCCCTAATCTTTGCTATACTGCTCATCTTATTATTACTTGGACTATTCATACCAGGCTCAAACATATCTCCCCAAGTGATTCCATGAGCACTTATGCTAAATGCATAGAAGATAATAGTTACAGCTAACCAGGTAGGCAGCAGGGAATTCAAGAAGAAGTTCATGGATCATACCTTACCACAGAGTGTTTGTAGAAGTCAACAGGGTAAAAATCATCCCCTGCCCTCTCGTGAGATTGAAGGCAGGGGATGAAGTGTACCACATCAAACCAGAGTGTTCAACTTCCTCTGGAGAGCTTTCACTGTTCTTACGCCCATTATACCATCCTGTGATACTCCTAGCCACCTCTGGATAGCCTTGGCAGTACCTGAGCCTATGATACCGTCTGACTTGAGTCGTAGCTTCTTCTGC